TATCCCAAGAACGAAGACGGATCTTTATGTACCACCATCCATCAGGGGTGCAAGAAATTAGAATTCGAGGGATTGTGCAATCATTATAATTTTACCGAACGAAAGATTGATTGCGCAGGATTAGATATTCCAAATCTCATTTCAACAATATTATAAAAATACTTGCTTTTTTAAAAAAAGTGTATTATAATAATAGAAGAAATAGGAAGTTATCTTATGAGAGAAGATCACGAACTGACGCTCAAAGAATTAGAGATAGTAGTGGGTGGGTTTAAGCATTATTCTCAACAGCTGGCTTATCGCGAGCGAATAATGAATGATTATGGAATAAAGGAAAGAAGAGATGAGGCCTATCAAATTGACTGTATACGAGCTAGATCTTATTACGGAAAGCATTGATCACGCAATTTACCAATGCTTTCAATGGATAAACACTGGCTCACTTCCTTTTGATTATGAAGTTGACGATGTGTCTGAAAAAATATTGCAACTTTCTGACTTGAGTGAGAAAATATTTGACCATGTAGACACTCTAATGGAAGATAAAGAGGCTAAATCAGAGTTACCCTCAAATGTGCTACCATTTGACAAGGAAGAAAAATGAAGATTTTTGTCTATGGCACTCTAATGAGGGGAGAGGGAAACCACTCACTTTTGAGCAATGGATCTACTCAATTTCTCGGAGAGGCCGTCACTAAGAGGGGATTCACTCTTTATGATTTAGGTGCTTTTCCCGGGATGGTCAAAGGAGGGAACGGAGCTGTTATCGGAGAAATTTATGAGGTCACCAAAGCTACACTAGCTCACCTTGATTATTTTAGAGGGTCATCCTCAATTTTATCGTCGAGAAATGATAAAACTCCAAGACGGCACGAGCCTGCACTCATATATTCTCAACGATGCTTTTATCCAAGATTGCACCGTTATTAAATCAGGTGATTGGCGAAAGACCGACCTAATTATGAAATAAAGGGGTTGTTATTATGAAAATCACCACCACACAATTGATTAAAATTATCAAAGAAGAAGTTGAGAAAGTCCTAGAAGAAGGTAAGTGTCCTTCTGACGGATGTGTACAAAAAAGAGAAAAGGGGTGGGTTGTCATCTCTAACAAAACTGGCGAATGCTGGGGTAGAAGCAAAAGAGAAGATGGAGAGTGTACATATTATGACTCTCGTGAAGACGCAGAATCTGCGCTTGGTGCATATCACGCTTAAATAATACTTGACAAGGCAAATAAAACGTGCTATTATAATAATAGCGAAATATATATTGCGAGGTTAAAGTGAATAATATGGAAGCTAATATGGAGATCGAGTATAAGTTCTGGGCTGGCGAAACCAGCAAGGAGCAATTTCACACCACTCTAGAAACTTCTATAGAAAAACAGTACGAACCACATTATGTGTGTTCTTGCGATGATTACTATACTAATCAAGATACAGACTCTTTTTTAAGATATCGCAAGGGTGGGTCAGTAACAGAACTCACTCTTAAGCAAAAAAGAGAAGGAAACGTAGTTCGAAAAGAAATTAACCTAAACATGACCGCCAATGATGACTCATCAGTGGTCGAGTTTTTAAGCTTAAGTGGATATGAAAAAGTATTTTCAGTATTCAAGGAAGCATGGATTTGGGAATTTGAGGATTGCGATGTATCTTATTATACTCTCTCTGATGGTAGGAGCGTGGTGGAGTTAGAAGCTCGGCCCGAACAATATTCTACCACTGAAGAGGGAATTGCGATTATCGATAAGTGGGCGAAAAAATTGTGTTGCGAGACCCTTCAGAGAGAGGCGCGCTCTTTATTTGAAATCTTCACCGAAGAAGCAAATAGAGTGTGTTCTGCTAGGCAATGCGAGGATCACAGCGGCACTAATAGTTGCGGCTAAATCATTTTTTCAACTACTTATCATAAAGGAGAAAGACAATGCTTGAACGTATTTCTGAATTCAAGAATCTATGTAGAGATATCTTGACGCTACAAGCGCCAGCGACTTTGTACTGGCTTGTTGCATTAGTTTGGATTTCGGGAGCCATGTTTGGCCGTTGGTTTTTGTAAAAAATGCTTATACCTTTTGACTTTTATTATAGCGATTCAGAGGATAATAAAAATCTAGATAAAGTATATCATAACGGTCAAAAGCGAATTTGGAATGGTAAAGAGGTCCTTGCTGATCTTTTTGCTAAATACGAAAACATCGAAATCGATGCAGACAAGAAAGAGTCTCTTACTAATATTTTAAGTGTCATCCTCTGGGGTGAGTACATAGCTTGGAATGTTGCGTCCGAGATGTCTGCTCAATTTGAAGAATATGGCGCAAAGATGGCAGCAGTGTCACAGGCCCACGATGAAGCTCGGCATTTCTATGTAATCCGAGATTATCTGCGTCGACGGCTTAATTATACACCAAGTGCTATCTTTGCGCCTGTTCTATATGTTCTTGATGAAGTATCCAAAACCAATGACCTAGCTCGTAAATTGTTAGGTATGCAACTGATGGTTGAACCCATTGCTATAACCATCTTCAGGTTTATAAGGCAATCAGAGGTTGATCCGATATTAACCGATCTTTTGGAATATTTTGAAAAAGATGAGGCGCGCCACATTGCGCTTGGAGTGAAATATCTCCCTAAATTAATAAGACAAATGGGTCCTATCGAGCTTGTTTTGTTTTTATGGTGGCAGGTTCGCCTCATCAATGCAGAAATAAAAGGATTAAAAGCAATCGAAGAAGATCTCATTACTCTCGGCCTTTCTCCTATAGATGTCTTTAACTTTGCCGAACTCAAACAATTCCAGTGCTTGAAAGACATTTCACGAGAAATGAAGATAGATGATAGCCTGTGGAAGCCTGTGATGAAGATCGTTCAGTTTAAGAAAAAGATGACCTTCTATCCAGAGCCTAACCACAGTTTGTTTAAAAAAATAATAAACTCTATTTTTGAAATTATTAAGGACTAATTATGGTAATATGCACGTATCTACCGATATTCGAATTGCCATAACTGCCATGCATGACAAGAAGATCTGGGCCAACGGATTGTACCAGAACCTCTATCACCTTTTTAATATGCTCACTAGTGTGGGGTACAACGTAGATCTGGTGGTGGAAAGCGCCAAGATCGCCGAAAACACCTTTATGGGGCACCAGCTACGGTATCTGACACCAGATAATATAACTGATTATGATATCGTTATTGAGGTAGCCAATACTTTGCGCGACAAAACGTCGCAAAAATATATCAACGAAGATGGTGGGGTTACGGCCACTATTCATTACGGCAATGAATTCTTACTTAATACCGTTGTTAATAGCCTTTATTATCCGGACGTAGAGGCTAAAACTTTTCGGCCACCTCGGCATGCCATGTGGATTAGTCCACATTTTACTTTTTCTCGCGATGCTCTAGAGATTTTACATAAAACAGAAGTAAGTGTGTGTCCATATATATGGTCGCCAAAGTTCTTATTAAACAATAATCCGGAAGAGGCATTACTATTTAATGATTCTCGTAATCCGGCGAACGTAGCCGTAATGGAATCCAACCTATATTTTGTGAAAACGTGCCACATTCCCATGCTCATCATTGAGCAAACTTATAGAGAAAATCCCGGGTTGATAAACGAGGCCTATGTTTTAGGATCGGAAAATTTGAAGAAAAGCAAAACATTCGTTAGCTTTGCCAATGATCTAACAGGCACCAAAGACGGCCTCATATCCTTTGAGCCTCGCTATAAATTCCCCCATCTCATCAAGCGTGGTGTGGCCGGCACTATTGTGTCCCACCAAACCTTTAATGCTTTGAATTATCTTCAGCTTGAGGCTATGTATTTGGGTGTTCCATTTGTACATAATAGTCACTTCTTTAAGGACCATGGGTATTACTATGAAGGGTTTGATGCCCATCAGGGTGCTCGGCAATTACATCTCGCTATAACTTCTCACAAGAATGTCTACGAATATATGAGAGAAAGGGATCGCAAGAAAGTATATGAATTTCATCCGGAAAACTCTAGAAACATTGAAGGATATGTTAGACTAATAGAAGGTCTCGTATCCAAACATTTAGTTAAAAATAAAAAATAAGGATCTTATCATGAAAAATTGGAAAGCATTTTTAAAAGAACAAAACGAAGAAGTTTTGCAAGAATTTAATAAAAAAGACGAAGCCGCTGTGATGCGAGATGAAGATCACTTTTCCGTGTCGTTCGAAATTGAAATGGAGGCAGAGGGTATGGATGAGGACGAAAATTGGGAAAATATGGAAAATGACATGGATCGTGCTCGTCGAGAGGCTGCGGAGAATTATTTTGGCGATGCTGAAGAGTATTTTCGAGAAGATGTGAGGGGGCGAGATATGCCGATGGAGTACATCATAACTGATGGTACTGATTTTTTCGATTGGTATTATGACTATGTAGAACCAATGACACTCAAGAGGCTCGATCTTATTAAATTGGCGATCGCCCACGAAGAGGAAATGGATAATACTGTAGAAATGGTTAATGAGGCTTTAAGAAAATACCTTAAAGATCCAATGAAATTCCTAAGAGTGCTCACTAATAATCCTCACTCACGAAATGAACTAATGGAGCTTTTAGGTTGGAACGAAAAGCAATTAACACTACCTTTCGAAAAGGAGGGGGGTAAGGCATATCACCCTGGCTATGAGGGGGTACTCAAAGATGACACACTTCTCCTTAAAATCCTCCATCATTTCCTGGGTAAGTTAGACAATTTACAGAGCGCCGATGTGTTTGCCACCTCAAAAAATCCAAAAGCTTATATGGGAATCGACCAATTCTTTGTACTTTATGGAATGGGGGGATCGCAGGGCTGGCTGCATATAGAAAATGCCGCCAATAACACTATAGAGGGTATTATCGGAGATATTCCACAGAGCTACGGACATACAACTTATGAAGATTTTTTTGATCATATGGTTGTGACCCTCAGCCCCTCGACATGGGAGGAGCGTGTTTTGGATAAGTATTTCGGCTATGTAGAGGCCCATATGGAGGAGCACGTAGAAGCACTAGTCAATGAGTATGAAGAGGATCCTACTGAATATCTTGATAATATGGGGTACGAAGATTATTTCGACGAAGAAGATTTTCGCATGCGCTGGTATGATAGCGATAGATCTCACGGTTCTTGTTCTCTAGAGGACTTGGAATATTCTTTAAGAGAACATTTTCCTCGTTTTATGAGCAAATATGAAGATGATCTTAAATTTGAAGAAGATGGATCCCTCAATTGTGGCATTGAATTTTCCATGGACGATCCACCTTACATGATTGGTCTAGACACTGCTATAGAATTCTTAACCGACTTCTTTGAGGAATATAATGATCAATCTTATTTTTCGTTTACACAGAAAACTGGGCTGCATACCAACATCGGATATCTAACTGAAGCTGGTGAACCTGTTGATAATTATAATCTCTTTAAGGGCTTGATGTTCATCAATCATCGCTATGCAACCAAAGGCGTGGGATTCCCCAGTAGAGAGTTTAATAGATGGGCCGGAGATTTGAAAGCGCCGGCCATTAAAAATATTCAGTCGTTCCTAGAGAGGCTTCCGGAAAGCTCCTCGCACGAAGATGTTCTGACCAAAGAGCAATTTATGAAGAAATATATTTCTCGCAATTTTAACGAACTTTCAGATATTTTGTCTGACAGAGTATTGGACCAGGCCCGAAAAGAAGGGACAAAATCTATCGGCTTTAATGTGAACTATACGCCGAGTAGAAATTATATCGAGTTTAGGTATCCTGGGGAAACTGACCCCAATTTGGAAACCATGACTAAGGCATTAAAATATTATGCTTTTGTCGTGAAGGCTTCGGCCGATGAAGATTTTAAGAAAAAGGAATACGTTAAAGATTTGGTTGGATTTATCAACAAACTTCAAGGAGAAAAGGTAAGCGTCTCCTCTCTAAAATTTCACCGCCATATTAAGAAGGGTGATGTGCTAATGGTGGCGGATTATTCGTCGTGTATTTATAAGATTTTTGATCATGCAATGGACCAATCTATCAGAATAAAGCCGGCAGTTGCAGATCCAGATGCCAATCCGTGGACCATAGACAGCGTAAGAGGACGCGAAGCGTATGAACTTACTTCCAGATTAATGACTGCTCTCGCTACTCCCGATGCGCAGGGAGCCGAAGCTGTTGAAGTCTTTAGGGCCCGCGAAATAATGACAATGGTTCGCAACCGATATCCCGTTATTTACAGAGGGCTAAATAAGGAAGGTAATGTCATTTTGGATGTGGTGAAATATGATCTCGGTACCGCTTCTCGCGCTGGTATTGAAAGAAAGACTCAATCAGCCAAGTCATTTCAATTGGATGTGGACGGTGGTCGATATAGTTGGAATCTCGCCCCTCAAACAGCTAAAGTTATGAAAACACTGATTGGGATTATCTTGAACAATGATCAACCCCTAGAAGTGAGCAAGGCGCTATTTAAGGCCGCCAATGAACATTATTCCAATCTTGACTGGAATTCTTCCCACGAGACTGTAAAAATGCCCAAAAATTATGAATGGGTGGATACTTCGAGCGAGCCGACAAAAGCAAGTGAAGAAGCGCGTGATGATGCAGCCCTTACAGATAAGATCACCGATATCGTAATGAATGACTACTTAGGGTAAAACGGGGGTGTAGCTCAGCAGGGAGAGCAACGGCTTTGCAAGCCGTGGGTCGCAGGTTCGATTCCTGTCACCTCCACCATTTTATAGGAGCTATCATGAGGCTAGATCACATCGCTTACAGGGTGAGAAATAAGGAAGAAACAGCAAAATTCTTCATAGACTTTATGGGTTATAAAAAGCCAGAAAATCTTCAAGAAGGATTTGATATCCAATTCGAAGATGGAACGTGGGCGAAATGCTTAGTTTTAGAGCCAAGCGAAAAAACTCCTCACAGTACTATGTGGACCATAGAAGCTCTTCATCCAGGAGTGGAGTATCACTTGGCGCCGGAAATCTTTATTTCAGATGGGGGCCCGGGCTCTATAGTCGAAGAATGGGTCAATTCCAAGAACGGAATTGGAGGTATTCATCATATCGCTTACCAAGTAAACTCGGTCGAAAAACTCATGAAAGAATGGAAAGAGCGCGGGTTTACTGACTTTGCCACAGAAAAACCTCTTACGTGCCCCGGTCTCGTGCAGATTTTTACTAATCCATTGCCACATACGGGTATTTTGTATGAGTTTATAGAGAGAACTTCTCAAGGATTTTGTGCAGAGAACGTTAAAGATTTGATGAATAGTACCAAAAATAATAAATTTTAGTCTGTTATACAATTGCATTTATCGATGGCCATAGTTACCTCTTGGATTGCAACTTCTGTTATATAACTCACATAACAGAATAATAATACTGCAAGCACAAATGAGATAACGAATATTAGTGACTTACTTTTAAATATCATATTATACAATATAACACAGCTTTCAGCCTTTGTCAAGAAAAAATATGTTGATTTGATATATTTTTGTAATAGTTACTTTTAGAACGGAGGTGTGTATGTGATGAATTTACATAGAGTTATTAGAATTGTTATTATTGCAGCGATTACATGGATGATTTTGACCATGATGATGGGCTGTACGCCGAGGATCGACCAGCCGGCCGGAGCTGATGAGTGTGAAAACTCTTTAGGAAATGTGGCATGTGATTTTGCCATGATGAATCAAGATGGAAAAACTTCAACTCTTTATGAGCATCACGGAAAAATCATTATTCTCGATTTTAGTGCCATGTGGTGCGGGCCATGTCAATTTGCAGCACTCGATGCTGATGAGATTGTAGAAAAATATGGAAGCGAAAATGTCGTCTATATAACTATTCTCGTAGAAAATGCAAGTGGAAATACTCCCCGATTAAAAGACCTACAAAGATGGTCAGACGATCTTGGAATTGATATTAACCCTGTTCTCGGGGGTAGCAGAGATTGGCTTCAAGACAGCGGCTATTACCTCGAAGCTTGGCCAACATTTTATATTCTTACACCAACGATGGTAATTAAAGAATATCAAAGAGGATACAGCAAGTCGACGCTAGAATCTGCAATAGTTAACCTACTACCAGACGAATAAGGCACTCACAAGGACGACAAATGGGGCCACAAGAGACTTTAATATAGGAAACAAGTAAATGCTCTTTTTTATATTAAAAGCTCTTGTAGAGCCTTTGAGGAAGGTTTTTTATGGAAAATATTAAGTTTAATGGATGGTCTGTTTATTGGGCATGCCTGATAGTGGTAAATTTGCTCGCGTTCGCAATGTCGGCTATGAATAACGACTTTTTTTCTTGCTTTTTGAGTGGGTTCATGTTATTGTTTTGTGGAATAGCTTTTGTGGATAACATTAATAAGAATCAAGATGAAAGTCGGTGACCTAATAAAATATAATATTTCCTGGAATGGAAGAGATTTCATAGGAATTGTATTGGAGCGGCTGGATGGTTTTCACTTGAGAAAGTCCTGGTCGGATAGGAGGACTTTCGTTGAGCAAGCGATGATTAAGATATATTGGCTATGCGAACCCTCTGAAAAACCTGTACATGCCAGTAGACAAATGATGATAGAGAACTGGCCTTTGGCCGGCCCAGAGTCTACGGGACTCTTTTGAGAACACCAATAATTTAATTGTGGACGAATGGCGGAAGTTAACCGAAGAACAAGAATGGTATTTCGCTGAACATTTTATGTTAGTGCAGCAGGGAAAATAACTATGATATTAAAACACTTTAATCAGGGCGATTTAGTCAAATATTCAAGAGTAGAATATTTTGCAACGGAAGACGACCAGATTGGATCCAATGTGGATGAAAAAATCGGCATGTTCTTGGACTTTTGGAACGGCGATCAGTTTGATGCGTGTCGCATTTACATTTTTAGCGACCAACAAATCAGTACAGTTTCTGTTCAAGATCTTTCTTTATTGTCCAAAAACGAAAAGTAAAGTCTATTTATAGTATACACAGGAGGGCTGGATGTCATTGAGCGATGAGAGGACCAACAAGCTCTTAGATATGGTTCAATCTTTATTGGATGATAATCTTAGTTTTGGTTCCACAGACGATGATAAGGTAGCATTACCATATGAGATTTTAACTTTCCCAGAAGAACTTGGGCACGCTGCGTGGTTTTTGGATCCCACTACAAGAACAATGGTGAGATTATATAACAATACTGAAATTGTTCGAGTGACTGATCCGGATGATGATGGGAAAGTAATCATAAAATATCCATCCGGCTTTGCACTGGTTCCAAAAGAATATGTTGTCGAAATAGGCTTCAATTAAGGATTATCAAAATGAATGAGTTAACAAAGGAAGATATTGCTAAAATAGTAAAAGCTTCCAACCAAGAGACTTTAGAGGAATTCTTCCCTAGTGACGTGGATCAAGGCGTCAAAGCCAGAGAGGAAACTCTTCAGCGCTATAATGGATATGTTAATAGTGCTAAGAATTTCCTAGATCAGATTATTGAGAGAGCCAAGGGTGATTACGAAAACGGAATTATCAATGATGCTGATATTGACTATCTCATCAGTGACCAGTGTGAAAGAGCAATGCAGGCGGTATCCTATGTTAAAGATTCTTTGATTGCCCTTAAGGGCCCGGGTATCAAAACAACAGAAGTAGGACCCACTTACCCCACCAGTAGGTATGAGGAATAAACATGTGGCTTTCTGGCTCTGGTATTGAAACCGACCTGGGAGACATAATGAGAAAAATAAAGATGCACTCTNGTCAAAATGGCGGGGTGTTTATTGGTTGTGATAGCCAAATCATTAAGAGTCAGTGCATCTTTTCCACTGTTATCTGCTTACACGGCGCGGATGGTCAGTCTGGTGGGTGTTATTTTTATAAACGTGAAAAATTAAAAAGAAAATCCTTCCCTACAATGTTGACGAGACTATCTAAAGAGGTGGAGAAATCAATAACTATGGGGTATGAAATTTTAGATGCACATCCAGATATTGATATCGAAATTCATATCGATGCAAGCTCTAAAAAAGAGCAAACAACCAACAAGTGGGCAGACATGCTAATGGGGTATGCCAAGGGAGCGGGCTTTAAATGCAAGATTAAGCCTGATGCATGGGCTTCCAATTCCATAGCAGACAAACACTCCAAATGAAACTACGACAAGACGAGCTTCCAATAATAGGCGAAGAATTATTAGATTGCTACGAGGTTGGTGATTTAGTCAAGTTTTGTGGTGATAGCATGCTAGAAATCAAACATGGTATCATCTTGGATATATATAATCTTCCGCTTTCCGAAAGAATGTTTCCTCATGCAACTGTCTATGTGATGGGTCATGATAGGAGAGAACAAATACTCTTGGGAAATTTGACGATTCTTTCTAAAGTTTCAGACTAATTATAGTGAAAAACTATCTACGTCGTGATAGTACTAATATTTAGGAAACTTAAAAAATGAGTAATTTTGATTTTAAATCAGTGATTAGGGAAAATCTTTATCACGCCAACTACCCCCATGATGATAAAGTTGTCATCACCCTAAATGAAGGGCAAACTTTGCTCATCGAAAGAGAGATTCATGAAGGAATCATGGATATTTTAAGGGGGTATACTAAAGAACAACCAGGCTGGAAAGCGGAACTCGGAAAACAGATCGATGTTTATCTAAATAAAAGCAGCGCCCTCGGACAATCTGAAAAAGTTAAGCTAAGAAATTCTTACCTAAACCACCTAGATGATTTGCCTGATGAATTTTATCAAAATACTGGCGCCGTCGCCGATGTGGAAGATTCCTTACAAGCTGCCGCTGCGGGCGATACAGAGACGGCAAATGCGGAAATGGGAAATGCTCTAGATACGGTAGGTGATTTAGGTAACGCTGATGAGACTCCCACAGAAGAGGTACCCAGAGCCCAAGGGATTACTGCTTGGAGCACCCTTAAGCCTATGTTTGCACAGTATCTCGCTGGTAAATCTAGTTCTTTTGCTAAAAAGAGATTACTGGGAGCAGTTAAAGCTGTATTAACTCGCACAGGAGCTAAATTATCTGCACAAGGAGCAGAAGAAGTATTAGCTATGATGAAGCAAGCATCGACAGTGAGCGAGTCCCAAATTAAAGAAGGTTCCCTGAGAAAACTATTTATAGAATCAGTTAAGGCATATATTGAAAATGAAAATAACAAATAACTCAAATCGCGATATCTCTGATGTCACAAAAATGCTTGAAAGCTTCTATCCTTTTGCCCAAGAAAGAATGGGATTTGATAGAGAGCCGTCAATTGTATTTGAATCTGATTTGGAAAATGCGAAGAAGACACTTGGAAAAACTGCTCACTATGAGCCAGCCAGTGGCACCATTACAGTTTATGTTGATAGTCGACACCCCAAAGATATTATGAGATCTTTTTCTCATGAGCTGGTCCATCATGCACAAAATTGTGATGGGCAGTTTGACGTCCCTATGGAAATGGGTGAGGGGTATGCACAAAGAGATGAGCATTTAAGAAAAATGGAAGAAGATGCCTACCTAAGAGGAAATATGACTTTCCGCGATTGGGAAGATGGTTATAAAGAACTTGGCGCGCTTCAAGAACAAAGAGAAAGATTATATTATGAATTAACTAGGAGACTTTGGTAATGAATCCATTCGGTCCCGGATTAGAACAACAAAATTACAATAAAGACGAACTCAAGGATAGGTATGGTGCACCGAGGCCAAACATGTTTTTGAACCCTAAAGGGACCGAAGATGAAGCCGCCTACTTGGTGGCTAAACAAGACTGGATAAACAATAATCCCGCTCAATATGGTGAAATTTGTGCAGCCAAAGTTGATGTGAATGGTAAATATTAAGGAGAAATAAATAATGGCAGTTAAATGGTCATGGGCTTTCGGGGCTGAAACGCCTCAAGATTTAGAAAACGCAGGGTGGACAGTTCCTACCAAGGACCCTCTGTATCTCACTTCGTCTGCAACTAGGACATATACTTATCCTGGTTCCCCTGCAAGGCGATCATTGAACATATATCGAGATACAATCGTAGCGGCGCCCGCTGGGTCCGTTGCCGCAGAAGGTTGGGTAGGTGTTGCTTTTTATTGTGACGATACATTCGACAGTTGGTATCGAAGCAGACATATCATTAGTGTAGAAGATGAGAACGGAAAAGCCATTTCGGTTTATTGCGCCACGGACAACACTCAAACTATCAGTTTGTTTGTGGGAGACACCCCGGACCCTTCGGGAAGTTATGTGGTCTCTCCGAATGACTGGCATTATATTGCTCTTCAATATTCGATGACCTCCTCTACATGGTCTGGTCGTTGGTATTTAGATGGAGTAGCTATGGGATCCCTTACTACCGATGCATCTGAAGATCCGGCGACCGAAGACCAGCTGAAACTGAGTATAGCAGGTATGAGTAATGCCGGTCGGTTGGGTACATGGTATGGACAGATTGTAACATGGGACGATAAACTCACCCGATCCAGGACAGGTATCCAGGTATGTCACAAGAATTCAACCTGGGAAAGATACTGGAGCTGCTGGTACGTGGGTACCTTCTGTTGGAACCGATGATTTTGCTTGTATTAAGCGGAACAATGGTAACTGGAACTTATGTTCAGAATACTGCTGCTCTTGTCGGCCAATATTTAACCTGCCAAATCAGCGCCTCTGCAGGATTACAAATCTTAAATCAGCTAGGCACCACTCCAGCGAACATCAACGGAGTGACTGTTCACGGCCTTGTTTCAGGCTCTGGCCCATATGGCAAAGTCGCCCTAGGAGACAACAACGCTGATTGGTCTAGAGGGTCAGCTGTTTTGCCAACCATAGCAGACCCCAAATATGCATATGCCACAGCTGCAACTGCATCTGGAGGTGCTTGGGCAGGTACAAGCACTGTTTATTTAAAATATGAGGTAAGTTAGATTATGGCTACTTTTGCCGATGGATTAGTCGCCTATTATCCGTGTGGCTCCCCCTATGACAAGTGGGACCGATTCGATGTGTCGTTCAATAATGTGACTCCCGACTTTCTGGGCCCTATTAGTAGAAGCTGGGAGTATGGAGGCACTACTTCAACCGCCACTCTCCCTGTTGAAATTCCGAACTCAAGCGGTGTATATACCATATCTTTGTGGTTTCGGCAGCTAAGGCCAAACTTCAGAACTGCCATTACTGATGCGGGTGGTGCCAATGATACACCCATTCGAATTAATGGTGTAGGAAATGATATCGGAGTCCGCCAAGGTGGAGTATTCTATGGCACTGGATATAATCCCTCTGGGTTCGTAGGATCTACTTCGTGGAATCACCTCGTCGTCACATCTGATGGGACGGGTAATGTAGAATTTTATATCAACGGTGCTCCGGTTGGTACCGCAGCAGCTCCAGCTCCCCTAACTAATAACTGGATAGCTATCGGAAACCAAGCTGCAGCAAACCGTTATTTCGCTGAAGCGCTTGCCGAAATTGCTTTCTGGGATCGTGCTCTGACTGCTTCTGAAGTTAACACAATATATGATACCAACGCTGCGAAGCAAACGCTTGAAAGATTGTTGGAGCCCCAATTTGCACTTCCGGGCAGCAAAAGAGATTCAGAGTGGATAAATATGAGCAGTAATGCTTTCCTTTATCATATGAATGATGTAGCCACCGGAAATAGTGCTTATGATGATTCTGGAAATGGATATACGGGAACTGGCTCAAATGTAACTAATATTTCTAGCCCTGTAAAATTACACAGTGGGTCATACGTTCCTCCTGGGACCATTTTTTCTTCTGCCTCTTATTTCAATGGTACTAACGCATATATTGATACGAATCGCACGCCTGGTGCAATGGGCATGGATGGGAATAACTCTCGATCCATGGTTTTCTGGGCTTCTTCTTCGGCGTGGCTAAATGATAAAATATTATTCACTATGGGGCTCAATTCTAGTGGACAAGATTTTAGTTTAGTAACCAAAACCACAAATAGAATCAGTCTCAATACTTGGGGCGCTGATGCTTACTGGAATATTCCTTCTTCTCCTCTAGGGTGGAATCACTATGGTATCACCTATGATAGCTCTTCTTATGCTGCCACATTTTATTTTAATGGGGCTCCTGTTGGTATTTGGTATTTTGGATCAGGGAGAAACACTTCAAATGCCAATAACATGAGAATTGGCGGACCCAATTATCAATGGGATTACTTTACAGGCGCGATTCAAGAATTTGCAGCGTTTTCTGGCAGTGTCCTAACAGACGCCAACGTTCTATCCATATATAATAATCAAGTAGCCAACTTTCAACCTATTAGTGGATCCGCCACTCTTTCTAACCTATTTGTCTCACTTGTTCACGATGGCCCACCTACGATTAACGTAGACTCCCTTTTTGCATCAGTAGTGCATGATGGGCCCGCTACTGTGAGTCTTGACTCTTTATTTGGGTCGGTGGTTCATGGAAAGGGCGCTTTTAACGTCCCTGATATTACCGGAAGTGTAGCACTCACAGCGTCTTTTGATGCAACCCCTCAAGGCTTACCTTCTGGCTCTACTGCGTATCAATGGAGTTGGGCTTCTGTTCCTACGGGAAGCTCAATTGCCAATGATCGCGAAAATCTACCCAACAGCGGAAGCACCTATCCAGTCTCCGGTAATAAACTGTTGTGGCACTTTGACACACAGAATACAACCACCACACAAGTTGGATCAATTGGTTTGCGAGACACTTTTGGTGATGGGTGGCATGGAAATAACTTTATAACAGTTAATGTCAATGGCGCACCAGCATTGACCAACATAACTTTAGGAGCAGGTAGTGGGCCTGAATGGTTTGATTTTACAGCCGCTGATGGCGATAGCGTTGAAGTATTATACACGCCAGGATCTTTCCCTACAGAATGCTTTTATACTCTTAATAGTGGATCACAGGGAAGCGGAGTGGACTTTTATACATCACCCACCAATCCGACTGTTCCTTATAACTTTACTGCCAGTGGCTTCCTAACCGCATCTTCTCTATCCACTCCAGACTCCAGTGGGCAAGGCAATACGGGAACAGTTTCTTCGGGATCTACTCTTGTTACTTCTAAATATGTAGGCACTCATGCTTATTTCTTAGATGGCGTGAGCGGCAGCATTACCGGACCCAAGCCTTCAATTCTAGGTATAGATGGAGGCAATAGTCGCTCAATCTCTTTCTGGGCCTCTGCTTCAGCTTGGCAAGATTACGGCATTATATTCAGTATGGGAACAAACGCTACTAATCAAGACTGGACCCTTACTCAAAATACTCCAAATAATTTAAGATTATCCAACTGGTCCGGCCCAAGTGATTTAATAGTGACAGCAGGATCCCTTGTTGGCTGGAATCATTATTTTGCCATCTATGACTCATCTAATCTTACTGCGTATTTGTACCAAAATAATCAACTGCTAGGAACCAAGACGCAAGTACAAAACACCAGTGACGCGAGCAACCTAACTATAGGTAAAGGTACGGCCGGCTGGCTTGCAGCGCCGAGATTTAGTGGATCTATCGATGAATTTGCGGTGTGGAATCGCGCGCTGTCTGAATGCGAAAGAAATACTATATACGGATTTCTACTAGACAGGATCCAATATCGCAGCTCAAGGAAGTAGTCCAAATCTCCTAGAACAGTTCTCGTTCGTTCCCGATGTTACAGGATCCTATGTTATAGACCTAGAGATTGTCGACCACAGCAATTGCACCAGCTTGACAGGAAGTGTTACAGCTTCGATTGGGCCCACTCCTCCTACGGACTGTGCTGGAGTTATCGGGGGTTCGGCATATGTAAACTCTTGTGGGTGGTGCGTTGGCGGAACTACTGGTCGACATGCCACATACGGACAATTTGTTTGCCCCGATGGAGCAACTATTTGTAGTTCATCGAGTGGCGGTGTTCCTACTGGGTCATGTGCCGGCGCAGTGATCACTGGAAGTGGTGACGATTTATTAGTAACCAGCAAATATGGCCTGCAGTATTCAAAGAAGGCTACAGAACAGCGCTTTCGTAGGGTTGCGCAAATTCCATTTGTATTAAGTTCTAAGAGTTTTTTATCGATTCGCAAAAAATCAGATGACGAATTTTAATAATAATAGAAAAATTTAAACTATTTATTATATCGAAGGAGACTTTACCATGGGTAAGAGATATAAAAGATTTATTTTACCAGCTCGGAAAAAAGCTGAAGCTGAAGCAAAAGAAAAGGCAGCCAAAAAGGCAGCCGATGCCAAGGCGCGCGCCGAAGCTGCACGAAAGGCAGAGGCGGAAGCCGAAAGGCGCCGCGCGGAGGAGAAAGCTCGTAAAGATGCTGAAGCTGAAGCTAAGCGCAAGTCCTCCTCTAAATCCAACAACAAAAGATCTAAGAAAAAAGAGGAATAACCAAATGGACTTCAACAAGATGACTAGAGACTTTCTTCTAGGCGAGGCTCGTCAAACTACTTCGGGGATGTCTCGATTGCGGGCCATAAAAGAAGCCCTAGAGAGCTTAAAACCCAGAACCATAAAAGAAAGACAAAGAATTGAAATTGCTCACGAAAACTTGGCACACATTCGACGAAGTTATCGAAAACTAGAAGAACAAAATAATGCGCTCCTAGAAGAAAATAATCACTTGACAGAAAAGTTGCAATTATTAGAAGAAGAAAAGGAATAATAAGATGGGTGGACTAGCTGGGCATATGAGTCATCTATATGACAACCCTCGCCTAACATTTTCAGAGATTAAGAGTATTCTCCAAGATGCTGCCGAAGGAAACCTAGAAGGGACCGAAAAAACGGACGGCCAGAATCTGTATATTTCTTTTTCTGTTCCTAAGCAGGAATTAGAGTTTGCTGATGGTGGTGCCAAGGCTGCTCGCAATAAAACTAACATTAAAGCTGGTGGTATGAACGCTCGACAGTTGGCGGACAAATTTTCGTTCAATAAAGCTTTAAAAGCCTCCTTTTCTCAAGCGCTTCGGAACTTTGGCGATGTAGTCAAGTCCTTCCCGCGAGATAAGCAAATAGAAATATTTGGCCCAGACACCAATATATATTACAACGCCGAGATCATCAATCCAGATACGGCGAATGTTATCAATTATGATTCTAAACTTGTATCCATCCACCGAGGCGGTGGGGCCGAATTTGATAAAGAAACTGGCGCGCCAGTACAAGTTGAAATCACTGACCCCGAGACTGGCGAAGTAATCACTGGTCCAAAAGATGTCTCTAGGCACGCACAAATGCTTTCTGATGTTTTAGACGACGTGCAACAAGACTTATCCAACAATAAATTTAAAATTGAAATGGATGCTATTTTTAATCTCAAGGCTCTTGAAGATAAGACTGCTTTACAGAATGCACTCAATACAATAGAATCTCAACTTTCAAGCGAAGGGATTTCCGACAGCCAAATGGTGATCGAATATATCATGGCTCGTATTCTCTCCATCCTACAGGAAGAAGGTTTGAGTCTAGATGAGGAAACTGAAAAACTAATCTTGAAAAGAATTCTTTTATCCAACCCCTCTTATCGATCTGCGTATGGGTATGATAAGATGCCTAAAGAACTTGATCCTCGTACTATTTTAAAAAACGCAAGTGCAAAAGATAAAAATAGAGTAATTTATCTTCTTAAAAACTCTAAAGAGATTTTAGCGAAAGCCATCGAACCTATTGAGGAAGCTATTCATGACTTTTCGGTGGAGATGCTCCGAGGCTTAGAAAGTCTATTTATCCTAGATAATAAGAAAGAAACTGAAAGGTTGAAGGGAGAAGTATCCAAAGCTATCGCAGCTATTGAAGCTTCAGGCCATGAGGGCGCCCTTGAGATCTTACAGAAGCAAATGAACAAGCTCAAAAGTGTGGAAAATGTCTCTACTGCTGCTGAAGGTTTTGTATTTGACCACGATGGATGGTCATACAAGTTTACAGGAAACTTTGCACCCATTAATCAAATTCTGGGGCTTTTTAAGTATGGCAGAGCAGGCATTCCTCCTTTGGAAAAAATAAACGAAGAAGTAAAAGCTGATGACAAGTATGTGGTTCTCATTCCTGGAGGCTTTAAGCCTCCTCACAAGGGACATTACGCACTACTAGAAAACTATGCTAAGATGCCCAGCGTCGAGGCTGTAGTCGTTTTCACCGGACACAAGCCTCGCGAGGGAGTCACTCGGGAAATGTCAGAACAATTATTTGAGTTATACGGAGGCCTCTCTGATAAAGTTATGTTCATAGAAGACAGCAAACCTATGGGCGCGGCCTTTGAAAAACTTGGCGAACAAGATTTTGTAAACCAATTTAGCCAGGACGCAGTATTCACCCTGGGGTGTGGAGATAAAGGAAAAGACGCGGCAAGAGCTATAATGTTTGAAGAATGGTGGAATAAAAATGAAGACAAAAACCTCCTTAATGTCAGGGTCGGAAATATTGGCGCCTGTCCGGCTCAAATTTCAGATACTGGCTCTCCTCTATCCGCATCTATGATGAGAAAAGCTGCAAGAGAGGGGGATGATACAACCCTAGAAGCCCACATTCCTCAAGGAGTTGACGTTGGCTCCGTTAAGCGAATCTTACCTTCATCATTGGCTGAAATGATTTTTGATATTATTGAAGAAGTTACATCAGAAAAGCAAAGAAAGTGGGCATGTGCACAGATTGATGACCCGGATGAACTTACGCGAAAGCAAGCCAAAGAGTTTTGTTCCGCTGATCTAGAAGAATATAGAACCATCAATTATAGTATGGGTGAACCCCCTAAGAAGTCACCAAAAAAGAAAAAGACATATAATGAACCAGGAGTTCATAGTGATTACAGACCCGATAAAAAAGAGGCACCTTCGAGAGAAGAGAGAGAAGATGAGTTCGACCCTCTTGAGGAGTTGTCTGCCATGAGTGCAGGAGCCGTTTCCGGACCTGGGTCTAAAAACAAAGATGAAGAAGAAGAGACCTTGATTAGAGAATATATCCGAGGCATCAAAATTAAAACGAAGATAAGAACAAAAGCAAACTAATTATAACATATACTGGAGATGTACTTCATGACAAGCAGGCAAGATATCCTAGAAGAACAATTATTGCGTGAAAATATCCGCAAAGCCATTAGAATCGTTAAAGATAAACACCAAAAGCAAGAACAATACGTGCGCTCTATTGTGAACACCCTTCTTAAGGAAGCCACCGTTACCAAATATGAATATACTTCACTAAACCTGCTGGCTCACTTTATCAAAGAAGTAGTGGGAGACCCTTCAAGGCCCGACAGTTCACCTGCGTTCAAGGACGCTTATACTGATCTAACTTCTAGTCACGAAGATAGAGAGCTTTTTGTTGAGTATGTTTTAGATTTTGCTAACGAAGATTTTAAGACTATCGATGCTGATAAAGAACCTCAATCTCTAGGCCAAAGTTTCATTGATAATGGGTTTCAAGACGAAGAAGAAGTCGAAATGGAAGAAGAGCCTGAAGAGGATGAGGTAATTACTGTTAGCATCGGAGATCTCGAAGACCAGGGTGGAGATTTGGCTTATGAACCTGAAGAAGAAGTCGAAGAGGAAGAGGTATTTACACTTGGAGAAGATGCTGAAGAAATTGAAGCGGAAGAAGGGAACTCTGGTATTCGAAAATATAGTAGAGAAGCCTACAAGAGAATAGGTCCTCCCCTAAGAAGATACTACGGTCAAGTACAAAAAGACAGTAAATTAAAGAAGCCAGTAGCCATTGATGGAAAAGAATATGGCCCTGGTGAATTATCAGAAAGAGACTTATTTCAAATTTATCTTAAGAAGAATTTGTTGCTTTGGTCTGAAAGATATGAGGATGAATATTTCGATAAAGCTCCAGATGTCGACGTAGACATTCAATCAGGCGCAGAAATGGAAAGTGAAGAAAAGGTAGACCTCTTTGAATTATAGAAATATTTTCAGTTTTTTACTTGACAAGATTCCGTTTTAATGTTATTAATTATATAATCATCACGCTAATCATACTAATCATACTTAATACACTAAACATACTAATTATTAATCACTCTAAATAAACTAATCACTATAATATATCATTATGCCTAATTGGAAAAGAAAAAATAACTATAATGGTAAAAATAAAGATTATAGTATTACAAATAAACTTAGAAGCGAGCAAAAATCTAATGTCGAATTTGAAATAATGCTTAACAATTTGACATTAGAAGAAGTTATTGCGCTCAAATTAGAACTAGCTACAAAAGCCATAGCAAATAGGCTTTATGGTGTCCCGATTTGGCACTCTTTATTAAATATTGTCCAGGAGGCCGTCTTTAAATACGCCCTTTCTGCAACCAGGACTCAAGCAGAGGCTATGAGATTTCTTGGATTAAAAGAAGAATCCTTCCATCTACTCAATAAAAAGTACGATGTGGAGGATTTTTTTCTTGACAAATGAGTCCTAAATTACTATAATATAGGTAGAGACAAAAAGGAATAGAAGAAGAGGCGAGGGTTATATTTAAACATAAAGGTTCATTACCTCTAACGAACCTTGGGATCAAGGAGGATCGGCTATATGATGATGGAAAGTTTTTTCACCTCCCAAATTACAGAGAGATTAAGATGCTGGCAATCTGAGCAAACCAGCGCTCCCTCATTTTTTTTATTTGTAGCATGTTACATAAAGATTTTAAGGATATTATGACACCCGACGAAGTAATAGAACTTGCATATTCAGAATTTGGAAAGAGCTTTGACGCTGCAGATGAGTTTAATATAAAAATTGGTAGCGACGATGGCGGCCGAACTTTAGATTTAATGATCAATGGCGAAGATAATGCCAATTTCTTAAGGCAGGAAGTTCCACCAAATTATAATGGATTTAGAACAGTGATCATATATAGATATGAGCCATTGTATGAGGTCGGTAGCGGAGAATTCTAGTGTGAAAAGATTGGTGATATCAGATACTCATATAGGTTCAAGGTTTTCTCGTAAAGAGGAGATATACGAACTCTTAGTAGAGAAAGAATATGATCAACTGATATTGAACGGCGACATAATAGAATTCTTAAAAGTTCCCACATTCTCTAAGGTCGCCCTAGAAATCTTCAAAGTAGCCAAAAATAAAGCAAAAGAAGTTATCTACATCATTGGCAATCATGACGTTGCAATGAGCAGTTTTGTAGATCAAGATTTTGAAAATATTAAATTTGTATCGGAATACTGTTTTACGGAAGGCGATCGAAAGTTTAGAATTGAACACGGTGACAAGTACGAGACTGGCATAGTCCACCACAGAGCCTTGATGAGTATCATATCATCTTTTCAGAACGCGTTGGAAAAAATACTTGATGTTGATTTATCGACATGGTTTGCTAATCTGAATATAAATAAGAGAAAAATTAAAAGATTGTGGGATATTATAGACTTGAACATGGACGTTGATGTCCTAGTTGTTGGGCATACACACATGCCCGAAGCTGTAATTTGGATCGATGAAGACGAAAAAATAAAAACCTATGTGAATTGTGGAGATTGGGTTCAGCATGCCACTTATGTCGAAATTACTGATGGCGTAATTCGCTTAAGGAACTTTTTAAAAAAATAATATTTAAAAAAGACTATTTTTAATATAGTTATAAGAGCACGGTGGTAATATTAATGGTTTTTGCGTTGTTGGCAGTGGTAGGATTCTTTTTCACATCTCTCTTATTCTATTTGAATCATAGGTTTGTAGGTCACGGTCGCCTAGGAAAGTGGCCCTTGTTAAAATATATACGCAAGATGCACATGATTCACCATCGTAACGACTACAATGAAAAAAGAAATGATCACCTTCTTTTGCCCATAGGCGCTAAGGCGTTATTCTTGTTGGCATTTTTATTAATTTGTTTAATATCTTTTCCTTTTGCTCTAGGATGCCTCGCTTATTCCCTCTACTATGAGTGGTTACATTATAGGATGCACAACGATGGTCAAGAAGGAATGTGTTCAAAGCACCACTTTATTCATCACCGTAAGTCAGCCCGACATAATTTTTCTGGTACAATGCCCTTTATTGATAAGATATTTGGAACCCACTTAGAAAATACTTGACAACGAGGCCAGGAAAGGTTATAATAATAATATAAGCCTTCGTAGCTCAACAGGATAGAGCAATCGGCCTTCTAAGCCGAGGGTTGCGCGTTCGAGTCGTGCCGAGGGTGCCACATTAAGGAGAAAAAATGAAAGATATCTATTGGGCCTCTATCCCCACAACAATTTGCGGTGGAGAGCTGGATAATACAAAATATGATGACAATAACCGTGTAGAGACAAAACATAATAAAGTATATTTTTATTCTGAAGTTTCACGAGGTAAAAACCTCCAATTAAATTTGGCAATCAGACAGCTTGAGGCCGATCTTTTGCATGGGGCAAATATTACCGGAGGGGATCCCCGCTCTATCTTTTTACACATCAATTCCTATGGAGGATCAGTTTTTGCTGGATTTTCTTCTGTAGATTATATTACAAGCTGCAAAGTACCGGTAACTTCGGTTATTGATGGCTGTGCAGCTTCAGCAGCAACGATTATGAGCGTCACAGCCAACCATAGACAGATGAATAAGCATGCCTATATGCTTATTCACCAACTTTCTTCGGGAATGTGGGGCAAGTATCATGCTATGCAAGATAAGATGGAAAATTGTGATCGATTTATGAAAATGATTATCGATATTTATGAAGAGCATACTAAAATTCCTAAAAAAGAGTTGAGCAAAATTCTCAAGCACGATCTTTGGTGGGATGCAGATACATGCCTGAAATACGGCTTAATTGATGAAATTATTTAAAAAATTTATAAAATCATACCTTGCTTTTGGTTTGGGAGTCGTCTTCGGAGCCTCTATATCAACCATTGTGACTTATTCTATTATGATGTTCGCTTATGGAGCACCAGATGCAGTGAAGGTATTACAAATTAGACAATGTTTAGAGGAGAAAATAAATGAGTAAAACGATCATGGTATCTGGAGGCTTTGACCCTATTCACGTAGGACATATCCGAATGATTATAGAAGCCGGCCAATATGGAGATGTCATCGTAGTTGCCAATTCTGATGAATGGTTGTATCGCAAAAAAGGATATGTATTTATGGGATTCAATGAAAGAAAAGAAATTTTAATGGCCCTCAAGGGGGTTGTAGAAGTTGTGCCAGTTGATGATGAAGACGGCACCGTCTGTGAAGCTCTTCGCCGCGAACGTCCTGATTATTTTGCAAATGGGGGCGATAGAACCACCCAAAATACTCCCGAACAGGCTGTATGTGAAGAGTTAGGAATTCAAATGCTGTGGAACATGGGCGGCCAAAAAATCCAATCATCTTCAGATCTTGTGCGAACATCTAGAGACACTGCACTAGAGATAGGAGATACAGAATGAGAAATCGCTTCCGGAAGGCTGTACATACAGGAGCTATCGTGACTATATGGTCCAGTATTTCCGCAGCTGTTTTATTGCATGTTTTATACTATAATATATTATTTAGTGAAAAAAGCTAATTTTAGGTTGTTTGGGGAGTAGTTACTAATATGAACTGGTTTTTATATGTAGTTAAAGTTCCCTTTATCGACGAAGATATGGTATTTAAACCTGGTGAGAATGGCGTAGGTCAATGTTCGATGGCACCAGGTATTATGGAAGTCCCATATGGAGTGATGTATGTTATTCCGGAGGATTTTGTAATTAAGTATCATCATGATAGAAAGCAAAAGCGCCCTTGTGCGACACTCATTGAAGATGCTGTAGAAGAGTATTTCGGAGTACAGGTCAAAAGAAGATAGGATTGTTTATGTTGATTAAATCTGGTACCCCATGTTTTTTGTCAAAAAGAGGCCACAATAACTTTATATATCCTATTTTTGACGAAACGGGCCTTACTCATTTTATCCAAGATGTTGAAGACTATGAATTGAAGACGTGGATATGTGGTAACAGTAAGCTACGCGCAGTCGTAGTCGCCGCCTCGAATTTAAAAAATATTGTAGGCCCAGATGATGCCAGAACAGTTGTTTGGATCGATATTGAAAAGAGTCGATTAAAGTAGAGATTGGTTTTTCACAAAACTACTTATTAGTAGATGTCTGATAGAATTTATATTATAGACACTAGTGTTTGCTTGACAGATTCGGACTGCATATATCATTATGGGAGTGATAATATTATCATCCCCATGAAAGTCCTCGAAGAAATCGACAAACATAAAAAAAGGCAAGATTCTGTTGGATCTAATGCTCGCAGTATCATTAGAGAATTTGATTTATTGCGCGAAAAAGGAAGCCTCCAAGATGGCGTTTCTCTGGGTGATGAAAAGGGTACCTTGTATGTTTCACGCGTACCCTTAACAGAAGTCCCAGCTGATTTAAATAAGAGTGATCCGGATCATATCATCATGACCGCAGCTCTTATGCAGAAAGAGCAAAATCCCGATAAGGATGTGCGCCTTGTGTCTCGCGATATTAATATGCGAGTTATGACAGATTCCCTAGGAATTGAATCAGAGGATTATGTCGAGAACCAAATTATCCAAGTCCAATCTGATTTGTATACGGGATACGAACGACTGATGGTAAGTGATTGGGATATTGACGAGTTGTACGAGAAAGGAAGCATTTCTCTGGAGAGCTTGGGCATTGACCGCACCGACGACGCAATAGAAGAGAATCAATCTATTATGATTTATTCGGAAGTGAATGAGAAGCGAACAGCCCTCTGTCGCCACAAACAAGGCTTCCTACGCAAGACTATTGATTTGAATAAGAGGGGAGTGTGGGGAGTAAAACCGCGCAATAAAGAGCAAGTTTTTGCTTTCGATCTCCTTATGGATCCCAAAATTTCTCTAGTATCTCTCGTTGGACGCGCCGGCTCTGGTAAGACCTTGATGGCTATCGCTGCAGGGATTTCTCAAACAATACATGACCCATTTAAGCCGAGCGATGAACCTATTTATAACAGACTTGTAATCTCCAGACCTATTCAGCCTATGGGCAAAGATATTGGATATTTACCGGGCACACTAGAAGAAAAAATGCATCCATGGCTGAAACCTATTCAAGATAATCTGCAGTATATTCTTGGAAATGACAAAGCTACTTTAGAAGAATACATGGAAAAAGGTATCATAGAAGTAGAAGCCCTCACATATATCCGAGGCCGATCCATAGCAAATGCGTACATTATCATTGATGAAGCTCAAAATTTAACTGTTCATGAGATAAAGACCATTTTAACCCGAGTTGGAGATAATACTAAAATTATTTTAACCGGAGATATTGAGCAGATAGACAACATTTATGTGGATGAAACCTCAAACGGCTTAGTTCACACAGTAGAGAAATTTAAAGAACACGATATAGCAGGCCATATAACTCTCCTAAAAGGAGAAAGGTCAAGATTAGCTACACTCGCATCAGATATATTATAAATATTGTATTGACAAACGCGAAAAAGTAGGTTATAATAAGCTTATCGAAAAGGAGATATCATGTCACAAGATCAAGACTATGCCCATGGCTTACTCAATAATGTGGTTGAAATGGATGGAGAATTAAAAGAGTATTTAGTAAATTATGTAGGAAACCAACTAGAGCCCGAAAACGATGAAGTAACTGTACACATGATCATCCAAGTATTAGCAGCAGAATTCCCAGAACTTGTAGTGAGTATCATTGAAGAGAACTATTTAAAGGGTTATCAACAGGGATTGGATGACGCCTTAAATATGGATGCATAATAATGTATAATACAGACTACTTACAGATGTCGCATAAGCGCGCACAAGAGCAACGAAAGGAGTTCGTAATGCACGAAAATGTACAGATCTACATCAAAGATCAGATGCCGCCAGGTATTGATATTAGTTCTATTTTGGATAAAATTAATTTATCCATCCCACAACACTTGACCAGCGAAATAGACTCTATTTACATTGGCATGTTTGCAGAATTTGAAGAAATGGAAACAAATGCCATGTTTAAGGATGGGGCCATTTATGTGACGAACAATCAAGAGGACGAACAGGATTTAATTGATGATATTGTGCATGAAATTGCTCACTCTTTAGAGAACCCCTTTGGGCATATTATTTACGCAGATGGAAGATTGGAGCAAGAATTCTACAATAAAAGAATGCGTCTTTATGAAATTCTCAAAGAAGAAGGGCTCAAGCCGCAAAAATCTCTATTCGAAGACCCGGAATATAATAAAGAAATGGACCTTTACCTATATAAGAAGGTGGGCTATGATAGATTAAATTTTATTGCGTCTTCTTATGGATTGTTCACATCTGCCTATAGTGCCACTGCCCTACGAGAGTATTTCGCCAATGGCTTTGAATATTTTTTCCTAGATGACAGAGCTTACTTAGCAGAAATATGCCCCGTACTATATGATAAAATAAAGGATTTACACCAAGATGATTAATATTGATTCAATTAAGACAGAAAATGGAAAGATTCACGTATCAGTGAGTTTGACTCCGTTCTGTAATAGGCGGTTTAAAAGCCATATTTCTTGTGATACTGCCGCACTAGAGCGACTACTCAAAGAGAAGAAGGTAGCACATGGTAAGTGCGTAAAAAGAAGCATACTTATTAAATAGGCGAGAAAAAACGTGCTCTGGAACTTGGATTTTTGAAAAACCACAGTCCCCCAAACCAAACAACCAGAAAAAGCCTTCACAAAGCAGAAGATCAAAAAAAAAGAGAAAAAAGACTTGACAAAACTCCACAAGATGTTATAATAGATAGTAGAGAAAAAACATCTGAGGAATAAGTGCCACATATATCATTTTCCGAATTAAAAAACTGGAACTTCTGCCCAAATTATCATAAACTGACTTATATCGATAAGTTAAAGGGCTTTACCGGAAATGCCTATACGGCGTTCGGTACAGCAATTCACAATGTTTGTGAAAAGAAACTCTTACGAGAAAATATCGAAGAAGAGAAATATTGGATTGAAAATTTCGAAAAATGTCTCGCCGAGCTAGATGAAGAAGTTTTGGCGGAAACGAAAGACAAGATGCTCGAAGATATGGCAGTCCAGGGCGCAGAAATCATCCCAGAGATCACACCAGCATTGGAGCAGTATTTTCCCGATGGCTATGAAGTTCTCGCAACTGAAGAAATGCTGATGGAGCCCATTGCTGACGAAGAAAATTACAACTTCAAGGGATATATTGATGCAGTCATCAAAACACCGGATGGCAAAATTCACTTGATTGACTGGAAGAGTTGCTCGTGGGGTTGGGATTCTCGCCGGAGAGCAGATCCAATGGTCACTTATCAACTAACATTTTATAAAATCTTTTATGCCAAAAAGCACTCTATTGATTTGAAGGATATTGAAACTCACTTTGCGCTATTAAAGCGTACTGCAAAAAAAGACAGAGTGGAAATCTTCAGAGTCACCAGTGGTGCCCGTAAACAAGAGAATGCAATGGGTCTGCTGAAAAAGGCCTTATATAATATTAAAGCTAAGAATTACATCAAGGACAAACGCTCGTGCGCAAAATGTGAGTTTTTCCGCACAGAACATTGTCCATAAAGGAAGGAATATGACAGAGAAAAAGAAAATAGTGGTGATCTCTGATCACCCATTGGCTCCTTCGGGAGTCGGTACTCAAACAAAATACATAATTGAAACGCTTCTTAAGACGGGTCGTTATAAGTTTGTTTGCCTAGGCGGAGCCGTTAAACATCGCGACTACAAGCCACAACACATCGACCCTTATGGTGAAGATTTTGTAGTATATCCTGTTGACGGCTATGGAAATCCAGAGATGGTCCGCTCTGCTTTATTTAACGAGAGACCTGACATGATTTGGTTCATGACCGATCCTCGTTTTTATGGGTGGTTATGGGCTATTGAAAATGAGATCCGCCCCCATATTCCAATGGTATATTATCATGTGTGGGATAATTATCCATACCCGCACTACAATAAGGTTAACTACGAGTCGACAGATGTCATTGCTTCAATTTCCAAAGTGACTTATGATATTGTTAACGTGGTAGCTCCAAATGTAGAAAATCACTACGTCCCTCACGCAGTAGATACAGCTATTTTTCAACCCATTTCGGAAGACGCCATTAAATCAATCAAAGAACAGTTATTCGGCCCAGGTGATCAACGCGTTACTTTTTTCTGGAATAACAGAAATGCCCGCCGAAAAATGACTGGATCCCTCATTCACTGGTTTAATGAATTTGCAGAAAGCGTGGGCCCTGATAATGTCCGACTCATAATGCATACCGATCCTAAAGATCCTAACGGGCAAGACATCGATGCGATTATTAAAGATTTGAAGGCGGACGACGGCCGATTTTTGATTTCGGTAGATAAAGTCTCCCCAGACCGTCTCGCACTTTTTTATCAAGCAGCAGATTGTACTGTCAATATTTCGGACGCAGAGGGCTTTGGTTTGGCGACTCTAGAATCTTTGTCTTGCGGAACGCCTATTATCGTAAATATGACCGGAGGGCTTCAGGAGCAAGTGACTGATGGCAAAGATTTCTTTGGAATCGGGATCGAGCCTGCTTCCAAAGCAATCATCGGATCCCAACAGGTACCCTATATTTATGAAGATCGTATTTCTAAAGAAGATTTTTACGGCAGCCTTAACAAAAATTTACAAAATGACCCCTGATGAGCGAAAGTTATTGGGAATTAAGGGGCGCCAACACGTAGCCGTTAATTATAGCTTTGATAAATTCAAGAAAACATGGATTAATTTAGTGGATTCTATCGTAGAAAATCACGGCTCGTGGGAAAATAGAAAAAATTATAAATCTTGGGATTTAAGGGAGATTAAATGAAACAAAAGATAGTAGTAAAAGGTCCTGTCCTTACACAAAGTGGATACGGAGAGCAGGCACGGTTTGCCCTGCGGGCCCTTCGATCCGTAGAAGATGTATTTGATATTTATATCATTCCTACCGCCTGGGGCCAAACAGGTTGGATTAGCGTTGATAACGAAGAGCGATCTTGGATCGACCAATGTATCACAAAGACTCACTTGCATGCTCAAGGAGGTGGAGTATTTGATATTTCATTGCAGGTAACTATTCCCAATGAATGGGAGCCATTAGCTCCCGTTAATGTTGGTTATACTGCGGGCATTGAAACAACTAAAGTTTCCCCCATTTGGGTACAGAAGGCCAATGAGATGGATAGAATCATTGTAGTCTCCAATCACTCCAAAGAAGTCTTTGAAAAAACCGTTTATCAAGGCACTCATCCACAAACCGCAGCGCCTGTTATTTTGTCGTGCAATACTCCCATTGAAGTAGTAAATTATCCCGTTCGATCTGCTCAAAAGAAATCTCTAAAGCTTAATTTGGATTATGATTTCAATTTCTTGGCCATTTCCCAGTGGGGCCCTCGCAAAAACTTCGACAATCTCATTAACTGGTTTATCGAGGAAAACTTCGACCAGGAAGTAGGGCTAGTTTTGAAGACCTCTATCAAGGGCAATAGTCGCACAGATCGCCACTATACTGAAGAAAAACTTAAGGAAATTGTGGCTCGCCACGGAGATATCAAATGTAAAGTATATCTTTTACATGGAGACTTGTCAGAATCTGAAATGACAGGCCTGTACAGCCATTCTAAAATAAAAGCACTCATTAGTACCACTCACGGCGAAGGATACGGCCTGCCCCTATTTGAAGCCGCCTACAATGGCCTTCCGGTTATTGCCCCCGGGTGGTCAGGCCAGCGAGACTTCCTCTACATACCAGATAAAAGAAGCCCAACAGGTAAGATGCGCCCCTTGTTCGCGACGGTTGAATATGAATTGAGGAATGTGCAGCCCCAAGCAGTGTGGGATGGAGTAATCCAGGCTGATTCCCAATGGGCGTTCCCGAAGGAGTCGAGCTTCAAAAAGAGGTTGAGGGAAGTCCGCACCAATTATCCGCGCTTTAAGAAAAACGCTAGAAAGCTTAAAAAGCATCTATCACAAGAGTTTACCGAAGAAAAACTATACACACAGTTTACCGATTTTGTCGCACCAGGGCTTAACTCTATCGACGATATCGCCTCCCTCAAATCTTCCATTTTAGAAATTAAGGATATAAAAGAGAGAGTTTCTGCACTCACTGAAGCTGTCCGCAGCTTAAACTCTCAAGCCGAAAAGATTGAACTGCTTAAGGGTTCTTTAAGGGGGGAGACGTGCTATGTTCTATCTTGTGGACCTACCCTCACTGAACACGACGCGGAAAAGGTAAGATCTCTGTTAAGTGACAATGTGGTTATTGCAGTAAAGCAAGCATTTGATCTTTTCGCTGATTGTGTAGATTTTCATACATATAACTGCGCCAACTTTAAACAGTATGACTACTCCTCGCATCATCCGATTGCTATTGAATCCTCCACTTCGCCAAGACCTCTTGGTACGTGTGATATTAAGTTTTTCATCCGAGAAAGAGATTTCAATAGGTCTGTCGCAGCCACATCCCAGTTTGATCGTTGGACATATGAAAACTCTACCATTTTGCGCCCATATGGACCAGGAATCATGTATGAGTCGGTATTTTATTTAGCACAACACCTAGGAGTAGCTGAATTAATTACTATTGGATGGGACAATTCTCTCATCAAGGGCGGCGCCTCCAAACAACATTTTTATGATAAAGAGGGGTCGACGTGTAATAAAGATGACTTTATTCATCAAAATGAGGTTGCTAACAACCCCAATGCTGTCGCAACCCTTGATCACGAGGCTTCAATTACCACCAACGCCATTTCAGAGTGGAATTCATGGCTATCCCAACATGGAGTGACGTTGAAAATTGTTTCTAAGATCAATCCAGCACCAGAAACCATCGAGAGGGTACAAATTTAATGAAATACTTTATTACAGGAGGGACCGGATCCCTTGGAAAAGCACTGATTAAAAGAATCTTGAGAAATAAGAAGAATAAGGTAGTTGTGTACAGCCGAGATGAAGGTAAGCAAGCAAATATCTTCAGGAACACTAATCGAGTTAAGTGTGTAATTGGTGATATTCGAGATTTTCAAAAACTCGATACCACCATGCGAATTCATAAGCCGGATTTTGTAATACACACAGCGGCTCTTAAAAGGGTGGATGATATGGAATTTCACCCCGATGAGTGTATGAAGACGAATGTGTATGGTAGTGAAAACGTAGCAATCGCTTCTCTTAACCATGGTGTGAAAAAATGTATACTCATTTCAACTGACAAAGCTTGTCAGCCTGTGAATGTTTATGGCTCCTCCAAATTCATTGCAGAAAGAATTTTCACTAACTATGACTATAACTCCAACTCTACTGTATTTGCTTCCGTGCGCTATGGGAACGTCATTGCATCGCGCGGGTCTTTTATTCCACTGTGGATTGGGCAAATTGCAGAAAAGGGAGAAATTACAGTAACTTCCCGAGAATGTAGTCGATTTTTATTCACTCTCGATGATGCAGTCGACACGGTACTCAACGCCCTCAAAAATGCAGAAGGTGGAGAAGTTTTTATTCCAAAAATTAAATCCTTTTCTATGGACACTATTATCGGCGCTGTAAAGAAAATGACGGGAGAGCAAGAATTTGCAGTGAAAAATATAGGGATGCGCCCAGGAGAAAAGCTCCATGAAGATATGCTTTCAAAAACAGAACTTCCATTTACTCGACAAGTGAGCAATAAACTTTTAGCAGTATTCGCCCCAGTATACTAAATAAACTCCCATACGCATAAACAAAAAATATATTAGGAAAAGAATTTAACTCATCTTTACACTTGAGTGAGAATGTCGCCGACTTGGTTTCGCTTATTCTTCGAGGCTTAGAAAATGCCAGCTGATAACAAAACAGGAACAATTTTGGTCGGGCCCTCAAGGTAAGAGTTATCTCAAGAGGAATTTTACCCACCCAACCCGCCAGAAAGAGCGTAAGGTTTTTTATGATATGTTTCTGCCACTTGACAGAGATGCACATATTTTAGAGGTAGGGTGCAACTGTGGGATAAATTTGCAAATCCTACAAGATATGGGATTTACAAACTTGTCTGGTATCGATATAGGTGAGGATGCCCTAAGTGAAGCTAAAAAAAGATTGCCAAACGCAAACTTTACTTTAGGCAGTATACTGGATATGCCCTATAGTGATAACTCTTATGATGTTGTTTTTTCTTCTGGTGTACTCATCCACCAAGACCCCGCTAATAGTTTAAACGTGGTAATATCTGAAATGATACGATGCGCCAAGAAATATATTTTGGGCCTAGAAGATTATAACCAATCGTTTATGGATGGCGGATACAGAGGATCCACGGGATTCTACTGGCGAGGCCCGTTCTTGGAGACATTTCTGGCATCGTCAAGCAATCTCCATAAAGAACAAGAAGAATATATGGCTGTCAACACCAATTATAAGAGACAGTGCTATAGGATAAGTCTAGCATGAAAATATTTAAAACAAACCTGCACGACAAGGATGTTCAAATAATATCCAGAGTTTTAACTTCTGGAGAGTTGGGCTTCGGCCCAAATGTGTCTTTATTTGAGAGAGAATTTGCATCTTTTTCTCAAAAGAAATATAATGTTGCCACGAACAGCGCTTCTGCTTCTGCTTTTATGATTTTTTCTTTTCTCAAAGATATATATGGAGAGTGCGATGTTTATACCACGTCGCTAGGTTTTACCTCTCCTGCCTGGGCAGCTAAACATTTTGGTCATAATTTAATTTTTGTCGATGTTGACGACGAACTCCAATTTAGCGTAAAGGATTACAAAAAACAAAGACAAGCCAGGTGCGAGAGATATACTGATGGCGGTATCACACCAGTGGTTATGCCCGTTTTATATGGCGGAGTTAGCAATATTGATGGTTTTGACTCTTTTTTTGATAATAGTAGCTATGAGGAAATCGTTGTAGTTGATGCTGCTCATTGTGTTACTCCTACAATTAAATCGGATTTTGTGTTCTTCTCTTTCCATCCCTATAAGCCTATTTGCACGTCGGATGGTGGAATGATTTCGACAAATAATCCACGCGCTAATGACTATTTCCGATCTTATAGGAATTTTGGACGCGAACCAAGTGGGCACTCATATGACATCAAGCAGACAGGTTTTAAGTTTTATATGAATAACTTAAACGCTACAATAGGGCTGACGCAGATTGATAGGTACGAAGATAACTTAAGTATTCGTAAGAAAAACTATGACCGTTTGTTGGACGACTTTGGAGGTTGCCTGATGCCCCATGACAATAAATCTTCATTTTATTTCGCTACAACCTTGACAATCGGAGCAGAGGATGTTATAATAAATAATAACTTAGCACGCCATTATCCAATGCTTCACATGACTTCATATTTTCGCAATGGGCAACAACTGCCCAATTTGGAACTGCTCCACGGCGCCATCTTAAATTTACCCTTGTGGACAGAAGCGGACCTTAAACTTACAGAGAGAAATAAATGAGTAAAGATTTACATAAAATATTAGAACAAATTGTATCAAACAGGCCAAATAGGGTCGATCGATATGATGCAGACTACATTACTGATATTCATCATATTCTTCGAGAAGAATTTCGAGTAAATACGGTAGCAGATTTTGACCAACACCCAGTCTTGGCTTCCCTTAAGGACGCTTTGAACTTTGATAACTCCGAGACAGTAGAGGATGTTTCTAAAGTAATTAATGAGATGGACTTTGCATTTAACCGCGCCGCTCTAACACCAAAACAAACATCAGCAACCATGAAGCAGCGGTTCAAATATAACAATATTCCCGAATGGGAGCAGTACAAAGATGTAAAGCTTGATCCTGCTAGTGAAGACTCAATTGAAAAGATTAAAGGCGTGCAGAGAGATTATTCTTTCATTGTCTCTGGCAAGAAGACTGTCTTCTGGGGGCGCCCCGAAGCCGGCGGCGATATTTGGTCCGCTGTGTTTAACCAACTTAGGGAGACTGGGGATCTCAATGATGAGTCCGACGTACTTACTATCGGCCCTCGCTTTGACCTTGAAATTCACTTTTTCCGTGATACTTTGGGGCTCAAGAATACTATTGGACTAGATCTCCATTCTGACGACGAAAGTTTGATCCGAGTGGGGGATATGCACTGTATGCCGTTCGAAGACAATAGTTTTGATATGATTTATCAAAAAAATACGTTTAACAAGTCATATGATATTAGAAAAGCCCTAGAGGAGTGCGTGAGGGTACTCCGCCCAGGCGGCATCTTAGTATCGGATGAGTGTCTAGATTATGTAGACGGTGTATCAGAAATTGCACGAACCAACATTGTTTCTAACGAATGGTATTTGAACTGCTTAAGGGATAATGTGGAGAAAGTTGTCTTTAATAAGGAATGGACTGCCAGTGCTAGTTTTATTCGAAAATCGGGTGGAATCGCTCTGAAGATTAAAAAATAGGCTACATGATGGATAAGGTCTTTATTATTGCAGAAGCCGGCGCAAACCACAACCGTGACTGGGGCATGGCTACGCAATTAATCCGCGAAGCGTCGGAGGCTGGCGCTGATGCGGTAAAATTTCAAACATACTCTTCGGAAACTCTCTATTCTAAATACACTCCAGATTTCGCAGGCTATACTAATATCCCCAAACTTATTAAGGATATTGAGCTTCCTAGGTCTTGGCAAAAAGATTTAAAGCTGTATTGTGACGACCTGGGTATCGAATTTATGTCGACACCTTTCGATGAAAGAGCGGTGGATGAGTTATATGAGTTGGGCGTCAAAAGATTAAAAATCGCGGGGTTTGAATCTACCGACCCTCGCTGGGTAAAATACGTCGCTTCTACGGGCTTACCTCTTATTATTTCCCTGGGTACAGGAGCGAGCACTGACACGNNTTTAGAAGTTCAAAAAAATATCTTAGGTCCGCAAGTCCTTAATGATCCTCGAATTCATTTAGGGACATTTGATTTTTCAAATAACCCCGACGTCACATATTTGCACTGCAATAGCGCCTATCCGACACCTTATGAGGATATAAATCTGGGAACAATGCAAACCCTAAGACGCTTAAGTACCAGCCATAAATGGTTAAAAAATACTCAAATAGGCCTATCGGATCACACTTTGGGAGTACTCGTGCCTCCCCTTGCTGTTGCTCTGGGTGCCTCCGTAATTGAGAAACATTACACCCTAAGTAGACAACTTGAGGGCCCGGACCACCCCTTCGCAATAGAGCCTCACGAACTTAAACAAATGGTGTCAGATATTAGAACTACAGAGAAATGCCTAGGCACTAAAAAGGGCTCCTATACCACTAGTGAGCAAAAATTCACCAAGGGACGCCGCTCGGTTATTGCTTCTTCTAGGATTGAGAAAGGCGCCAAAATAAAAGAAAGCCATGTGACCACTAAGCGACCTTTGTTAGAAAATTCTATTCCCGCTACGGACTATTATGATGTAATCGGAAAAGTGGCAACACGAGACATACAAGAAGATGAGATCTTGCTCGTAGGGGATATCGACTAATGATGGATGTTTTTGCACAAGAGAAGCAGAGAATTATAGAAGAGCTGTCTGAAACTGGTTTTTCTTCTTCTCATGTTTATTATCTTTTAGGCGACAAAGGTCTTTTAATGTTCCAAGAAAATCAGGAATTTTTTAAGTCAATGCGCGCAGACCCACGCATAAGCGAAAGAGTGGAGCGAATAAAGAGCGGTAATCCTATCAGAGACAAAAACAANCCTTTTGAAATTAATCAATATGATTTTTTGTCCCGCGCCATTCACTTATCCGATGCTTCTTTGATTGAATTATATTTGTGTGAGGAATTCTTAGACATCGCGCGCGCATACCTGGGTGATGATCCAAAGATAAGAAATGTACTGACATGGATCCATCCGGAAGCCCGACAAGTGAAAAGGACTCATTCTCAAAATTGGCACAGAGATCAAGAAGATGATCACAATCTTAGAATCTGGATCTACTACAGTGATATAGCTTCTCGAACTGGCGCCTTGGAGTATGTAAAAAGTAGCAGCACGGGCATGAAAAATAACCATATTTCTCCCAATATCGTAGATGGCGCCTTCCCGCCGCATGGGTATTTGGGAGAATCTCATATAAGAAATATCCCACCAGGAGATATTATAAGTGCAACTGGCCAAGTTGGGACTATCGTCTTCGTAGATACAAATGGCATTCACCGAGGGGGATTCGTCCAGCAAGGCGAGAGAATGAAGACTATGGCTTGCTATTTAAAAAAAGATGCCTACCAAATAAAGAATGGTCCTTTATTTAGCTTTAATTATAGCCAAGAGAAGGTCAACTATTGTGATTATGAATCAGAAGAATTCAAGAATTTGACACCACGACAAAAAAACACACTGGAATAATAAATGAAGATAAGAAAATGTACTTTTGCTGATTGGCAATTTTTATTGTCGCTTAGGAATGACAAAGTGACGAGAGAAAACTCCCTTAATTCTGGCCTTGTTAATAAGTCTGATCACTGCTCTTGGTTACAGCAGTCTTTAGATAATCCATGCCGGGAGATCTTCATAGCAGAAATGGAGGGAGAGCCTGTAGCCATGATTAGGGAAGATAAAGAGTCTCCTCAAGCTAGTGAGATAACTTTATCATGGGCAGTTTCTTCTAGCCAGCGAGGAAAAGGTATCGGAACGAAAATTCTTGAAACTACAGTAAGAGATAGGGTAGAGACTTTTCACGCTGAAATCCGCGACGAAAACATTCCTTCTATTCGGATGGCTGAAAAAAACGGATTCGCAAAGTTTCACGCTACTTCTGTAGAGACGTCTTTGTACAAAAAGAAAGGGTTTTATGAAATAATTTCAGATATTGAAAGAGTGAGAAGCACCAATAATGTCAACTGGATGAACATCCTTCGACTAGCATTTAAGCACGCCCCCACAGAAGCAAAGCAGATGATGGGAAAAGTTAACGAAAACGACCAAGAAATCTCTAGATTACTCAAAGAACTGGCAGGAAAATAGGATTGGCGATGACTAATTTAGCCTTACTAGGCCCTGGAGAATCTGTCTCTCGCAGAATACACCAAATAGTTCATATGGAAAATATGAATACCGTAGCTCTCCATCGGGTATTTCCTCATGTATACACCTTACACAAACACCTTCCAAACTATTGGACTTGGGCAGACCCTGATGCGGCTACCGATGGATTGTTATACCTTTTGGAAAACCACAAACAAGACCCTAGCTTTAAAAAAGAATGAAAATTGTGATTCCTCACTACGTTTGCGGTACCTATGACGAATTCCGCAAGTTTGCTGGCACGACTCCGCTTGGTAGGGATGTGAGGNTATGGGATCAGTACTCCCAAAATGTTAAATCAAGTGAAGGACTTTATGGATGTCGATATTTTTGAAGCAGTTACTACAAAAAATATCTCAATGTATCCTTTTAATAATCGCGATTACTTAGGAGATATTCATGGTAATGAGGCATTTTGGAGATTCACTCACCCAGATAAAGTAGTTTTAGGGACAGTTCAATATGACAGCGAACGCGTTATTGGTACCCTTAACAAGTGGGGTCTCGAAAACAAAGTCTCATCATTCATGTTTCCCATTGCATTTTATTTGCAAGCTCAAAATGTCTATTGCCTAGGATTTTGATTTTATAGGCGCGCGCTTTTTTTGACACTACAAAAACACGACATGCATGGGGTACCGAAACCACTCGTTTGAATGAAAGTATTAAATTTTCTCTCTCTTTGGTGGACAAATGGAAAGAATGGTCAGACATCCATGGCATGACTTTGCATTGCTGTTCCCCAGAGTCTGAAAGCCTTCTTAGTGTTTCATTGCCTTATATGGAGATCTAGTCGATGAAGAGCATAGATGAAGTGGCTATTGTTGTGCAGGCTCGCTTATCTTCCACCCGTATTCCCGGCAAGATGATAAGAAGCTTTGCTGATTCTACTCTTGTGGACATCTTATTTGACAAGCTAAAAAGATCATCAATTATTCCACTTCAAAATATATATTTTTCGGCCTGGGATCAAGATCTCAAGAAAATCGCCAGAGATCATCAAGTCAGAATACATCACAGAACAGAAAAATCAGCAAATTCCGAAGGGATACAATTACAAGAACTCTTTGATTGGCACGACAAATTGCCTCACAAATATGTTATTATGGTAAGCGCTTGTAATCCATTGCTGAATATAGAAACCATTGATTCCTTTGTTGAACACTTTTTAGCTTCTGGAAGAGAGAACTGTTTCGCAGTTTTTGAAAAAAGAACCTATTATTGGGATAAAGAGGGAAATAATTTAACTGACTGGAAGAGCCTTACATCTATGAATACTAAGTTTGTGGATCCTATCTATGAGGCTGCTCACTGCTTATATGCTAGTCGATTGGATATTATTGGAGACGGATTTTGGATGAATACCAAGTCTCCCCCTGAACTAGACCTTTTTGTTGTGAGCGAGATAGAAAGTTTCGATATCGACTACGAGTGGCAATTCGAAGTAGCAGAGAAATTATATAAAACTTTACAATAATGCACTTTAATACTTGACAATGGGCGATTTTGGTGTTATAATATATGTAGCTTAAGGAGATTATTATATGCAATTAACAGATCAAGCTTTAGGGGCCGTAATGATGGCACTACAAAAATCACTTATGGAGCAAACCGATATTGTTCCTGTCCTACAGGGGTTCGTATTTACCGAAACCAACGATGGCTTAGTGGTAGAAAATCCACCCATTTTAGATTTTGGAGTTCCCGAGACCATCGAAGAGGATAATGCCGAAGTATAACTATTATTGCAAAGATTGTGATGAGTACTTCGAGATTAGACACTCTATGACAGAAGTGTTGGATAGCTGCGTCTGTTGCGAATCCGGCACTTTTTCAAGAATTCCCTCCATTCCTTCGTATATTAACAAAATCATTGTTACTAAGGATGAGCGCCCTGGCGCAATAGTAGAGGATTATATCAAGCAAAACAGACAATCAGTTAAAGAAGAAAAAGAACGATTGAAAAAACAGGAATATAAATCATGACACTATCATTAATAGTATTGTCGGTTTTATTAGTGTTGTCAGGCGCCACAAATTTATTTCTTATGTGGTTTGTATTTAAGGCCTCTCGACAGATAAGACTATATGATGACGAAATAAGATCTATTTTATCCGCAATTCAAAACTTCAATAATCATCTCAATTCAGTACACGAAATGGAGATGTTTTATGGAGATGAGACATTGCGTAATCTCATTAGGCACTCGCAAGATATTGTAGAAGTATTTAATAATTATGATTTATTTTCAGATACAAATGAAGAGGAATCATATGACAGCCAAGCCTAAAAAAAGAAGAAGAATTAGAAGAAGTAAGAACTCAAGAAATTATTTCACCAAAGTTCACGAAGACGCGATTATTGAGTTTAATAATACTGCCGATTTCAAAAGAAGAGAGGTTTTGTATACAACTCTTATTGGCCCAGCTTTAAACGAAATGGTCGATAAAATCGTCTTTACTTATCGATTTACCAGCCTTCCTAATATTGATTCTTTGCGAGATGAATGCAAAATTTGGCTCGTCACCATCTTGGAGAAATTCAAACCAGAAAAGGGATCCAAGGCTTTTTCTTATTTTTCTGTCGTAACCAAAAACTGGTTCATCCAAAAGGTAAAAAAGAACAAAAAGAAGAATCAACGCGAAATCGAGTTTGAAAATTTATCTAAGGATATGGAGCTGAAATATGTTGCCATAGAAAATGAATATGATGACCAAAGAGAGAAGGATGAATTTTGGCAACATCTAAAGACAGAAATAGAGACTTGGGATACCGCTAATTTAAAAGAAAACGAGAAAAAAGTACTTGAGGCGATAAAAATATTAATTACCAATTGCGATGATATAGAAATTTTTAATAAAAAGGCTATTTATTTGTACATGCGAGAACTGACTGGGCTGAATACCAAGCAGATTGTAAACTGTCTCAATAAAATGAGAAAAAAGTATAAAACCTTTAAGACCAAATGGGACAGAGGAGACACATAAATGAGCGATTTAGAGAAATATATAGCGGAAGCAATTGGGAATATTCGTAACGACCGAGACATAACACGACGTTTACTCGATGATGTCATGATTTATTTAAGTAAAAGCGAAGAGCGTCATCGAGAAGTGGGCATTACAGCCGCTAAATATGTGGAAACGCTCCAACGATCTAACGACCAACTGGTCAAAATTTCCACCCTCCTTCAAAAGAAAGAATCTAATCAAGCCGGCCTGTCGTCGATTGATAAAGATGAAATCTTTGACATGCTCCAGGGCTCCGAGGAGGAAAATGATTAGTGCCTTTAGATCGAAATAACGCATACTCCCTTCCTTATGAACTAAATAACCGGTCCGAAGCCTCTTTGGATTCGAGAAAGATTGGAGTAAACAAACGAGCAAATGGCCTCGCCGTTGCTAACGAAATCTTGTTCAATACATATGAGAGTATGTCATTTCCGAATGAAGGAGATAGGATGAATGGGATGGTCATTGCCGAGCCCAGCAGAGTCACTAAAAGTGACATGGTGAACTTCTTTTCTAATGCCAATTTTCCTCTCGCCGATAAGGACTCTGCCAATGTTGAAGAATATCTAAAGGTGTACGTTCGTATTCCGAAAGAACATATGTGCATAGGAGTTCCACAGTCATTTGTTTCAGCAATGGGCATTGGAGATATTGCTCTTGCCAAAGACCAGGCGAGTAAGATGAATACAGCCCACATAATAATGCATCCTTACTTTTTTATGCCCGTAAATCCAGAAAAGCCAGAAAGTCTTATAATCCCCCAAGTGGGAGATATAGTAGAGGTTCAATTTTCTGATACACTTAAGACTCAAGGTTTTTTAACAAAGATAGTTGATACTTGGATTGGCACTCCCATAAGTCTGGAAGATTTGCAAAAATCTGCCCAAGAAGCTTTCCAAATGATGAGTACGCCTATAGATTCGGTGTTTAAATCAGACCGAGGGCCCACCGCAACTCCTTCAAAAGACCCGGGGGACATCTCCAATCTGGCCCCGGGCCCCGATGTTCAAGTTGGAACTGGCGATACAATCCAGACAGTAGTTATTGATAATAAACTCATAGACAAGCGCGTAGCTCCCCATGTGGTAGCTATGTACAGGGATGCTTCTGCAGAAGGGGTTCAAATTTACCCACTTACATCTGCTTTCCGCGTCGGATTTATAGAAGATAATATCAGTCTTGAAGAGTTGAATAAACTCACCCAGGGCACTCGATATACGAACTGGGACGGCGCACCATATCCTAAAGCAACCCATGTTCCTGCATCTCAAGAAAGATTGCGCTATGTTAACTGCGGGCCCAATGGCATGGATCGCGATGCGAAGTGCAGAATCGCCACCGGATACCCCGTTCGCGCCGGAGCCTGGAAAGGAAAACAAAAAAGCGGCCACATGATGGGCAATGGCATCGATGTACCTGTTGGTTCATGGGGCCGGTGGCCCAAGTTCAAAAATAAAGTCCGCTCGCCCGGATCTCTTAACTAAACAATATAGGTGGCTCTGCTTGAATGCGTGGAAATATGGATTCATCCGAACGGTACGATCAGAGCGCTGGCACTGGGAATATCTCCCGGGTAAAGGTCAGTTTTCCAGAGTTCCTCGCGACAATCCTCTTTGGGATAGCCAATTTAATGAAGCTTTCGCAACGTATGAGGAGGGCGAATAATGAAGTCAGTACGCCAAGTTGACAACCTTTCAACTACATTACAGGAAAAAATCGATCTATCCTCCACAACAGGTCTAAATGGCAAACACATGCCAGAAGCTATACCTAAGTTTGACCGATCGGATAGCGAAGTAGTATATCAAAATAAAAACAACGCAAGCATTGTGCTGGGAAGAGACAGGCCCGGAAATAAATTAAGCGGCTACGGCGGAGCGGGACACTCCAACTGCGGACTGATAGACTTGGTGGTGGGCAGGATGTCAGCCGTACCTAATGGCCCGGAGGGTGATAAATTCTGTAACCCCAGTATGTCCGACGACGCCGCACGCATCTATATATCTCAAAAAACAGATGTGGATAAAAACTTTGGAATAGTTCCGGGTTCTGTAGGGAACTTGGAAGCCAAATCAGCCATCGCGGCAAAAGCAGATTCTATCCGTATTATTGGCCGAATGGGCATAAAACTGGTGACAGGTACCGATCAAAAGGATTCTGCTGGAACTGATCTTAGTGCAGTATATGGTATCGACTTAATCGCAGGAAATGCAGATGAAAAATATACACCAACAGGCTTTCCAGGAGAAATATCCCCACTCCAGCCAATCCCCAAAGGCGATAACCTTGTGGGTTATTTAGAAGAATTGTCTACAAGAGTGGACGAGCTGTCGAATATATTAGATACTTTTATGAAAATTCAACAAACGTTCAATAGTCTCACGGCCAATCATACCCACCCAACATTACCAACAGCTCCATTCTCTCCCGGCTTAACACTAGCATCTCCAGCCCTCCAGATTGCCAACCCATCANTGAACTCATTAAGTGCAAATTTTGTCAAAGGGCCTAATTATAGCAATAGGATAAATATTTCAACTTTAAACTCGAACTATCTATCTCCATCTGGCCCTCTATACATCAATAGCCGCTACAATAGGACGACTTAATGACTCTTTTAGAGAAAGACATTACCAATCCGGACCCTGATGCTCCATATATAGATTGGACAAAGAAGAAAAATGGAGCAGTCTATTATGATGCCCAGGATTCAAAGTACTATGCAGTTTTGGTAGATAAGGATAAAGATTATCCCCATCCCACCAATCACGCCTCATACTTACTTTTGGGCCAAGTGGCTGCACAAAACTTTCTCATAGACCAAGAAGTAAATTACGCCACAGCCACCGAACGGGCGAACTTAATTTTCGATCATATCGTAAAGCTGGCCGGGTATCATGTCCCTACCAGGGAGTCGCTCCCTAATAAGATTCGATTTTCCATTACTCCAGAAAATTATAAGCTCCTAATAGACCAGATGGCCCCAAGAGCGGGCACTAATCCAGAATCAGGAACGGACCTTTCGCAAGATGTGCGGTGGATAACCATCGACCCCTCTCAATATGACACCATGTTTGAGAATCTTGTGAAGACTTTAGATGTTGTGGGCAGAGCTTATGAGTGCGCCTTTAGAAACGGAACATATAACGTGCCTAATTTGAGATTCGGAACACGAATCAATAAGGTAAAGAAGTTTCAAGCTAAATTAAAGGACATCCTCTCTAACGCACTCGGATCTTCATGGGAAAAAAATTCTACCTCTTTAGCTTTGCGCCAGTCTTTCACTAAAGAAAAGCCATCTTTTGATCAGGTGTGGACCAAGAACGTTTTAGAAGAATGGATTCAGGTAAAAACAGGCGCCAAAAACATGGGCAAGAAAGATCCATTCAACGACATGACGACAGTCAACTTTGTCCTTAATGCCCCACAAATTGCTAGAGACTTCTTGTCCGACAAACCCAAGGATTATAAAACATTTATTGAACAATATTATGTCCCTACTCCTCAATTCCCTCAAGCTGATCCGCTTGACCCCCTCCAGGGCGCCTCTACTCTCTTAGGTGCTTTCGGATCAAATGGGACTGGAGCTGCATCATGCGCTTCTAATTTTGTCGGATCTTTTCTAGAAACAGTTCCTGGAAATCAAGTTTCAGGCCAGCTTACTAAGTATTCGGATTGTGTGGAACAACTTGATTCGTCTACATATTATGACCGAACTGGCCGCAACAAACTTAAGAAAGTACTAGACGATCCTCGACTCTCTTCTCGACGAGTCGCCGACGCACTCATGACTACCGTCGATGAAATGGATCCCATAGTTGAGCAGCTAAAGATTAACATAGAGGAGTCTAAAGACCTCAAAGATCTTTATATAAATGTCTTAGATCCACTTGGTGTGGATGGGTTCGCCAAACTATTAGCATCAGGACTCCTCCTTCAGATCAAATGCTTGACTCTTGATGCGGTTGTCAAGCAAGTATGCTTATCCGCCCTAGAGGTCACAACCAAAGTACAAATATATGAGCTGTACAAGAATGTGGTCTGGGATTCAAAAACGGAGGACTCTTCGCTCCTACGGAATTTTCTATTTCCTGGGAATCATATTCGGGCTTTGTGCCACCAATCCCTCCGGTAGACGAAGTGTCGCCAGAAACCTTTACGGCACCTCCGAAAAGCAATATCCCAGCAGAAAAACCCCAACTTTCTATTGGTATCCCATCATTATCAACAGATCCCACGGTACCCATGATAAGAACGACTTTCATCAATATGGTGCAAGAAGATCTAGTTTCTCCTTATGAGATGATAAAAGAGATATTTAAACACTCCTCTCACGGGAGATGCAGGAGTACTGGGCATCGTACTGGGTATTGATAGTGGTTATGCGCAATTTTAAGCTTGGAAAAGTGGCCCCGATTACGATGCCATACATTCCTCCCATCATTATCCCGTCTTTGGGTGATGTAACAAAGTTGGCTATTCAATTTGCCAAACAGGCTCTAGAGAGAGCCGCCACTGCCATCGCAAAACTCTAATGATAAGTGTCCTTGATGCGATTTTTAGTTTGTGCGACGATCCCGCAGCGGCAGGAAACATATTGGGGTCTACTCCTGGAGCCATGGTTGATATTCTAAGAGGTGAGATTTGCTCTCCGCGCGCCACCAATGATGAAGTTGCTCAAGCTACAAAAGAGTTGCTAGATTCCTTTTCTGTGTGGGAGGTAAACTCTCCATCGGAACGCCCTAATGCCGGCGATGTCCAAATGTTTGCAGAAAGAGTATCTACCTCTACCAGTCCTCAACAAATGATAAACTTATTTAATGGTACTGCTTCTGAAGGAACAGTCAGGCAAGTATCTGAAGCTGTCCAAATCGATGTCAAACAATAGAGTAAAGAATGCCCTAGCATCGGACGCAGCTATAGAAAATCTACTTTGCCAGCTTGGGAACTCTTATAAATCGAAATGCGTTACAAGCCCAGCATGACCTAGCAGGAATTCTAAATACACCAACTGACCCTCAAATCTGCGCAGACCCATTCCAGATAGTAGCCGAAGATGAAGCAACCAGGGCCGCACTTTTGGCTAAGGGCCTCAATGATGATCAGATCGCCGAACAGATGAAAGCAGCTACAGAGAGGGCCCTAGAGAAGCTTTCCGATACTGCCAAGACTCTTTTTGCACCCGCTGCAGCAATGGGCACCCAATCAGGAATGCCAATCAAGGAAACAGCCAACGGCCCAGTCATCAATCCTGTATCGACAGACCCTACGAAAGATGATGGCCTCTTTCCAATGCAAGATGAATCTACTAAAGATTTTAATTCGCAACTCTTCAACTCGGCTTATGACTCCCTTGACAATATGGTTATGCAAGATTTGATGATAGGAAATCCTCTCAATATGTTTAGTAAGGGATTTTTGGACATGATTTTGTCTGCGAATAACGGAAGGGGCTATACTAGGATCGCGGGTGAGATCCATTTTGATAAAGAAAATGAAAAGAAATTTTATTCAAAGTTTAATAAAGAAACGCCACCACAAGTATCGGACCTTTATGACGTTTTTAAATCTCCCTCTGATTTTGTAGAAGTAACCTCTGAAAATATTATAGCTACCTACTCAAAACCAGAAGAGCCCCCATCAACTGGGACTACGACCTCGACTACTTCTCCTCCCATAACCAAGCTTCAATATCAACTAGGAGGGCCCCTATTTATTGATTACAATGCTTCAAGCGGAGAATCTCTTGAATATTCCATAAATATCAATTATGCGCCCTCTCCGGCAGCCCAGGATGTGATTACCTTGGTATCACCCTCGTCCAACGCTCCCCGAAATATATTAGCCAATTGGTGTGCAAGTGCACTGGATGATTATCTCCAATATGATGAATCCTCTACAACTGAAAGGTCTGCCTTTATCGAGGGTACTAGACAGTATGTAGCCGACACGCTCCATCGACAAATAATCGATAATGTGCTGGGCGAGTATTTTAAAAAATCTGTGGACACCATCGGATCATCGAATTACGACGCGTGGGAATATGGAAACCGGGAGCCCAAAGAGCCTGAAATCGTGGAACTCGAAGACGATCAAGGGTCATTTTATGTTAAGGCCTGTACCCAAGATTATAAAGGGTGGATGAATGTTTATGATAATGCAATCCCACTCTCGGCTGCTCCCACTAGAGAAGTGCCGTTATTTAACTTTGTTGATATTAAAGAAGAGTGTCAAGAATACTATGATACAGTCCCTGAAGATTTAAGAATGCAGGCAACAGCCTTGATGTTAAAGAAATATTCAGAGCCTCCTTTTTCTAGAATCAATACACGAATTAACAATGCTATGCTGGCTGGAATAAACAGCGCTGTGTCAAGACTATCTTTATATGACGCTTTAATTAAAGGGTCTCCTTTTTTCCGATTATATGCAATGAACAAAGAGAATTATGGAGATTTATTCCTATCTTATATGATTGATAGTGTCATAGAGGAGGTTTTGGACGAAAGCCTGAAGATGGGAACAATAAGCTTAAAGCCTTTAGGAGTCCAGGGATATTATTATTTATTTTTAGAGCAAGTTGTGCAATCCTATTCCAACATGATTAATACAGGGCTTGTCGCAGGCACAGCCGATGGTACACAAGCTTTAAGGTTTTTGAATGAAAAACTACAACAAAATTGGAAACTAGACATCAAGAGCATTAACCGAACTGCTAAATTTAAAGACTTCATTGACACTTCTTTGCCTCAAATAAAGATTATTTTAGGGGAAATAATTTCTGTTCAAATGGAAAAGGTAACGGAAACAACTAGAAGAGTGTTTAGTCCAAAAGCAGAGAGTCTCAATAAGGATATTATGGAGAAATGGCTCGAAGGGGGTACGAAATCGTCTAATTTCGGCCTTAACCCAGCGGGTCCACTAATTACACCAGTAGATCTGTCCGACTTTTTCTTGAGGAGTGGAGATCTAGATTTTCCCTTTGTTTTGCAAAAATATATAAGACTAGTTAATGCTGATGGGGTATCTCAAACCGTAAATGCAGACGAATTAGACGAAGATTTAATCAGTAAAAATGTGGAGTTCTTTTTTGGAACACGCATCGCGATCGCGATGCCTCTTAATTATATAAATGAATTCAGTTCCAAGACGCAATCCTATATTAAGTCAACCCTAACTAAGCAATTTGATGAATCACGATCTTTCATCACTAAGGATGAAGACGGTAATACAAGATATCTCATACCTCTTTTTTCCAAAGAGATAGAGTCAACAGATACAGAAATTACGAGCATACCCCCACAGTTGGACTTGAACGAAATGATCCTATCTTCTGGAGAATTCGAGGCATTATTTAAAAATTCGATTCCAATGTCAGGGTTATTATCTTTTGCAACTATTTATACAATAGAGAACTTTGTAGAGTCTTTGGCAATCAAAGAAAGGGATCAAGGATTTCAAGCATTTCGCTTTTGGAATGGGGATACATTTGCTATGTCACGCGAATATCTTAGAAAAATGGCTCAACAGGCATACTATGCGCGCTCGGCAGAATATATTAACCAAATCGCGATTGATCTTTCTGCGCCGATTGTGACCCCCAATGCGGCCCTTGGAATAGGTAAATCTGCTTTAGAGGCCAAAGTGCTTAGTAAATTGCCAAAATGGAAGCGAAAGAAGAAAAGACCGGCTCCCCCCGATGTCTGTGAGGATTAAAATATGGCAGGAATATCACCTAAATTACCACTAACAGTTACTCATGTAGATGGGACATATGGATTAACTAAAACAGTCAAAGAGGCTATAACTCAAGACTTCAAATTGCTGCTCCTCACAAACCCAGGCGAAAAAATGATGGATCCGGCCTTCGGAGTTGGCCTTAAAAGGTTCTTGTTCGAACAGTCGGGAAACCAAGTTTTTGCTGCTTTAACTTCGCGCGTCATATCTCAAGCCCAAAAGTATCTTCCCCAAGTCGAAATCGACAAAATCCTCTTTAATGAGTCGGCGGTTGACGATATACAGGCATCAGATTTGATGGATAACAACATCATGTCAGTTACAATTAGGTTCTCAATTAAGCCTTTGAAGAAAATCGAAATTTTAACCATCCCATTACTTTAAAGGTACCTAATTATTACAGGAAATAAAAATCAATGGCCACAAAAAAANCCCCAATAAAGTATACGAGTAGAGACTTTAGCACCATCAAGCAGGACCTTATTAATTACGCAAAGCGAAATTATTCGGAAACCTATAAAGACTTCAATGAGGCCTCGTTCGGCGCCCTAATGCTTGATACCGTGTCTTATGTCGGCGATATTCTGTCTTTTTATCTAGATTACCAAGTTAATGAATCATTTCTCGATACAGCAGTAGAATATCAAAATGTCAAAAGACTATCTCGTCAATATGGGTTTAAATATACTGGTTCTCCATCGGCAACAGGCATTGCTGACTTTTTATATTACAGTTCCAGCGAACTCAACCGGTATGGGTCCAAACCTAAGTTATGCACCTTTACTAAAAGCAGGCAGCCAGTTTGCGACAAATGGCGGATCGCCCTATTTATTGATAGATTCGATCCAGTTTGATAGTCCCAATAACGAAGTAGTTGTGGCAAAAGTGAATAACTCTACAGGTATCCCCACTTCTTACGCCATTCGTGCCAAAGGCCGAGTCATATCTGGAAAGATGGTGCAAGAAACATTCGCAGTAACCGACTATCAACGCTTCCGCCGCTTATTTTTATCTTTGACCAAAAGTGGCAGAAGTAATCTCTGTATTCGATTCGGATGGGAATGAGTACTACAATGTAGAAAACCTCTCTCAAGACGTAATTTATAAAGAAGTGGCCAATAGAGGTAATAATAGCGACACGGTTTCAAGTCTTTTAAGGCCGTTTTTCTGTACCTCGACGATTTACAGTTGAAAAAGACGGACCCATGACTTACTTACAGTTTGGATATGGATCCGAAGACGAATCTTCCTCTGAAGCTTCTGTAGCAGAGCCTTCAAGCGTAGTTTTAAAAATGAATGGGAAGCCGTATATTTCCAATATGAATTTCGACCCATCCAAATTGCTAGAAACCGATAAATTCGGAGTAGCACCAGTTAATACTACTTTAACAGTCAAATATAGGGTAAATATGGTCAACAATGTCAACGCTCCAGTGGGTACATTGGTCACTGTAAACAGCGCTGATTTTTCATATAAAAATGTACGCCAACTAGATACGAGACTTATGTCGCAAGTTAATCGATCGATCGAGGTATTTAACTCCGATCCCATTATCGGCGATGTCATGGAGCCCACTTCAGAAGAGCTTCGAATCCGAACGCTCGACTCGTTCGCGACCCAAAACCGTGCAGTAACTCAAAAAGATTATGAAGCTATGGTATATGCTATGCCTACAAAATATGGCGCCATAAAGAGATGTAGGATCACTAGAGATCCGGATAGTTTTAAGAGAAACTTAAATTTATATATCTTATCGGAAAATGCAGACGGCACCCTCACTCTGGCTAACTCTACTCTTAAACAAAATTTAAAAACGTGGCTTAACAGCGTCAAGATGATTAACGACACCATTGATATTATTGATGGAAGAATTATAAATTTGGCGATTGACTTCAAAGTAATCGCAGACTCGGATAAAAACAAGTACGACGTTCTAGATGCATGCGTCCAGGCCCTAAAAACCAAGTTTAGGCAACCTTTGTTGCTAGGAGAATCCTTTTACATTACTGACGTCTACACTACTTTGAATGATGTGCAGGGTGTAGTAGACACCGAGAGTGTTCACGTAAGCATTCGTAATGGCCTAAGCTACTCCGACACACGATTCAATTTAAACGATCAGAAGTCAGCTGACGGTCGATATATCAAGGCTCCGGAAAATGTCGCCTTTGAGATTAAATACCCAGGAAAAGATATAAAAGGAACAGTTAGATAATGGCTATTAAGAAATATTTTGCAAATGCTGACAATACTATCACGAACGCTTTTCGAGCGAACCTTCGAACTCGTGGCATCGATGCCAATATGGGTGCATCAGATGTATTAGAGACTTTTTCAATCTACGGACAAGCCTCTTCAGGCTCTACGGAGCTATCGCGCATCCTGATTAACTTCCCAGTTGATGAAATAATCGCCGATAGAACAGCAGGGGCTCTTCCTGACGCAGGTGAGGCCAAATTTTATTTAAATCTATATAATGCCAGAACTAACCAGACTGTGCCTCGCCATCTTTACTTGTCTGTACATGCTATTTCCACGGCATGGCAAGAAGGCACCGGCCTAGACATGTCTGAATATAAAGATATTGTGGCCCAAGGAGATATTGGGTCCACATGGTTATCAGCCTCTAGCACTACAGCATGGACTAGCATGGGAGGGGATTATTACCCGTCGCCTGTATATAAGGATTTTTTCGATACAGGGGTTGAAAATCTTTCGGTAGATATCACTTCTCTGGTTGAAGAATGGATTGCGGGAACAAAAGATAAATTTGGAGTAGGAATACATCTCACCTCCAGCCAAGAAGCTTATTATTCAGGTTCAGCCGGCGCCGATAGTCCCGGAGGTCAGTTAAATAATCTCTCCGGATCCAAGACTTCATATTACACCAAAAAGTTTTTCGGCAGAGGTTCTGAATTCTTTTTCAAGCGACCTACGATTTCTGCTAAGTGGGACAGTTCCAAAAAAGATGACCGAGGTCAAATGTATACAGAAAGTAACCTCCTGTCAGCAGCAGATAATACTAATACTCTTTATTTATATAACTCCCACAATGGAAGGCTAAAAGATTTACCAGCGGTTGGAACAGGCGCCGATGCGCTTACTGTTTAAGATTTTTAATTGCTGCGGCAGGAGGAAGTCAAATTACGACAACCACTCCAGCCCTCGTTACTGCAGGAAGAGTGTCGACAGGGGGTCTACACCGCGTCATTCGTTATAGATTCTACAGCCAGCATAGGATATGATAGATGGTACAATCCAGCACTTACACAAGTATACCATTACGGGTAATTTTTATATCCGCGAGCGTCAGGCCAGCACTTATAGCCCTTACCCCAACTACGTCACCTCTGTTACCAATCTGCGCCCTGTCTATCATGCGCATGAAAACCGCAAGATTCAGATTTTTATGTGCGCCAAAAAGATTGGAGCCCAACTATTTATACAGTAGCAACTACCGAAATGGATACTTTGATTATAGAATCATCATCTTATCAAATCCATCGTTTGATTGACAATACAGTTGTCATTCCTTTCGACACCGGTAGCGATAAGAGTACTGAAATGTCGTATGATGTTAGCGGAAATTACTTTGATTTAAGTATGAATCTATTTGAGCCAGGATATTCCTATGGGTTAAAGGTTTCGTATTACGACGATTCCGTGCTAAGCTATGTAGAGCAACCCAATATTTGGAAATTTAGAGTCGAAAAACTGGAACCACAATGAGTATAAAGAAACTTTTTGATAAGAAAAATCCTTATAAAATATTATCTGCTGAAACCCTAGACAGCCTAGGTGCAATAGCAGAATCATCAGGAAACGTTAATCAACGATTGGTCGAGAAGAATCGGTTTATCCCTATCGTCAATTTTGATTATCCCGAGAATTTTGCTCGCTATGGCAAAGCTTCTAAGTATTATGAAGATGCCATAAAGAGAATCTATGATGATTACCCTTATGATGGCTCTCTAAGTGAAAGAGCACAATATCGCAATGAATCATCTTATTTAGATCTTTACATTTTAGACCAAAAATATCCCCGTAGAACGGGCCATGCGATCTTTTCGCCTAATGGATGGGGAACAGTTGCTGCTTCTACTCCAATCGGCGCCACGGGCTATATAGGCCTCTCTAACAACCCGGAATATGTCCTAGTCAAAGGAGGTCCAAATCAGGCACCTGATAAATATCTGAATCAGCCACTTCACACGCAGTTTGAAGAAGCAAATATCTATGACCCCGCGAAAAATAGACAATCTAATCTTAAATTTGATCTAAATGAGGGTATGACAGTAGAGTTTTGGATGAACAAAACGCTACTCATGAATACGGGATCATTCCCAAGTGCCGGCACATCTATGGAAATTCCATTTATGATTTCGAATGAAAATTCTGGATCAATGGCCATTTTTATATCTACTGCGGACACCACCCCAACAGCCTCTCCTTTTAACATCTTACTCATTTCGGGATCTACACAGGCTTTCTCAAATATATCCAGCATTACAAACGCTGATTATTTGAATACGGGATGGCATCACTTTGCTTTTGCTCTAAAAAATATCTCCGGTAGCACTAATCATCAAGTCGATGCATATTTAGATGGAAAATTCAAGCAAAGCATCACCACCCCTGGTTTCTTCAATGAAGTGACCGGTGCCCTTCAGGCTACTCTAGGCGCCGGCAGAAAACTTACGTGGCCCGCAGGCGCTATTGATTTCCCGACAGACGGGTATGGCAAACTTTCGGGGTCGATCGATGAATTCCGTTACTGGAAGACTGCTCGCTCTGCTGCCCAAATTGGAAAATATTGGTTTACCCAATATGGCGGCGGAACAAATGAAGACTTGGCTAACACCGACTTGGGCGTATATTATAAGTTTAACGAAGGTATAGTTGGGAATGCCTCTATCGATTCTCAAGTGCTGGACTATTCCGGCCGCATCTCTAATGGCGCATGGACAGGCTATTCAGCTCAATCTCGTCTTACGTCCTCGGCCATTGACATTTATCTAGGTAAAAAGAGCGAGTTCACTGATCCTATCATTTACCCTACCCATCCCGCAGTGATGACTCTGAAAGAGAAGCTAATAGAATCGGGTAGTGCTTATGATTTGACCAATAATGCTTCCATTTATAACTCTATTCCCTCGTGGATTACCGAAGAAGACGAACTAGGGAGCAAAGACCTTTCAAACCTAACCCAGATAATGGGGAGCTACTTTGATACCCTCCAGCTCCAGTTAGAGTCTCTACCTAAATTAAAAGATAAGGTCTACAATGACCCCGCTCTTATAAAGCCTCCCACTTTTTCTAGCCGATTACTTGAATCTCAAGGCTTTGTCGCACCTGAAATCTTCGCAGACGCGGACGTTATGGCCCAGATTTTAAAGCGAGACGATGATCGCAAGTTCGAGCTAGACTTGTATGACATCAAAAATGTTATTTATCAAAATGTCTACAACAATCTTACGCGCATTTACAAGTCCAAAGGTACAGAAAAATCTTTTCGCAACCTAATTCGATGTTTTGGAGTCGACGAAGACCTCATTCGCCTCAATATCTATGGGAATAACGTAGAATATGAACTCCGAGACAACTACCGAACGACCTCCGAAAAGAAAAAATATGCTGACTTTAATCACCCGGATCGCTTTTATGCCACAGTCTATCAGCAAAACAGCCAGTTCCAATCCCCAATTCTGTGTCTTACATTACTGGATCCTCGGATGGAATATATATTCCCTTTACGGTTGAGGCTGAAAGCGTCTTTCCTCGCAAGCTAGACAGAAATAACGTAGACTTTTTTCCCACTCCTTTCTTGAGTTCTTCCCTTTTCGGCTTCCACGGAGCCCCAAGCCCTACGGATTACACTTGGCCAAGCATCGGCTCGGATGCCAACCTGCAGGCTTACGCAGTGAGAGAGGAATTAGAATCTTCTAATGTCTATTTTAAGCTTGTCGACAGGGCAAATAGCATTAATATCACTACTCCTACTTACGAAAACGTCTATGATAATCAAAAATGGAACTTAGCTATTAGATTCCGCCCAGAAAAGGCCACTGTTAACCGCGTCAGTGGCTCTGGTGGCCCTTCAGCAACCTATATTGTGGAGTTTTATGGCGTTAACTCTGACGCTGGGATCATAAATAACGAATTCTTATTCACTGCCTCGGCTAATTCACCACTTTTGGCCGCTTCTAATAAACGCCTTTATGTCGGAGCCCACCGTACTAACTTTACGGGCTCTACGTTGGAACAGTCAGACGCCAAAATCTCATCTTTGAGATATTGGGCCAGTTATCTTCCAGATAGTGCGATTAGAACCCACTCCCGCGACCCTTCTAACTTCGGAACGCCAGCCCCATATGAGAGTACCTACTTATATCCGCTAAGTATGAATGGTATTACAGTCCCCCAGATCGAAACTTTAGCTTTAAACTGGGATTTTGCACTTGTTACTTCATCAGATGGCGGTATTTCGGGCGTCCCTACTGTATCTGACGCAGGATATCCGGTCAGCGACATTAGTTCGGGATCTGTAGCTCTAACTTCTCGCTATGGCTGGCTAGGTAAGGTTCTAGGCCCTCAACATACCGGTCGAGGAGACTTCTATCTCCCAAGTGATAAGAAAGTAGTCGACACGCGCTTTGTATATAGTGGAAAACAGTAGGACCGGAAGTGATTCAATCTTCGGACATGATTAATGTCCTCGGGGAGTCGGATCTATACTTCGATAGGGAAAGCCGCCCGGTTAATTTCTATTATTCCATAGAAAGAGTATGTATCAGACCATTTCGGATGAAATGCTGAAAATGTTCTCTACAATCAAAGATTTTAGCAACCTAATCGGCGCTCCGGTGAACCGATATCGTCCCAACTATAAGGCGATGGAGAAATTACGCAGCTTATTCTTTGAAAGTGTGGAAAACACGCCAAATTTAGACAAATATGTGGAATTTTATAAATGGATTGACGGCTCCCTTAATACAATGCTTCAACAATTGGTACCTATGTCTGCAGATGTCTCTGATGAGATCCGCACCATGGTCGAAAGCCACGTTCTAGAACGCAATAAATACCAATCTAAGTTTCCCACCCTAGAATTTACCCCAACAGACCCTACAGCGGGCATTCAAGGCATCAATAAGCTCTTAATTAACTGGAAATTCGACCATCACCCTCTCAATAATCAGCAAAATACTCATTGTCGCTGGTGGAAAACCCCGCGCCAAACGAGATAACCCAGTGATATCATCTGGAAATACAATAGTGGACCAAGGCCGCCAAAAGATTCTGGACGTGACCCTTTCTGCACTTAATCGTCGCTATACTACACCTTTGCGTCTTGATGTAGAGCCCACTAAACTGATTCATGGCGGAAATAACGTTAAAAATACTAAGGGCGTAGATATCACACGCACCCAACTAAAATTTGGAACAACCCAGGGCATGCGAAGCGCAGGCTTAGCCGCTTCTCCGGATTGTTTAGACAAAATTGTACCTGACGAAAAAGTTTACAAGATCTTTAAAGTGAAAAACAGTCCCGATGTAGAATATCTCAATACCTACGCCAAAATCGGGGTCCCCTGGACAATAATAAGCGCATCGCTTCCGAACACGCTGGGCCCGGGGGTGGCAGTTGTGAACAATCATCGGGATATATATGGACCAGATGCTGAAGTCCCCATGCAGGGCCCGTTTACCGATGCACACGTCGGTGGCCTCCCTTTCCGTCACGTACCCTTGAATCGCGGCACAGACAACTCCACTAATCGCATGGAGGGGTGGAATTACATCTATAGTAGCGCCGGCTTCGAATCTAGGACTCCTTCCCAACCTCGTGGTCCCTATTATCGCGACGAAACAGCAAAAAGACCAGTTAACATCCGGAACATCAAGGGAGATTACGGTAACTACACGAAGGATCACCAAGTAGTCCAGTCCGCAGGCCGATTTATGAACAATAAAGCATGGGTTTCCGCCTCTGGGTGGGACTTAGAGCCAGTCGGCACCCCGTCATATTGGGTTGCAGGTCTTATGGATACTCCTAAAATCCAACGAGGGCGCCACGAGTCCATCATGGTAAGTCGATTTAATGCTCCCGGAGGCCCAGATACAATGGGTGATTCCAATGGTGGAGCAGGCCTCGACCGTTTATCGGCAGAATACTCCTTTAATAATGACCTTAACAGTAGGAACTGGAACGTAAGGTCGGCTTATTACCCATTTTTGACATCTCATGTCAATCAATTTGGCTATTTTTCCAACTTTGGCCACNTCATTGACGCCGGATCCTCTTCGGTTAACCCCATTAACTACGCTGGTACAGGATCCATCTATCAGGTGAATAGGAATACCTTGAGGCGCCTCGAATTGAGCGGTACCACAACCATAACGGGTTCCCAAAGGGATAATTTCTGGGTCCAGCATGCGATCCCTCGCAGCGACCTTCAATATTCATGGGTAAACGCCTCCTATGAGTCAGCAGACCCCTCTGGCTTTGGTTATTGGTACTCTAATCTATTCAATTACGTGGCGAGGAGAGAGCACAGTCTTTAGCGAGACCTTTTCTTCCACCCTGGATGCTGCTAGGTGGACCCAATATGGCGTATCGATGAAAAGCTCATCCGCCGGCAACAACTGGATCGCCCGATTTGGTAACTGGGCCACATCAGAATCCAATGCAACGCCTCGCCACCTAACTTCGGTAGATTCGTTTAAGTTACCTTTTCGGGTAGAATATTCCTACGCCCAGGGACAGTATGAAAATANGGATAGCAAGACTTATGTAGAAGTTTAATGGAGGACAAGTTCTAAGTGGGTCTGCTCAAACGCAGTTTAGTTCGTCGAAATGGAAAATATACGATGGCCCTTTGGGTCAAAGCTAACACTGGTATCCCCACACGCCAGCACTTGATAAGCTGCAATGGAGTGGCTCCCAACTATTTCTCCGAGCTACAACTCTACCTAAATGGCGCAAATCATATCGGCTTCCGCCGAGACTATAGCGGCACTAATGCTGATTTTCGCACCGACTTTAATTACCCCGGATACGGCTGGTTCCATATTGCCGTGTCGTATGATGAAAAAACACCCACCACCCCCGCCACACTCTATGTAAATGGGGAACAGGCTCCCCCATCTTACGTGGTGACGGGCACCGGAACTCCTGTCAGTGTCAAATCATTCACCCTGGGCGGCCGAGACCCTAATACAGCAGGTTTCCCAACTCAGAATGCGGAGTGCTCCATGGATAGTGTCCTGTGGATCAATCGTGTGCTTACAGAAGAGGAAATCAAAGACTTATATAACGAGGGAAGTCCAGGCTACGTGAATCAGCTTTCGTGGTTCCCTGTGGTGACGGCCTCCAGTCAGGTACATTATTACCAGTGCGGCGAGGCTAACAAAGATTACATCGCCTATGGCAGTGAAAGTATGTACGACTGGGGGAATTTCGGATCCAACAGGGAAAATTTAATCCCTGTCGGCGCCGCCGGATTGATCTTTAAAGAATATGAAGGCTACATGTTGGGGTATCCATCGGATGCGGACGAATCGATTTCGTTAGAATTTAGTTCTGATGGGGGCACAACCTGGCAAACGGCCTCTGTCACGCAGCGCGCCACTGACAAAGAAGGTCAGGATATCGGCTTTGCGGGTAGTACATACACATTTAGGGCAACTGGTTCTGCGGGAACTGGGCAGATTCGCTTTAGACAAGTAAACTACAGCAATTCCAAAAAAGACAACTGGGGATTCGATAATATAAAGATCATTAAAACTAATGTCGTGGAACCCGTCAAGTTCTCTCCTTATGGTGACTTTTCGTCTAGGTATTATACTTTAGGTCCCAATTTAAAGTACGGCAACCCTAATGAATTAATCGCAACGAGTGCGAATTTAGAAGTCTTCGTACCTACCGTGTATGTTGACTTAAACTACAATGTTTATGAGCCTGTAGATGTGCAGCAAAGATCGTATGGCTATCCCCTCCCTGCACAGGTCAGTGAATCTTTGCGTGCTAATTATCAGCCAGATGAGTACTTGAATAGCACTCTTGTTCCCGATGGATTCGCCAATAACGGAGGAACTCAATATTTAAGTAAAGCTACTCTCCTGAACTCTATTCTCATTAAGCGAAACGGACCTTACGGCTATCCTACATGGAAACAAATCCGTACCGGGGATCACGCCATCGCTCGAAGCATGCGCAAAAACAACCTTATTGGCTGCACAGAGATGCCCGGAAAGCGAACGGAACTAAATGGCCAACAATATATTGAAAAATATGGCAAAACTACACTTTGTAAAGAACGTCCTGTCAATTCTAGCTATTCTACTTTGGATTACTTACTGGGCTTGAGAGTTCAAGCAGAACAGGAAGGTCGAAATCCAGAGTTCATCATTCGCCCTGTTCACCTTAAAACGACCTATGGAAACAATCTTAGCTATTTCACTAGCGAAAAGCTAAATATTTGCGCAGATTATGACAAAACAAGTGTATCATCTGAAGAACAAGCCTATGATACCATTAAGGCCCTGTATCTAGATGGGGCCCTCAATGATCCGAGCAGCCCAGTTTATAATTTAGTGAGCCTAAAGTATGCGGAAAAAGTATACCCGGCAGCTATCAACTCTTATTCGGGAGTAAATAGGGAGCGACCCGACTACCTAGAAACATTCTGGAAAACATATCGCTCACCGCGTAATACTCTGGGGGCCCAAAAGTTTGGAGGATTCAACTCCCAAGGCCTAATCAGATCGCAGAGCTGCTGGGCACTTGATGCATGTACTCAATTTGGACAACCAGGTCCTACCTCCGCCGCAGAAATGGAAGCGGGCGTAGGTTTGGGGTCTCACTATGCTGTTAACTATGCTTCAGGGTCTTCAGGCGAGCTTCAGAACGATTATACATTCTTTTGGACCCGAAGCTTGCTCTCAAATACAGGAAATGATTCCGGGTCGCTAAAGCCGTCGCCTATTTATAACAGAAAACAGGGTTTTTCTAGTCTGTATTCCGTAGTCGGTTGCTCTGGCATGCAAACCATGAATACCTATGCGACCAGTACGGTATATCTCACTCCTTACGAATACAGTGCTTCTGCTTTTACGGCGATTTTGGTTTTCCAATATCCGGAAGGCGCCCTTCAGACTATGGGAGGCAATGCGAAATGGGAAGCTGGAAAATTTGCTGGAAAAGTAAAAAATAATAAATTTATCTCTGGATCATCGGCACCATTTCAAAATGACTATGCTGCATATAACGCCGAAATGGTTCTCAAAAATAAGGAAATGTCAATTGTTCCCGAATTTAGAATCAGCGAACATATGCCTTACTACTTTAATGAAAAGGGTGCGGATTTTCTAGCTGATAATACTGCCTCCTTTACTATTCCTGGTACCTCGCTAAAAGGCGGCCTCGATGATTTTTATACCACGTATTCTTACAGTGATTTTATGAAGTTCTTTGAAGTGATAGATGATGACCATGCTGAATTGGATGATCTAGAAAAAACTCTCACTCTTAAGTGCTCTGCTTTAAAGAAATTTTTACCCTACGACGGGTTTTATCCAGCTGAACGAACGCTGGAAATGACAGCTTTATTTTCAAGCTCATACTCTCATTACATCACCGCATCTGGCGACCCGACCCTTACATCGGGGCCTGGAAAAGTTAGACCACTCTATGCTACTCTTTTCTCGCCTGGAGTACTTTATAATACCATTAAGTCGGGTATCGCAGTCGACTATCCTGCTTATACTGGATCGTTCCAGAGAATACAAGTGATGTATTCTCCCACTTCAGGCTCGTCGACTTATAGATATACTCCCTATGTGATGTTAGGGGCCGGATCTCGCGGTATTTATGGCTGGGATACTCGGGTAACTTTTGAAAACCTGCTCGAACCAGAACAACTCAATGATCGGACTTTTGTTGATATGGCAGCCAACGCGAACGCCGCCATCGCATCTTCTGCCGCGCCATACACGAGCAATCTCACTTCGTCTCTGCGCGCCCCTGCACAACAAAACTTATACAAAATGGCGATGAATAACTTTACCGCTGAAACAGCGGACTTTTTCTTGCGCAATGGGCTCACAACTATTCGGTCCGATGTTAGTGATGTTGGTTATACCTTTCAGTCAGGAACTTATTCAATGCGGTTTAAGATGTATCGAAGCATGAACCGCGAAAGAAAATCTCCAAAAGCTTTCCCAATCGCCGTAGACTGGTATCAAGATTCGGGATCTCACGAGACAATCACTATGTACAGTCGGCCCACTGCTTTCGGTCCTCCCGTAGCCGGCTCCGATAGAATATATTCACCCGCCGCCATGACATCTTCAGAGGGAGGCGGCTGGCGCCAGCAAAATTCCGATAGTCTTTATGGAAAAAACCCTTCTTTTACTCCACCTTACTTATGATGGGGAATCGTGGTGTGATATTATCCTTGATGTCCCTCAAGCAAGAGTGATGACTTTGGACGACGTTTTTGTAAGTGCCAGCGTATGGCAGAACAGAATCCCCAAGGTAAAGGAGGCGTGGCCCAATAATCCGACTAGATTTGTAGCTAGTGGTGCGTGCCCTATGAATCGCAGATGGGCAAATAATTTTGCAATGCAAATAACTGCATCTATGAATATATTTCGTAAAGAATTTACGCAGGCAAAAACGTCCCAATCAGATAAGTCAGCCAGGTGGGTAATCCAACCCAAATTTGAGACACCTATTTTGAACTTTGGAGATAAGACAGTGCGTCCTTTATCTCTCCAAAATATTACCCTTCCATCCACTGGAACAGCCCCTTATTATATATTCAACCAATCCACACATCCGAAGATTACTGGATCTGCATATTATGGATATGGTGGTCAAACTTCTACCCCTATTGGGATGTGGCACCAGTTTGGACTCATTCCACAAAAAGAAGAAGGCATTTATATTACTCTCGACGATGTTCCTGATGTTTGGTTACAAAATGTGGCTAATCCATCTAACGCATCAGACGGCAGATATCCGACGTCTGTTACTTCCAATAGAGAGCTTTATTCCTTGGCAGATGCCGTGGGATTCAGAAAAGGAACCGTCCGAAAACTTGGGCGTTTAGCCGAATCAAAAACTGTTTCGGAAGGTGTTGTAGCTGTTCCTTATATAATCAAAAACGGAGAAAGAAAATTCTTCCAAATTGATAGAGGTATGATCCAATATTCGGAAGAGAAAATTGCAAACGCCCAACAAATGAGTTCCACATCGATAGAAGCGGGTGACTCTATCGTCGACATGGTAAGAAAGATGAAGAAGTTTATTATACCTCCTCAACTGGATTTTGTAAAAAATACTTCCGTAACTCCGTTTGCGATGTATATCTTTGAATTTACACATACGTTTAATCAAGACGATCTCTCTTATATGTGGCAAAACTTAATGCCTAAAACGGGCACCAAATTTGAAGAAGCAACTGCGAAGATTTCTCATAAAATCATGGATAATGAACTTTTAGAGAAATTTAAAGACCGCATCCGCTGGATGGTGTTCAAGGTAAAGCAGAGAGGCAACAATAACTATCAAAGTATCTTAGCCGGCGGAAACACAGACCAGAAACAACAGCTAGACTACAGCTATAACTGGCCGTATGATTACTTCTCTTTAATAGAATTTGTACAGATGAATTCCCAAATCGAATATTCTACCGATAAGGCAATCGACATCAACGAGTCTTTCGCAGATGTCAGCACCTCGATGCAAAAAGGTCTTCGCGCCACAAAAGAACTCACTCCTTCCGTGGAGTCAAATAGAGAAGCCACCGCGCGCCTATCTCAAACTGAACAGACGAACCGCAAGAAGGAAATAAAATCTGACAACCGTAAACGCAGAAAAAATCAAGGCGCCTTTAAAACGAAGAAGGGAGATGAGTCATGAAGTTTTTTGATGATAAAGAAGAAGTAATTGATATTCAACTAACCCAATTCGGGAAGCATTTACTTTCCCTGGGCAAGTGGAAGCCTGCATATTATGCATTCTTTGACGATAATGTGATGTACGATGCAGAATCAGCAGGCATCACTGAAGCACAAAATAAGATTGAACCACGCATTCAAGAGAATACTCCGCAACTTCACACGCAGCATGTATTTACAGGCCGCGAAACCGACTTTTTAAAAATAATAGGCACCAAAGACGACCCCTTTATGAGAGAGGAGGATAAAATCAATGTCCAATCCACTCCGGAAAAAGATTATTCTCTGGTCTCTCCTTTGGGAAATTCTGCATACGGATCCCAAACCGCGCCACGCTGGTCGGTCAAAGTATTGCAAGGAAAGATTACGAACACTGAAGGATTCCTTACTGGTTCTTATCGCACTCTAAAGATCCCTCAATTAGAGATGGACTTAACATACACGCTCCACCCTCAAGACATTATGGATTATCCAGGCCGCGAATCTTTTGGTCAAATCGATGCGGAAGATTTAGCCCTAGGAGTGTTTCCAGATGGAACTTTTTTTGAAGTCCAAGAGGGAACAATTTTGCTGGATCTAGATGAGTTGAATGTGCCCTTCGATGTGGAAAACTTTGATATTGAAGTGTTTGAGATGGAAGAAGGCACACTCCCCGGGAAGTCCAACCCCACTGTACAGAATTTGAATCAGCTTTATTTTGAAAAGAGAAGTCCTCAAATTGTTAATAATATTTTAGTATCAGATACTCCGGATAAGACAATCATCCCTAAAGATTCAAGCTATGTGGGGTACTATTTTGACGTTTATGTGGATGATGAGATCGACCCCGCAGTGATGGCCACATCAGTGGACGAGCTTCGCTCCAAAGGTATCTATGTGGATAGTGCATATCACCGACCTCAAATACCCATTGTGGCCACCGCAGCAGACCTCTATAGGGATCTTACTGACAGTACGTTGGTCGTTTGCGCTGACGATAATGCCCAAAAGCCCCCAAAGGCATCCATTGTATCCAAGAGCGGCCCATTCATTGCCGCAAAAAAACCGTTTGACTCTAGTGATGAAAAATAGTTAACAACTATTTATAAAGAAGGAAAATATAAATGCCTCAAAATGTTGATACAAAGTCTCTTACTAATACAGTCTTGCCGACAATTTATTTTTCCGAGATCTCATTGCGTGAGGGAAAACTTACCAAGTATAAGCCTAAAAAGCAACAACGAAACAAGAAAGATCGCCTGAATATAAAGCGCAAGTCCAAGAGAGTCTCTAAAGAAAAGACAGCACGCGTCCGAGGCCGCGCCCCCAACACGATGCAAGGGTTGAATGTAACGTTGTCGCTGGTAGTGAAAGACGTCATTGAAAAAGATGCTATAAGTACATGGATGGCCAATAGTGAATTTACTAAGTTTCTCTATATTAAGGTGGTCCAAAGCACGAACAAAAGAATAACTTCGGCCCTCCAAAAGGGGCGCCTCGATATTTTAAAGTTAGAAAAAAACAAACAACACTGCAAAATTATTACTTTGCCCGTGCAAAAAAACGACTTTGATCTTAAAGATTATACGAGAATACATTCATCGTCGGGGGAGCGAGTTTATGAAATCCCTTATGAAACAGAAATCCTAATCAAAGACTCCGAGCCTCGTCATTTAGCGTATTTTGCCTATGCATTTCTAGATATTAATGCCCTTGCTGCCGAATATGGCATGAAATTCAATAGACAACAAAACTTCAAGGGAACTGTGACCGAAGAGGTGGTAATCCAGCGTAATAAAGTCAATACTACTGCTTATATTTTCTACGTCAAAGAAACAAATCAAATTTGGCTTGGCGGAGTCCACAAGAAGGGTAATAAGTGGTATACTGGAAACTCACAAGTTAAATTTCCTAAAGAGTTAAGGCGAGAAAAAGTATCAAACCACAAAGTAAAAGACTTCAGACAAATCGCTAAATTGGACGCCAATGTTTTAAAGATGAAACCGGCCCTCCGAGCTTATCAAAAATACGAAAAGCCCCAACTCAACAGAGACCAGATAAGAACAGACGCTCCTGATTCCTACATTTCCCAGGGAATGATTTCTCCCAAACCCTCTGGTGCAGCCACTTTTCTATTTCATGTTGATTTTAGAAAATTAGTAAGAGAACAAAGCGCCTTTGGTGGAATTATTGATTCTTCGACAAACCCCAGGGCCATAGAAGAAATATACCTTCTATCGCGGATTACTTCTCTTAAAATCTTGCGACGTAGAATAGATCAAGTCGCCGCTATTAATAAGCTCGGTACTCCCGTTCAGTCTACTATTTTCGACCCTTCAAGAAACGTGGTGCGCACCATTGTTGAGTCTGGCGATAAGAATGGAGTCCTTAGAAAGAAGACTACTGACAACGGCGCCATCCGAGAGTTGGATAATCTTGTTTTCTCCAATGGCGTGAGAACTTTCACAGGAACCGACAACGATATCTTGGAGGTAACTGATGGGGTCTATCAGTATGGAGTCTCGATGGAGCTGGTTGACGGAACAGTTATTTTTCTAAATCAGGCCCTCGATAAACTCATAGAAGCCAACAAATCCTTGTCCCTCTATCATCAAGATGCGATATCACCACGCTATATTCAAAAAAATGGCAAATTTTCCCCCATTTTATCCAAAAAATATAAAAGGTTGAGACAAAGACCTTGGGCAACGGCGATAGCCACCTTTATAGAGGTCCAAACTTCTATATCTAAGTTGCCCCGCACCCCTAAAACTATGGCTAAGATTTTAAACTCGATGGTAAATCCCGTTACTGGAACCGCCTCCGGAATCTTCGCCCTCATCGAGATGATAAACTCGCTAGTTTTACAAATCCAGTACTCCCTTGGGAACAAAAGACAAATTAAACAAACCTCTGTTAACGTCGGAAAAAACCCAACCAAGAGCACCTACAAGGTTTCTACTTTGGGGATAGATAAGTTCTTTAAAGATCTCCATGATAGCAACTTCCCGCGCAATTTTGGAGTTGATTTCTTAGGAAATGATGGTATTGAAGACGTTGGAACCAAGGCAGTTCTTTTTGAGGATGTGTTCAAGAGAGTACAGCAAGAAAATGAGATATACTGGTCAGAGCCTGATATGGCATCAAACGCAGAAATACTTAAAGCGGAAAAACACTGGCACCAAGCGTCTTCCTGCCGACACCGCTGCTATCATGAACCTTCAAAGTGTTGAATTCGGATACCTTACTCCAGCCCTCTATCGAGGAGGNGTCTATGAGGTTCAGCGAACCGACATGGGAGAATCAGTGTGGGATGCACAAAAGTACAATGCCATGGCCTCTTGTATAGTGGCAGTAGAAAGTGGAAATCACACCAATCTTACTCAAGGACCCCCGGCCTCCAAAAGCCCAAAGAGAGCGAAGGACACTCGCGCGAACCCTTTGCGGGCCAACACACAAGACCGGTCTAATAATAGCATCCTTTCCCAAATTGGAGTAACGATCGTCGAGCCATCCGAGGAAGAATTAGCAGAGTTTTCGAGCCTGGATAAAGCCGCAGCCACAAAACTTCTAGTTTCAGCCCAGCGCATTTTACCCTCTGATGATCCTATAAACACGATTGCAACTTCGGAATGTTCCAACGAAGCAGACAGCGACAATGAAGAAATCCAGCAGCGGAAACGACGCAAAATCAAACAACGAAATAAAGAAAACAAGAGAGCAGTATCCCAGATATTTACTAATAACCTCTCTGCTACGGGCGCCCTCAAAGGGAGAAAGCGCCGTGGCCAAAAGAGAAAGAGCAATTTCACTAAAAACAGCGGAACAACAACCCCTGTTAGTGACTATAATCTCTATTCGGCTTATAACGTATTAGATCTTATTAGGCAATCTCCTTTGGATAATAAAAGTTTACAAAAAGTGCCTAACCAATTGCGATCATTGATGTTTTCTGATAGTGATTCTACCAAAAATGACTGGCAAAGTCAACCTATGGACCCCATCAAAGCCCCAGAAACCTCGCAAATGATGCGTATGAACTATGATACGTTTGGCAAAATAGAAGTTTTTATGGGCTTTAAGAAGGATGGGAAGGGAAATAACATTGTTTTAAAGCCAAAATTTAGGATGCTCAATAAGAAGATCATTGAAGACTCGGAAGCTGGGGTCTTGTTGTGCAGAATCGAACATTATAAAAACAATCTCCTGGGAATTGGCATCAATTCTGGCTTGGATATGCAAATATTCGACAATTACTTTCTAATGGCCAAATCAAGTCTGATTGTTTTGGCAAACAGGATGAAAAAAATCACTAATCAGGCAAGAAAGGGCCAAAAGTCGGCCAATAAACTTGTAGAGTCGGTGGTAAAGGGCGGCTCCCAGGAGGAAATAGCAGAGGTTTCAGCAGCCATGGTTCAAGCCGACTTAGAAAAAATTGAAACTTCCATTGCACAGCCGCTTATGGTTGAAACACCCTCTACAAACACTTCAGCAAAACAATCTCCAGCCACAAAGAATAAAAATAAAAAGAAAACATCCACGGCCCAAAAGCCTCTAGATGAAATAATTACCCTAGATGACACTATGGGACCCCCCGTGTCTGAAGAAATCTTAGACATGTTGGAGGTAGAAGAAAAACAGGAAATGATAGCCGATTATTCCTCATCCGGCACAACCAAACAAGGAGACGACTCGGCAGGTTTCCTGGGTATCACCCCCAACACGGCTACTGACGACAAGGATGATTTTGAAATGCCATCGGCACCAGCCTCTACAGCAACCACCCCTCTTCAAACCAACATGGCACAACCCATGGGCAATTCACCATCATCCACGCCTTCAACGCCAGGACCCTCTTATGGGAGTATTAAATAATGTCACATTCTAAGAAAAACACCTATGTGCTTTCTACAATTTATGGAAATGCACTCGATGAGTTCCGCAATGCTGTGGGCAATTACTGGGATCTTGGGCCCTTTTTCCCCGATTATGGAGATCCTACGGCGAAAAATCCTGCCGCGCTTCTGTCTAAAAAAGTAAATAAAATCAACACCTTCAATATTATTCCGCGTCAAAAAACAGTCAAAAATCTTAAACAATATCCTTTTTATGAAATCACTCACGATTTTGAAATTTATGCGGACAAGGGTCTTTACAATAATGACACTAACTGGGCCAACTATATAATGAAAATTTGTAATTCTCCAAACGTATTTTTGGATTATTCTTTTGATGTGGAGACTCCCATGTCGCCGGCCGAAATGGACGCACAGAGTTTCAACCCAGGCGCACTGTACAATAAGGCGAACTTTGTGTACAATTATTATGCTCGCCCCTATGAACTTTTAACCAATAATGATCAAGCTCCGGAGACTATTCTTCCTAATTTGTATTATTTTTTATCCACCCGCAATAATAAGATGACAGATAAAGCATTCCAAGCGCTAACTGCAGGCGGTATTCTAGAGGAATCCCAATTGCGCTCCATGAGGTTGCCTAAAATTGGAACAGCCCACCCGGAATATTTCAATGACTTCGGCCAAGCACAGCGACAAACTTCCCTCACTGCCCTGGAGAACATTTCTAATGCAGCCACGGATATTATTTTTGATACTGATTGTGATGAGATATTACGTGAAGGCATTAATTTCGCTACTTTATTTCCTATGTATGTGGATTTAGAATTCACTACGGACTCTGCCAATGAGATGACGGAGGTACTCAAAGATTCTCACCTAAGCACTTCCTTGATATCTTATTTATCCCTTATTCCCCGAAATCCTACCGAGGCTGATCGACAAAGATTTTCGATGCGCACGGAACCAATGCAGTGCTTTTTTGAGAGTATTACTCCTAATGATGACTTTACAAGTACTGACATAAATGTGGACTCACTAGAGGTGGACGTCAATATTATTGATATTGATAAATGGCTCAAGAAGGTGGCAAAAAATAAGAATTTTGTTCGCTCATCTGCCATGGTTGTAAAAGATGATACTGAAGATGTCCGCACATCTGCCTTTGAGAAAATGATGTATTTGATAATCTTTTCTGGCAAGTTAAAAACTTTGGTGGATAAATACAATCGATCTTATTTGGATATTTCCGATGGTGTCAAGGCTTTTTCTGAAACCATATGCTATAAAGTAGAAAAGTTCACCACTAATGGCGGATCCGAGCCATTACAGACTTTTTTGGCTCCCCAATACTAACGAGATTGATGCTATTAAGTATGTGGACACCCAAGTCAAATATAATAAAGGGTATAAATATAAAGTAAGTGCATACCAGTTCATTGTGGGGTCAGAATATTATTACAAAGACCTCCGATTCCCCGATGAATATGATATGCCGGGATTAATGGAACAAACATTGGTCCAAGCCGGCCAAACAACACTTCAGGATTTCTCCGACACCAGCGCCACGCCCAAGACATTGGATGCAGCCGAGAAGCCTATCCCCGTGTTGCATCTTTCTGACTACTCTAAGTATAAGGAAATTATGGACCCCTTTGACGAACTAATGGATGACCTTCCGGCCGAAGTGGCAAGCGTCCCTGCTGGCAAAGATATGGCTTTGGACATGGAAGTTTATGACATTATAGAAGAAATGAAGAAATATGATCTTCCAATTCAAACTCTCGAAGTACTAGCGACTACCTTTTCGACAGGAGAGACTTATCCCTCCTTTTTAAACGATACAAAGAGCCTGTTAGCAAACGCGCGCAACTATTTGACCAATATGAAGTCACGTATTGAGACTTTTGTTAAAGAATATGAAGATAGCTACCTCCCCTCCATCGCCACAGATGAAAAGAGAGATACGATGCGTACCGTCTCTAAGGAACTCCGCGCCGCACTATCGTGGATTTATATCATTGATTCATTTTATGGACAATTTGAGGCGTTTGTAGATAAATATAGGGAACTTACCTCCGAAATTGACACCCTTCGTCAAAACCAGCGAGACGCCAAGGGCCTTAGTTCGTCCTATGGGGAGTCTATAGACAAAGTGGTTTCTACACGCAATGATTTGATCGCTGAAATCTCCGCTGTTGCCACCCAATATCATAAATATTATGATGATTTGAATGTGTATTTGTGGAAATACCAAGTCATTGATATTTCGAATCCGGGCTCCATGCAGCCCGCCGTACAAGCGTTTTTCGCGCAGGCGTCGGAAGAGCAGAACAATACCCAATATGCAGTAGAGACGTTGAGCATAGCCGGAGTTGCAGGTACGGCCCCCCAAACTCCGCAGCCAAGCTCTTTATATCTTGCAAGCACAGCAGGGCCTACAGTCACAGACTTAGACGCTGACATTATGACTCCAGGCTCAACAGTGTCGACCAATCGAGAAATTACGCAGAAGCCTTATATTTCGACGGATAGAGACATTTTTAATACCAAATATGCTAATCGACTTTTCGTCGTACCCAAGAAACGTCAGGCGGTAGACGAGAGAAAATTTTATAAAGCAAACTTACAAGTCTGCATTAGACCATCGGTCAAATTAGCCGAAGTGCCGTTTTTTGAAACAGAGGGTAGCATCATTGATGACCCTCCTGTCTTTCCCAATGTGGACCTCATTCCATATAGGGGGGTTAAGGATAAAATATTAATCAACTTGAATAGTAGCGTGGGAAGTTATAAAATGATGCCCATCACTTTTAATCCCAAAGAAGAAAAAATCGTAGAAGATATTCGACAAACTCACCAAATTCCCCCCAACAGTCCGATCACTTTTACCACAGATGACTCAGTTAGCGCCTTTGAGATATATCGACTAGAGAGTCCGCCAGAGAAGATAGAGGATTTCGCCAACGCTTTGAGAAAATACTTGCCTACCGACGTCAACTCGCAAACTCTACAGAAAGCATCCTCAGCCTCGTTTGTAGACGATATCAACGCCAATACTGAATACTATTATACCTTTAGGTCCGTTGACGCTCATGGTAAAATCTCTAACCCATCTCCTGTTTACAAGCTGATCATGATGGAGAACGACGCCGCTGTGTACCCCTTGGTAGAGGTCTATCAAATGCGCCCAATTGTCCCTCAACAGCCCACAAAGACTTGCAAAAAACTAATTAATATTGTGCCACGCTATAGCCAGAGACTCATCAATCTACAAAAATCAAACATAGGAGATGGCAATAGTACGAAAGAAGTGAAAAATATTGTCCTAGGCCTTGAGGACAAGTCTTTATTTGGGAGAAAATTTAAGATCAGGCTCACTTCGAAGAAGACTGGCAAACAACTTGATTTAAACGTGAACTTTAATGTTAAGTTGGATAAAATTTAAAAATAAAAGATTTTTCAAAACTAAACGTTTTGGATACTAATTATAGAGAAAGGAAGGAAAACTAATGGCTTTTTTAGATAACAGCGGAGACATCATTTTGGATGCCGTCCTAACAGATACGGGCCGAGCGCGCTTGGCAAAAGGAGATGGCACATTCAGAATTGCTAAGTTTGCTTTGGGTGACGATGAGATCGATTATGAACTGTATGATAAGACAAATCCTAGCGGAAGTGCGTATTATGATTTACAGATCTTGCAAACACCAGTGTTAGAAGCCTTCACCAACAACACAGCTACAATGTCTTCTAAATTAATCTCTATTTCCAGAACCAATCTTCTTTACCTTCCCTCGGTTGTACTTAACGAGGTCTTCGGCGGATCCGGTGACATTAATAGTTCCTCTACCGCTCGAAATCAAACTGCTGGCGTCTTCTATGTGGCAGTAGATGATGATACCAATACGGCTTTAGCTGGCGTCTCTGGCGTAATCGATGGTGTCGATGGAAGTGGCGGCAACTATGTCCGAGTCGATCAAGGCCTTGACACGGACGAGGTATCGCCCCAGCGCGAATTAGACTCTGATCTCGTTGAAACTCAATATCTTATTGAAATGGATACTCGCCTAGGCGAAATTCTATCCCGTGATGGCAACAACCTTGCCACCATCTCTTTTATTGATGATGATCAGATCGCAAGTTATTATTTATCTTTGGGTACAGATTTAAAATTTGTCAGTGAAATTACTAATAACAAGAAAATCAGCGACGGTGCACCAGGTCAGGTAATCAAAGGACCTAGAGGTACTTCGATTCAATTCAAAGTTCAGGCAAGTATTGATTTGAACACTAGCACGTTTTTGTTCACCCAGTTAGGAGCTACGATGAGCGCTCCGTCTGGCGCAACTGCGGGCACTTACAACTATATCGACTCCAATATCCGAGTCACTGGTGTCACCACCGGCAACAGAATCGACATTCCAGTCCGGTTTGTCAAGAAGCAATAGGAAAACATCATGGCAACTGTATTTAAGAATTTATTAAGCAACGACGTAGCAACGACACGGACCCTTCTCAATGAAGCTATCCCCATCACAGGCTCCATCGTTTCCGGAACTTATTCCGATAAAAACATCAAGTATTATTCTCATGGAATGTTCGAAAGCGTATACGATTATCCATATCTTAGCTCTTCGGCGAACCATATTTTCGATATTACTTATGGCTATTCATCAACCTTGTCTTCTTCGGGCAATCCCATGAATGCTAAGAAATTGAACATCTACAATCAGATGGCACAAGTCCTCGTGGGCTATGGTGTCAATGGAAATGTTAGAAAGTTCGATAGAGATGGCGACCTTACTGGTGGAGGAAAGATACACAGTTGTGTATTTTTGAACTACTCGCGCCTTCTCGTTAAAGACGAAATCAAAAAGGGAAGCTATACGCTCACTGTAGCGTCAGGGTCTACCTTGATTACACTAGGCGACTACGGCGCTCAAAATGACTACAGAGTAAACTCTCCTTCAGGAGAATACGGCGTTCTCTACACATCTTCGGTGGCCTCTCCAGGTACCGGCGTAGGTCTTATCTATTACCAAGCTGGCGTAGCTGTCATTACCTCTTCGGCGGAGATTTTCCCAAGCGCTTCAAACTTTAATTCAGTATACAGCATCACTGGAACTGGCGATTATGTACGAAGTGTATGGAAAAATAACTTACTTAACAACACTACTGAACTGAACAGTACGATTTACTTCTGCCGCGCCAACAATAATGAGTTTAACTACTCTTCGAATCCTACCTATTTGTCAGGAAGCAAGATTAGAACCAAAAATGTATCGTCCGATCCATCCGTATCTTATATTACTTCCGTGGGTCTTTATTCTGCGGACAACGAGCTTTTGGCAGTTGCCAAAATCAGCGAGCCCCTAAAGAAAGATCAAACAAATGAACTGACTTTGCGTGTACGCTTGGATTACTAAAAAATGTCATGCCATTTAAGAAATTTGACCAAAGCGACATTATTCATAATACGATAAAAGCACACCCTCGTGTTTCTTTAGCGATATATGATAGCAAAATTTACAAACAAGGTGAAACCCAAGTTTCGGGAGCCTTTGTAGCTAGTATTCCTAATGCACCTCCGGGGTTTATATCGCTGTATGAGTTAAATGTGGACCGCACTCCGGCTGATACGGGAATGATATACCCTTTTATCACCAAAAATGGCACCCTGTCTAACTTTAAAACTATTTCTACTTCTAAATTTAACAGTGATTTTGCCTACGGTGCTAAAATCACATCTTCCTATCCATTGACGGCCTCTATTTCACGAGAATATTTCCAACTAAACCAATCGCGCCCCCATGTAACAGCCCTTAAGAATACTCTCAATTTTTATAAAAACATCAGCCAGCACTATGCCTATAGCTCCAGTTTGGGCAATAAGTCTTCGCAACCCCTAAACTTGACCTCTATCCCTTCTATCTTTTTTGGATCTTCAATTAAGAAAGGTTCTGTAGATTTAAAGTTCTACATTTCAGGCACTTTGATTGGACAACTTCAGGACAAAAACTATGATGGTGAACTCATCCAAACAGGACCCTCTGGAAGCACCGGATCGGGGTCTGTAGCGGGTGTTGTTTTATATAACGAAGGTTTTATGGTATTAACTGGTTCGTGGCCTCTAGAGACGTCTGTAGCGCGGAATTATTTAAATGATATCACCAACCAACAAACATCTTCATGGCTATATTATGGAGTCGGCGCCCAAGATGGGATACCCTCTGGAGTCATCCCTTCGTCAAGTTATGAGATGTATTTTGAAGGAACCCAGCGCATCCCCACTGTCACGTTATTAGCACACGCGGATAAAGGCGAGATGAACCACTCTAACAATCCCACATATATTAGATATGGTCAAAATCTGTCGCCCAATTCTTCCTCTATCTCTTTTATTGAGTCAGAACAAGAAATCAAAAATACCGTGGAGTCCCCTTATGTTGCTCCTACGGCATCGTTTGAGAAAATTACTTATATTTCGAAAATTGGAATATATGACGAGGATAGAAATCTTATAGGAATTGCCTCAATCGCCAAACCTGTCAAGAAAACAGAGCAACAGCAATATACTTTTAAGTTAAAAATGGATTTTTAAATGATATTAGGATTGGATATAAGCACAAGCATCGTTGGAGTGTGTGTTCTACAGGATAACAAGGTAGTTCATGCTGGATACATCGATCTTCGAAAAGTGGGAGATTTTTTTGCAAAAGCGGAAAAAGTAGATGAATATTTGCAAGCTCTGGAATTTCCCATTGAGCACATCTTCATTGAGCAGGCCTTGATGTTCTTCCGCCGAGGAGGTTCAACTGCAAAAACAATGGCTGTCCTTCAACGTTTCAATGGAGTGGTTTCGTGGTTATCGCATAAGCAGTTTGACATCCACCCAGAGTACGTTACTCCTATTGGTGCCCGATCTAAATGTGGAATTAAAGTGCCCAAAGGCAAAAAAGCCAAAGATGTGGTAATGGAGCACTTTATAAAAAGCAAAGAGTTTGAAATTGATTATACTCGGTATGGAAATGTTCAGAAATATTGTTATGATATGGCTGATGCAATTGTCGTTGCCAGAGCTGGGCACTATTTATTACAGGAGAATCACGAAAATGTCTGAAATGAAGTTGATCATGGAAGGGTGGAGGTCTCATGTGGAGGACCAAAAATTTGAAATGATGCTAGGAACATTATTGAACAGCCACGGCCAATTAAACGAAAGTGTGGCTGATGATATCAAAGAAAAGGTACGGCAAGTAGCTAGAGAATATGGCAAAAAAGCCACCACCATAGCCATGGCCGCAATGCTGGCCACCAATGCAATCGCTCCTGGCATAGCCGCTGCTTCGCCTCCGGCCGTAGCCTCTGACGCTCCCAGGATAGCGCAGCAAGTCGATAATGATGCCGCTGAAGAAGAAACAAAAAAACCAGCTGCCCAAGCCCTAAAGAAAATTTTTCAAGATATTGGAGACTCCTTTAAACAAGATGGGGAAATAGGAAAGCTGTTTTCGAAAAAAGACAAGAACCAAGACGAGGTGTCAGATTCGGATAGTAAAGATCTTATAATACAACACATAAAGGCAAAAGCCGAAAGTGGTATCGACCTAAGTCCGGACGAAGTGCAATTATTGGACCTATATAATCAGCACGGACCCAATTGGGACTCTCAAATTGAAAAATAATCCTTGACAGGCGCCCTCAACTATGCTATATTAATAATATGCAAGAGAAGTTGAATATTCTAGTTGGTATTCTCGGGTCGTGTTACGCCTCCGGAGATGAGCATCTTTTTAGATGCCCCTATTGTAAACACCATAAGCGCAAACTTTCGGTTAATGTCGAAAAGGGCGTATATAAGTGCTGGATCTGTGATGCTCGTGGTAAAAAACTATCACGAATTGTACGCCGCTTCGGGTCCTTCAATGAACAGGAGGAGTGGAAACTTGTTTCGGGAGAAGTCACCAATTTAAATGACTTTGACGACCTCTTTAAAGAAGAAATCATTGTTGCCAAGGAACAATCTATTCCTCTGCCCGACCACTTCCACACTCTTTGCAACTCTTCAAAAGCGCGCCAACCTATGGCATATTTAAAATCACGAGGCCTTGACGAGAGAGATGTTCTGAAGTGGAAAATGGGCTTTTGTAGTGATGGGCCCTATAAAGATCGCATTATTATACCTTCTTTCAACTTGGGGGGTAATTTAAATTATTTTATAGCTCGGACATTTGTCGATGATTGGCGCAGGTATATAAACCCATCAGCCAGCCGAGATATTATTTTTAACGAGCTTTATATCGATTTTGATGAAGAAGTGACTTTGGTAGAGGGGGTTTTTGATGCGCTTAAAACCAACAATGCTGTCCCGCTTTTAGGATCCACTCTACGTGAAGGGTCGAGGCTTTTTACTAAAATAGTCAAGAATGATACAGCTGTCCTCTTAGCACTGGATCCAGATGCTACATATAAATCTACGAATATTAAAAACTTATTATTGAAACACGGAATAGAAGTGAGAGAAGTTAAATACGAAGATCATCGTGATCTTGGTGAGATGACGAAAGATGAAGTTACAGCAATGAGCACAAAGGCGCCGTTCGTGCGACAATATGATGAATTATTGTCCGCCATCGGCTCTTTATAGGAGACACTAACTTGAAGTTTGCACATATAGCAGATACTCATATTAAAAACTTGAAATATCATTATGAGTATAAAATAATTTTTGATAAAATGTATCAAAAACTACGAGAAGAAAAGGTAGATTACATCATTCATTGTGGAGACATAGCTCACACTAAGACGCAGATTTCCCCCGAATTTGTAGAAATGTGTTCGGCTTTTTTTAGTAACCTAGCTGACATTGCGCCCACCTATGTAATCTTAGGAAATCACGACGGCAACCTTAGAAACTCTAATCGCCAAGATGCCCTCACTCCCATTGCTGAAGCCCTTAACCACTCCAACTTGCATTTGCTTAAAAATTCGGGAGAAACCCCTATTGGTTCTGGGTTCACTCTGAATGTCTTATCTGTATTCGATGAAGATAACTGGGTACAGCCATCAGACACCTCGCAGATAAACATTGCGTTATATCATGGTTCCATCTCTGGCGTTGTGACCGACACAGGATGGGTAATGGACCATGGAGAACACCCTATTAATATTTTTGACGGCCATGACTATGCCTTTTTGGGAGATATTCATAAAACCAATCAAAGCCTGGACGTCGCTGGCCGAATCCGCTATTGCGGATCTACTGTGCAACAGAATCATGGTGAAACAAATGATAAGGGATTTTTAATCTGGGACATTCAAGATAAAGACGACTTTACCTGCATTCATCACATGATTTCCAACCCTCGCCCGTTCGTTACAGTGAACTTAACACCGAAGGGAAAAATGCCAAGAGGCATCCAGGTACCGAGCCACGCTCGTTTAAGGCTCGTCTCTAACAATAATCTGCCCATTGGAGTTATGCGCAAGGCCATGGATGTCGCCCAGCGGCGATTTAAGCCCGAAACAGTGACGTTTTTAAACCGCGCAGCAGGTAAGCGAGGAAGTGTAGAAGGTTCCACAGAGGGTCTGCAGACCGAAGATTTGCGTAATATTGAAATTCAAGAAAAGCTTATTCGTGAATATTTGACAGATTATGAAGTAGAAGAAGATTTAATGACGCGCGTCCTCAACTTGAATTTGCGCTATAATAAAATTGCTGAAGAAAAAGAAGAAATATCCCGTAACGTCAATTGGCGCCTGCGCTCGCTGGAGTGGGACAATCTGTTCAACTATGGAAAAGGGAATAGTATCAATTTCGATAACCTAGAAGGAATCGTGGGTATCTTTGGTAAAAACTTCTCCGGTAAATCCAGCATTATCGATTCTCTTTTATACACACTTTATAATTCCACATCGAAAAATGATCGAAAGAACTTAAACATCATTAATCAAAACCTGCCGGCCGGTTCTGGCAGGGCGAAAATATCGGTGGGCGATGTAGATTATTACGTTGAGATAGATTCTGAAAAGTATATTAGAAAGCTTAAGGGAGAGGTGACGACGGAAGCCAAGACAAATGTTGAATTCAACTGTTACGACCCGCTCGTAGATGCCTTGGAGAGCAAGAATGGCCTAACGCGTAACGAAACGGACAAGAATATCCGTAAAGTATTTGGTACTCTTGATGATTTTTTGTATTCATCTATGGCAAGTCAGATGGATTCTCTCACTTTTATTAAGGAAGGTTCCACCAAGAGAAAAGAAATCTTGGCTAAATTTTTAGATTTAGAGTTTTTCGAGCGAAAATTCAAGCTTGCTAAAGAAGAGGCTGCCGACACTAAAGGAGCCCTGCGTAAACTCCAGGACAAGAATTTTGATGAAGATATGGAGGAAGCCTCAAGTCAACTCGCAAATGCTAATAGTGATTTATTAAAAAAGAAAATGGCTTGTGAATCCATGAAAGCAAAATTAGCAAAGTGCGAATCCCAGGTTCAAGAATTGGGAGAAAAGATACGATCTATTCCTGCTGAATTAATTGATGTTATGAAAGTTCGCAATGAGCTGGATGACAAGAAGGGCCAAGTCATAAAGGTGTCGGATGAAAGCTCGGAAATGGCCGCATTGAGAGACAAAGATCGTGAGTCATATCAGAAGATCTTAGAATTTGAAGAAAATTACGATGAAAAGTCTTTGTTTGAAAAACAAGAGGTCGCAAATGAATTACTTGAAAGTCTTATTTCCCTGGAGACATCTTTAGGAGAAGAAAACAAAGAACTTGAAAGAAATCAGAAAAAGATAAAAATGCTAGAAGATCACGAATATGATCCAGATTGTCATTATTGTTGTGAAAACTCCTTTGTTAAGGATGCCTATGTCTCTAAGACCAAGTTACCAAAAAATGAACGGGAAGTGTCCCGCCTCGCTACGATGATAGATGACTTAAATGACGAAATTAAAGAAATAGACCCTCAAGAGGTAGAGTCAGATATCTACAAATATAATACTTTAATAAACAAGAAAAATGCTTTATCTAACCAAATCACAAATTACGACCTCAAGATAGAAAAAAATGACTCCATCATCAAGTCTCTCATGGTCGAGATAGGGGCTATAGAGGCTAAGTTGTCTGAATATGAACTCAACAAGGAGGTTATTGACAATCTTGAGGGCCTCAATAAGAATATGAAAAGCTTAAAATTTCAATCCAAGACCATTCAGAATAACTTTGAGGAGTGCAATGGTTCTGTTTTAGATTTGTACAAAAAAGTGGGCTCGCTAGAACAAAAGGTGATAAACCTAGAGAATCAACGCCAGGAACTGCAGGATTTGCAAGAGGAGTTCTCCGCCGCCGACCTTTATATGCGCTGCATGCACCCCAACGGTATTGCTTATGATGTAATTAAGCGCAAGCTTCCTGTCATCAATGAGGAGATCGCCAAGATTTTGGCAAATATTGTAGATTTCGAGGTATTTTTTGAAGACGATGGTAAGCGATTAGATATTTTTATCAAACACCCGCTTTATGGCCCTAGGCCTCTGGAAATGGGCTCTGGTGCCGAAAAGACTATTGCAGCCATGGCCATCCGGCTTTCTCTGCTAAGTGTGTCCAGTCTTCCAAAATCAGATATTTTCATTCTTGACGAGCCGGGTACCGCCCTCGATGAAGAAAACATGCAGGGATTTATTGATATTCTTGATTTAATTAAGTCTTATTTTAAGACCGTGCTTCTGATTTCCCACTTGGATAGCCTAAAGGACTGCGTAGACATGCAAATCACAATTGATAAGAAAAATGGATACGCTTCAGTTAGTCTCTAACTACTTAAGGTAAAATGGATCCCCTAGGGGTATCCAACCAAGGGAGATAAATTATTATGGGATATTTGACAGAAAATTCACTTTATACGGCAGGTACAGACGCTTCAGTCATTAGCGGATCAGCACCAATTAGCGGATCTGCGGGGTCTGGGTCATATGTGACAGGTAGTGAGCCAGCTTCGGGCGACTCTGGTCTCATGAAACTTCCGGGACAAACGGGATTCTTTATTCACAGTGCTGTGCCATATGGACTTTGGTTACGAGAATACAGCACAGGTGCTTGGACTCAAGTCCAACTCTTTGACGAATCGAACCTGATTGAGAGCACGACCTACGAATGGGGAACTAAAGACTGCCTATATATCCAGTCTTTCTCTGCTGATCAAAAGGTCTATGTCTATCCTCGTACTGGTCCTCTCTATATTGATGGTGATACTTCGGATGGCGTAAATGCCCACGATACTGTGGTTCTAGATGGCTTACAACAAGCTGTGACTGCTGGCTCTCCTATCTCTAATGGGATTAATAACGGATCTCTGGCTGTCATTTCTACCGACCCTGCCGAGACGGCATTTCGTGTTTCAACCTCGACAGACGACAACTTTTTTGTAATCGATGAATCGGGTAGTTATGATGGCCGCGCGCGTGTCATGGTGCAAACCACCAATGACTTTGACGCATCAGATGTTCCATATTTGGGATATGCCCGAGGCCTCGTTCATATCGAACGAGAGGCAGATGATACCCAATGCGCTTTAAGTATTTGGTCTCATGGGGGAACGCATAGTGATAATTCGGGCGTCAACCTTGTTTCATGGGCCTCAAACGATAACGTTGGCTCTTATCTCAACTTTTTGTCGAACGATGGCACATTCCCCGCCGGCAACGTACCCGACACCAAGATGCTTGGAAAAATTAGTTTCGGCGGTTATACCAATAACCAGCACCGAACAGGGGCTCATATTACAAGTCGCGCCACTCAAGCATGGCATTATGGCAACAAGCTGGGAACCAAGATTGTACTGTCCACCACTCCCAATGACACCAATGTGGCAGCTGATCACTTAACAGTATCATCTGCTGGTATTGTTCTTCATGCTCCGGCATCTGCCATTGACTCGGCAGAGTTGAATAATTCATCTATGTGTATGAGTCTAGACGAAGCCACTAACAAGCTTACTATTACTGTCAAATACTCGGACGGCACAGTTAAAACTGGCCTCGTAGATCTATCATAAAGGAGACATGGATGGGACAATTAACTTTACAAAATCAACACTTTATCGAGGGCGTAAATACGGACTTTATTGGCCAATCTGCTCCCGTAGCCCAAGTCGGCGAAGTGAGAGACCAGACTCACAGTGGTTTTTTTATCTATGCCACAGCAGACTATACGTTGTGGTTCAAGACCGCAGCCGGCTCCTGGATTCAACATCAGCAGGTTTCATCTATTGACCCCACATCGCGAACATTTAGCTGGTCAGATAATATCGCCCTTTATTTGCAGGCTACCGATGTATCCCAGGTGTTTTATATCACCGCCAGAGACGGCGCCCTGTTAATTGATAATACTCCGGCGGATGGATCTGATGCGGTAGACACGTTGGTGTTAAGCACAGCAACTAGTTTACGGGTTTTTGGCGCGGGAAGTGTTATAACCCAGACTGAAACATCTCATGTCATCTCTGACGCATCGCCTGTCACTATCGATACTCCAAACGAAGGGACTATTCAAGTAGTCGAAGACACCTCGGACTATGCAAATTCTTTATCTTCTAAGCTCGCCGCCTATTACAACTTCGACGATGAAACAGCTAATGATTCCACGATTGGCGAAAATCATGGTACAGTCTCTGCTGGCTGCGTATATGTTAATGGCAAAACTGGCCTGGGGAAAGCACTTCACCAGACTACCGGAGATGCTCACGTATCTTTGAACAACCCTGATTTGATGAATCTAGGTCCGGATTTCACTGTCACAGCCTGGGTATATATTCCGTCGACACAGGCCGAGACTGACCCAGTGGACAATCCTTATAATGACATCTCTATTTTCTGTAATACTGATTCTTTTGGAGACTGGACTTATGTAACTGGATTTAACTTAGTCGTACCCAAACCGGGCTATGCAGGCGGCTGGGGGATGCCATCTAACTGTGTAGCTTTCTACTCTGGCGTGGGTCAGGGAAATGGAATTTACTCTTGGGCATGGTATGCCGTAGCTTCACCACAAAACTCTTTTCCATATGACGAGTGGGTACATGTCGCTCTGACATTTTCAGGTGCGGATCAAGCCAGTTGGGGCGGTAATGAAAAACTATTCATTAACGGACAACTCCAGGCTCTGACATCCAGAACTAATCAGCCCGCCCAGAACGCCATGGAATGGACCGCTGATCCTCTTAATGTAAACCTAGGCGCTGCCCTCCGCACGAGTCACCCTTTGCCCATGGCTGGCTCTGGTGAATTGAAATATGATGAGATCGCTATCTGGAAGAGGGAGCTATCTGAAGCCGAAATCACATCGCTCTATAACAGTGGCACCGGCCAACAATTGGATACCACCTATGTCAATTCCGAAGTAGTCCGTGAAGACTTTACTATAACAACGGCAGTAACAGTAGAGGCTCCAGCGGGTACCGATGATACAAATATTACAGTTAGAATCACAAAATAGATACTAATTATACTATACGGGAGGACTCATGACAATGACAGAAATGGCAAAAGGCGCAGTTGATAAAGCTTTGGAGAAGATGGTTTCGCGTAAACTACTTGTGTGGGCCACTGCTACAGTTTTATTATTCACTTCTAATTTGGAAAGTGAGCATTGGCTTTATTTAAGTGCTTTATATATCGGAGGCCAGTCAGTGATTGACGCCATCGTGAAACTAAAAAGTGCATAAGTAAACAAGCGAGGATATTTTGATTAACATCAATATGGGCGAAATGTTTAAATCGCTCGGATCATTTATTGCAAAAAATTGGCAGATTTTAGCGCTATTGCTAATGGTGGTGCTCTTTTTTATGACAAAAAATGACTATGCAGCTCTCAAAAAATCGATGGATGTAATGAGTACATCTTATGAAGAACAACTATCTTTGTTGCAAGAACTTCACGAAGAAGAGCTTTTGCGCAGAGATGAGGCTATTGCTTCCTATGAAGCTTTCATAGAAGAGTTGGAGGAGCAACATAGGCTCGATTTAGAAGAAATTGCCAAAGCTCGTGAGCAAGAAATAGAAGACAATATTCAAGATTTCGAAGAAGCACCCAGTGAACTAGCTGAAGAAATAGAAGATTTATTTGGATTAGACTATGTGGAATAAACTCGCACTGATGTTAATATTGTTCTCCCCTTTGGCCGAGGCCTCGGAAGGAAAATTTACCTTCTTACAGCAAGAGCAATGTGCACCGTTTTCAGGAACCTTATTTGACCCTACGGCTACTGCAAAAATTATTGCTCATCACAAGTTTCTTAAAGAAGAATTCGATTTAAAGCTGGCATATCAGGTATCGATACTAGAAGCTCAACATGATCTGGAAATAGAACAATTTAAGATTTCGCTTGACATTCAAGAGAAAAAATGTAATAATATGATAGAAATCAAGGATAGGGAAATAGAAGGTTTAAACAAGATTATTGCCAAAAAGCCCGGAAGCAACGCTTTGCTATGGGGCATCCTTGGTGGCTTTGTAGCTGGGGCTGCAGCAACAGTGGGCATCGTCTATGCGGTGAACAAATGAAAAAAGATTTAAATGAAATCGCCAAATATGAAGTAGCTATTTCCCAAAAATATGGGAAAGAGGCAATTCAGCATCCCAAGGCTGATTGGACGGACGAAAAAGAAAAAGAATACCAACAACAAATGCGCGAGTTGTACGAAAAAGAGAAAAAGCAACAAGAAAAAAACGAAAAAATTGAAATCGATGGTTTTTTAATATCCAAAAAACTATTTAGTAAGGATAGCAATAGAAATTGTCCGGTTTGTCATGCTTATTCTTTTGATTCTCGTGATGATGTTTATATGACAAAATTTGATTGTTGCTATAAATGCTATATACAATTTGTTGAGGGTCGAGAAGCCCGCTGGTCAGAAGGCTGGCGACCAGGAGAAAAAAATGAAAATCACTAAATCACAATTAGTAAATATTATCCAAGAAGAGGTGCGGAAAGTCCACGAACAATTGCCCCCTACGGATGACGAAATCGCCAGCGCCTATGGTACATCGTTGGTGACTGGCTTCGAAGATGAAGACGGAGAGTGGCAACCATATGAGCGATCCGACACTCCCGAGTATGACGCAATCGTGGATGTTCTCGATAAATTGGACTCGGAGGACACAATTGCATCCCACTTGGACTCGATGCTCTCTGATCCAGACGTTGTAGCGCACTTTAGATTAGATGAGGCACCCCCCGAAGCAGTAGCAGAAGCCCGCGAGTGGGTTGAAGTAGGAATTGATGCCGTCAAGGACGTCTTGATTAATGATATCGATGTGAAGGCAATGATGCAAAAACACGGAAACCCAAGTTGGGAAGATTTCGCACACAAAGTCCGAATGATAACTACTGCGGTCAAAACGCCAAGCCAGCGATCTAAAAATATCCGTCAGCGATTTGGATATCGGATGCTAATCGTCGCCATGGGCGAGCTACTCAACCAAGCCGCCGCCACATCTGGCGCTGGATCCCTGAGAAAAGGAAAGGGCTTCGGCTTTAAAGATATAGAATAATTAAAGGAAAAAATAAAATGGCTACAACATTAGAAATCATTCAAGGAATTAATCAAGCGGCAGCAAATGCCTATGACGGCGCCCACGATCAGAGATTCGTCACCGGAGACGCTAAAGAAATCGGCCTTAGTCGAGAAGAGGGCTGTCCCATTACTGATTCACGAGTCGCCGATGGCTTTTCGTGTTAAATTTATTGCGAACAAGCTGCAGATAAACTACGAAGCAAAACATCAAACTTTTCTGATGTATATGCGAGGGGATTTGAGGAAGAGTGCGAACGCCGGGTCCACGGGATTGCCGACTTTTTGAAGAAAGAGTACAAGGTAATCACTGGAAAAGCTTTATCGCTGACACCGGATGGAGAAATTCATTGCTTTGTTCAGCACACATCACGCGTGCGCACCTTCGTTATGTGTCATAAGCTCTTTACGATTGGTGGTATGAAAGACGTAGAAACATTGGGAGAAGCCGTGACGGACCCAATGGATGTCAAATACCAGAAATTCTTGAAAGAAGGCACTTTTAAATAAGTGGTAAATGTCATATAAATTATCCAAAAAGCAGATTGTAGCAGAAATCTTAAAGTGCGGTAAGGATCCGGTATATTTTACGAATAACTATGCCAGGATTTCTCACCCCATTAAGGGGCTCATTCCCTTTAAGACTTATCCATACCAGGCCGACCTGTTAACAGATTTTAATGATTACCGATTTAACGTCATTCTTAAGGCGCGCCAGTTAGGGATTTCTACTATTGCAGCAGGCTATATTGTTTGGCTCATGCTATTTTATAGAGATAAAAATATCCTTGTTATGGCAACAAAGTTTGCTACAGCTGCAAACTTAGTGAAAAAAGTAAAAGCAATTATGAAAAACTTGCCAGAATGGCTTGTTTTGGCAGAAATTTCTATTGACAATCGAGCCTCTTTCGAACTATCTAACGGATCCCAGATTAAAGCAGCGTCCACTTCAGGCGATGCTGGTCGTTCGGAAGCCTTGTCTTTACTGGTACTCGACGAGGCCGCACATATTGAAAATTTAGATGACTTGTGGGCGGGCCTTTATCCTACTATCTCTACAGGTGGTCGATGCATCGCTCTAAGTACTCCGAATGGTGTAGGAAACTGGTTTCACAAGACTTACGCTGAAGCGGATGAGGGGGCGAATGATTTCCACCCGATCGTTCTGCCATGGGACGTCCATCCTGACAGAGATCAACAATGGTTTGAAAAAGAAACTCGTAATATGTCCCGCCGCGAGATTGCGCAAGAACTAGAATGTAACTTTAACACGTCGGGAGAGAGCGTAATCCATCCGGAAGACATTGCCTGGGTAGAATCTATTGTTTGTGAGCCCAAACAGCGCGCCGGATTCGATAGAAATATGTGGATTTGGGAAGACCACAGTCCCGAATTCTCTTACTTACTAGTGGCTGACGTCGCACGGGGTGACGGGGCTGACTTTTCTGTATTTCATATTATCAAACTGGAAACCATGGAAGTGGTTGCAGAATATCAGGGAAAGCCAAGCTTAGATATGTACGCAACGGTGCTGCAGCAGGCTGGCAAACAATATGGAAATTGTTTATTGGTGGTAGAAAATGTTGGAATTGGAATATCTGTACTGGAAAAGCTTATTGACTTGGATTACCCAAACTTATATTATTCCATAAAAAGTACACACGAATATATAGAGAGTTATCAGGGCGCCACTCATAGCGGCGCAGTTCCGGGTTTTACGACTTCTTCGAAAACACGTCCACTTATTGTTGCAAAATTAGAAGAATTCATCAGAAACAGACTAATTAAAGTATATTCGGTCCGTTTTTCGAATGAATTGCGTACCTTTATTTGGCATAATGGCAAACCCCAAGCCATGAGGGGATATAATGATGATTTAACAATGGCTCTGGCTATAGCATGCTGGATTAGGGACACTGCCTTGACGGTAAGCACCCGAGAAGTGGAATATAAAAAAGCATGCTTAAATTCAATAGTGAAAGTCGACACTCGAATCAGTACAACTATTCCAGGGATGACCAATCATGACAGAAAAAAAGCTTTAGACGAAAAAATGTTTCAAGCCCAGGATGATTTTTCAAAATATTCTTGGCTAATAAAAGGATAAGAAATGGCAGATAGAACAAAGAACCCCAATAACCCCCAATCTGAATTATTTAGAAGACTGACTCGACTCTTTTCTGGGCCCATTATTAATTGGAGAACCCAGCAAAATAGAAAGATTCGCCGAACGGCCTTGGACAAGTACGCCACACAATTTAAGTCCGCATCAGGACAGCAATTTAAAAAAGCAGAATATAGTCCTTTTGATGTGATGCATTCTAAAATTATGGCTCAACAAAACCGCGCAGAGCGCTATGTTGACTACGAGCAGATGGAATATATGCCAGAAATTGCTTCTGCCATGGATATTTACGCAGATGAGATGACGACACATTCGGCTTTAAGTCCCATGCTTAACATTGAATGTCCCAATGAGGAAATCAAGGCCGTGCTTCACTCTCTCTACAGCAATGTGCTCAATTTGGAGCACAACCTTTTTGGATGGTGTCGGTCGATGTGCAAATTTGGAGATTTTCTGCTCTATCTTGACATTGACGATCGCCTGGGAATCAAATCTGTCGTCTCCCTACCTTTAAGAGAGGTAGAGCGCCTAGAAGGCGAAGATCCCACAAACCCCAACTACATACAGTTCCAGTGGAACTCCGCTGGTATGACTTTTGAAAATTGGCAAGTCGCCCATTTCCGTATTTTAGGTAATGACAAGTACGCCCCTTATGGCACTTCCGTTTTAGATGCCTCTCGGCGTATTTATCGACAGCTAGTGCTCATGGAAGATGCTATGATGGCCTACAGAATCGTGCGCTCAAGCGAACGACGCGTCTTTTATATTGATGTGGGTAATATTGCCCCTACAGACGTCGAACAATTTGTACAGAAGACTATTACTTCGATGAAGCGAAACCAAGTGGTTGATGCTAATACTGGTCGTGTAGATCTCCGCTACAATCCCCTATCTGTAGAAGAAGATTATTTCATTCCCACTCGTGGAGGAGAGACTTCTAAAATCGAAACGCTACCAGGTGGAAACTTTACTGGCGACATTGACGATGTTAAATATTTGCGCGATAAAATGTTCGCGGCCTTAAAGATCCCGCCCGCATATCTCTCCAGCGACTCGGAAGTTACAGAAGATAAGACCACTTTAGCACAAAAGGACGTGCGCTTTGCACGAACAATTCAACGTCTGCAACGCGCCGTAGTGACAGAGCTGGAAAAGATTGGCATTATTCACCTTTATACTCTGGGATTCCGAGGCGATGACTTGGTAAGCTTTAGGTTGAAATTGAATAACCCGTCGAAGATTGCAGAACTCCAAGACTTGGAGGAGTGGAAGACTCGCTTTGAAATCGCTTCTGGTGCTACTGAAAACTTCTTTTCTAGAAGGTGGATATCTCAAAACATTTTTAACCTTTCGGAAGAGGAATTTGTTAGAAATCAGAGGGAAATGTTCCATGACCGCAAATTTGAATCTGAATTAAATGCAACCGCCGAAGCAGCTGCCGAAGAAGCAGCCTCCGCCCTTGGAATGGGTGGCGATGATCAATTCGCAGACTTGGAAGCAGGGGGTAGAAACAGAAGTATTTTGATGCCGGCGCCGACGATTCCTCCCCCGGAAGATACCGGTGGAGCAGAACCCATTGATGATGTTGGTGATGCCGACGAGGGCCCTCTTTTAGATTTCCCCGCCGCCAAACGCGATGACACTGGCCGAGACGAAAGAGGCCGCCGCACAACAGCCAACTCCCAGACAGCACGCGCCAAAGGAAAGAAGCATGTCTCTACATCTCGTCGAGGTGGAGATGGGCGAAATGGCCGCATTCAAAATTACGCAGCTATGGCAATCCCCAAGCCAAAAGACATTATCCCAGGGCTGTCAGATTTAAAAAGCTATTCTCGTGGTATTTATGAAGATAAGCAAACTAATTACAATAACGAAGAAAATCTCTTATTCGAAGTAAAATCTGAAGTTAGGAACTTAATTGGCGAACTAGAGAAAGCGGAGATAAAAATAAATGAAGATGAAACACAATAAAAAGCGCAACACAGCTTTTATTTTCGAGGTCTTGATTCGAGAGTTGACAAAAGCGATTTTAGAACAAGATGAGAAAAAGAAAAAGTATATTATCAGATTGGTAAAAGAAAATTTCAAAGGCAATACCTTGCTTTCTCGCGATTTAGAGATCTATAAAATGGTACTCGACACAACAAATGTTGAAAGAATTGTCGCCGAAAAGCTCATTTACGAAGCGCGCATTTTAAAATCCTCAATTGATCATCGCAAGCTGTTCCACGAACAAGGAGCGATTATTGAGACAATTAATAAAACTCTTTCTCCGGGCGTTTTTAATAATTTTGTCCCCAATTACAAAGACTTGGCAACAGTGTTCCAGATTTTTCACCCTAAAACACGCGCTAAAGAGAGGGTACTATTAGAAAGTCAAGTGGTGGAAAAAATGCTCTCCGAAGAAGAGAGAAAGAAAGAGTTCCTTAAACCTATTGATAACCTGACTTATCGATCCTTCGTAAAGGCCTTTAATGAAAAATATAATGAGGCCTTACTAAAAGAGCAGAAAGACTTATTAAAGGTTTATATCAACTCCTTTTCAGATAATGGCATCGATTTAAAAATCTTTTTGAATGAGGAGATTCCCCGACTCCAACAGGCGGTGGAAAAATCCCAAAATCTTACCGAAGTCAAAAGTGATGAGCAGATGCTGACATCAACTAACGCAGTCCTCGAAATGATTGACCAATTGAAAAGCCGAGAAATAGACCAACAATATATTCACGAAATATTAAAGCTTCAGAATCTTGTAAAGGAGATTGAAGAATAATGGCCGATATCATTGTCACCGTAGGTGTGGAGCAAAAGAAAAGGATCAACCTCGAACTCCAGGCTCGCAAATCCCTAGACGGAAACATTCTTATTTTTGACCATAAAGAGATCGACATTGTGATCATGCCTTTAAAACGTAAGATTGTGACCTTCGCGAAGTCTGAAATTAACGACTCGGTATATGAGGTACAGAATCGCTTCTTTGATTTTTTAAAGCGCAAAGGCCTTGTGGAGTATGAATCCATTCGAGGGGGAAATGTTTATGGATCTATTGAGGCCCTGATTTGCGAATCTTCAAATCCCGAAATCAATACCTATGATTACACTCTCTATGGGGTATATAACTTTCTCAAGGAAGAGACTCCATACTATGACTACATGGATGACTATGAAAAAATGCTTGATGATTATTTTGTAAGTCCGACTCAAGACGACTCTACGGAGCTAGGCGAAGTTCCTCAAGCCGTAGAGAAGGGTTCTATTCGCCCTGGATATAACCACGAGCCGTACTGGATGAGCTATATGCTTGAAGGAAAAGATAAATAATGGAATTGGTTTATTTTATTTTAGCCGCTCACGGCTTGACACAACTCCTCTGCCATGGCCGCATTTTTAATAGAATTCGGCCCCGAGGCTACTTCTGGTCATGTCCTATGTGCATGGGATTTTGGGTGGGCGTTCTTTTGTGCGCTTTAAATCCTTTGACGGAACTATTTATGTTTGAACTCACTATTATGAACTTGTTCATTTGTGGGTGGATCAGCTCGGGAACTTCATATATTTTAGATATGTTGTTTGGCGACTCGGGCCTTAAGATCGATACAAAAGGGGGGAGCTGCAATGTTTAGAAGATGGATGCTAAGAGGCGTAAGACGCTGTAAGAATGGTTGTTGACTACGCAGGAGAATAAGAAATGTCAAAAGTTTTATTAAGAGAATACTATGCTCTGTGTGAAGGTGGCGTTTGCCAAGATTTGCTCACCGAAGCCGAAAAAAGAGATATTAAAGAAAATAATGCCATGTATTTGACTGGCCTAATGCAACAGGCGGACACAAGAAATGGAAACGGTAGAGTATATCCCCAGCGCGTCCTTATGCGCGAAATGGAGACATACAAAAAGCTAGTAAAAGAAAAGAGAGCACTTGGAGAACTGGATCACCCAGATGACTCTGTAATTAATTTAAAGAATGCCTCTCACATGGTGACGAATATTTGGGCAGACGGCCCAAAAGTTATGGGAACCGTTAAAGTCCTAAACACACCGGCCGGAAATATTCTCCGCTCCTTAGTGGATTCAGGAGTCCAACTAGGAATTTCTTCTCGCGGCCTTGGGTCTGTAACTGAAAGCATGACGGGCGGAGTGGTTGTTGAAGACGACTTTCAGCTTATCTGCTTTGATTTCGTTTCCGAGCCAAGTACACCAAATGCCTTTATGAATTTGCAGGAAGGCAAACAGTACACAGAACCGAACATTTTTACCAAAGCCGACAAGATTAATCGAGCTTTGAATGACATTTTGAGGAAAAAATGAAAAAACAAGAACTACAAAAAGTTTTAAAACCACTCATCAANGAGTGTATCAAGGAAGTAATCTTTTGAAGAAGGAGTCTTGTCTAATCTTATCAAGGAGGTTGCACAAGGCTTGGGAGCACAGCAAACACTTATCGAAAGTGCACCAACCCCGCCAGCTCAAGATTTCTCTCGACAACGAATCCAGGTTCAAGAAGAAGCGCAAGCAGCCCTAGAAGCTCGCAAAAGAAAGCTAGAGGAGTCTATTGGCGGCAAAATGTCAGGTATTTTTGAAGGTATAGAACCTTTAGTCCTCCGGGGGATCCCCAGGGTCGGATAGTTCACCATCGAGCCCTCTCTCAAATTATGCACCAAATGATCCCGGCGTGGATATTAGTGGCATCCTCGCCCTAGGCGGAAGCCACAATTGGAAAAAAATGATCTAAATAAATATTGGAGTGATTATGTCTAAAAGACCCGTGAACTTATCGGAAAGACCCCGAGGAAAGCACGATAACGAAGCAAGGATGATCCGTAGGTTCATCAAAAAAATGAAAAAATATAGAATTCTCGATGATTATAGAGAGAGTTTGCGTTTTGAAAAGCCATCTCAAAAGCGCCGCCTAGCCGAAAAGAAAAGGCAAAAGGTGCTAGATAAATTAAAAGCCGAAGAAAAGAGGTACATGGAAGTAGATTTCGATAAGCTCCCGTCGCCAAAGAAAAAGAGAAAAAGAAGAAAATAGATTTTTAAAAACTATTTATAATGAAAAATAGGAGTCTTCTCAATAATGTCAATTTACAATTACAGAGCAGGTTTAGGAAACACTGCATCTTATCAATCATCCGGTGCTCCTTTTGTGACAGGATCAACTTCGCTCTCGACTGTGAAGAAAATTAGTTTCCCCAGCGTAACTAAGGAAATCACCGCCACGGTGAGATCGACTACTGCAACGGACACGTTGGAGATATATTTTCACGAATCATCTCCCGCTACAAATCAATATTCTCTCAAAGTGGGTAGCGACTTAGTGAATACTGTCACTTTTAATGTCAAATGTAAGGAAATATATGTATCTTCCGGAAACGGGGTTGATTGGGATATCTTTGCATCCTTAACAGGTATTAAGCCAAAAGAGATGTATGATTTGACGGGCTCTGGAATCACTAAATAAGCATTTATAAATTGGAATTTTACAAAATAGTTCTTTTTATGTTTTAGGAAACTATTTATTTTGAACCAATTTGTAAGGGGAACACTCATGTCTTCACTGTTAGAACAGGCCATTGTAGATGCAGCTGCTTTAAAAGAAGCCGCTATCAAGAATGCCGAAACAGCTATTTTAAATAAATATTCAGATGATATCCGAGAGGCGGTCGAGAATCTATTGGAAGAAGAAATTCCAGAATCTCCGGAAACTCCAGATATCCCATTAGCGGCAGCACCACCAAGCGATGCTCCCGACGAAACAATCACTTTAAATTTCGATGACCTTAAAGAGATGGCCGAAACATTAGCCGCTCAAGATGAAGAGCTTATCGGAGATGAAATTGCACACGAAGCTGCAGCTCCCGAGGATCTAGGCCCTCCCCCTGCTCCGGCTAATCCCGAAGCAGAAGTCCCAGAGACCACAGTACAAGTGGCACTGGAAGAAGAAATTGAGTCCGACGATTTGGAAAAGATGCTCGAAGAGTTGATTGTCGACATTATTCCTCAAAAGTCTGGATGGGAAGTAACCCCGGACGCAATTATGGATGACTATGAGCACCAAGCTATGGCCCACCGCGCCGCTACTGCTGCGAAGGAAAAGGCGATGGCCCTTATTGATGCAAATGAAAGATTAACAGAACAGGTTAGCGATTTAAAGCAAAAGAACAAAACTTTAATCGACTCTGTTCGAACACTAAAAGAGAATTTTGATAAAATCAATCTATCTAATGCTAGATTGGTATACACGAACAAGATTTTGACTAATGGCTCCTTGAATGGGCAACAAAAAAATAAAATTGTAAACGCATTGTCAGAAGCACGTTCGATCGAAGAAGCAAAGGTTATTTACGAGACTCTAGAAAACGCAGTGGGAAGTGTCACAGGTAAAGCACGTCCACAATCACTCCGTGAGACTCTAGAAAGGCCTTCTGCCACTTTACCTAGAAGAGCGGCTAGGGAAACTGTAGGTGCACCAGTGATGGACCGCATGCAGATTCTAGCCGGAATTAAGAAAAACACCTAAAGGAGAATTATATATTATGTCTATTCTTAATAAATTAACTGAAGGCATTGTTCGTAGAGATCTCTCCAAAGAAGGTCAAGCTCTTCTCACCAAGTGGGAAAAGACCGGTCTTCTTGAAGGTCTCACGGATGAGCGTACCAAGCACGGTATGGCAAGTCTTCTAGAAAATCAAGCAAAGGAACTCCTCCGCGAGTCTTCCTCTATGAGCGCTGGCGATGTCGAAGGTTTCGCTTCAGTTGCTTTCCCAATCGTTCGCCGTGTATTCGGTGGACTAATCGCAAACGATCTCGTTTCGGTTCAACCAATGAGCCTACCATCAGGCCTCATTTTCTTCCTNGACTTCACCCTTGACAGATCACGTCTCGGCTCAACGGCTGGCGATTCTGTATACGGCGGTGGCGTTGTCGGTGCACAAATCACTGGCGGTGTCTCCCTCGCAGGCCCAGGCGGAAACTCTGAAACAAGCTTCTACGCCTTGAACAACGGCTATTCAAGTCCGACTGGCTCTACACTTGTAGCCGCCTCTGGCTTGACTATTCGTGCAACGGGTACGGTTGGCGGTGACGGTTCGGACTGGACTCCAGGATGCGACATCGACTCATTGGTCCGTTACGACCCAGATATCGCTTCTGGTACTTTTGCAGTTATCTCATCTCTTTCGGCTTCCTCTTTGGGTCAGCTAAATAGAAAAGACTATGTTGGTATTACTGCACAGACTGCAGCAGGCGCAGGCAATCAATTGGCCGGCCAAGTTCGCCGTCTCACCGCAGACACTAACCTTGTTACTTTGACTTCGGGCTCAACTGCAGCTACTGATCAGCTTCAGATTGTTAACGTTAGTACCGTTTCTCAAGCACAAGCTGTTACGGACTGGGGCACTATCGCGGCCTTCACCTTCCCAATCGATGACGACTTCACGAACGCTGAAATCGGCGCCGTTGTTGGTGCACCTATTTGGGGCTTGGAAGGAAGCGTACAGATCCCAGAGATCGACATCAAGGTTGACTCTGTGTCTATCACAGCGAAGACCAAGAAGCTCAAGGCTAAGTGGACACCAGAATTGGCTCAAGACTTGAACGCATACCATAACTTGGATGCCGAAGTCGAGTTAACTTCTATCTTGTCCGAGCACATCGCTCTCGAAATCGACCAAGAAATCTTGGAAGACCTCGTGAAAGGTGCTACTGCTTCGACTCTTTACTGGTCACGCCTCCCAGGACGCTTCCTGGATCGCGCAACCGGTACTGCTGTTCCAGTCGTTGGCGCATCTCCAGACTTTACTGGTAATGTTTCTGAATGGTATGAGACTCTTGTCGAAACCATTAACGACGTATCTGCACAGATTCACCGCAAGACTCTTCGCGGCGGAGCAAACTTCATCGTGTGTTCACCTGAAATTGCAAACCTCCTTGAGTTTACTGCTGGTTTCCGTGGAAGCGTTACTCACGACGATGATCGTGGTACCGTGGGTGCAGTTAAGGTTGGTAACTTGAGCAAGAAGTTCGACGTTTACGTTGATCCTTACTTCCCAAGAAACGTAGTCTTGGCAGGTCGTAAAGGATCCTCTTTCCTTGAAAGCGGATATGTATACGCACCGTATGTGCCTCTCCAAATGACTCCTACCATCTTTGGTACAGAGGACTTCGTGCCTCGTAAAGGCGTCATGACTCGCTATGCAAAGAAGATGGTCCGTCCAGATATGTATGGCCTCGTCATCGTTGAGGACCTCGTGTAGTCAAACACCGAGATTATCTCTAAAATTAATGCCCTCCCACTTTTTGTGGGGGGGTTTTGTTTATTTGGAAACTATTTAGTTCAAGGAGGTGTTTTTTAATGGCCCTACCAACACTGACACCCGCTAGTCAAATGAGTAAATCGATTCTAGCGGTAACTGGCACAACGGCTGACGTCGCTGCAACGCTACCATTGGGGATCTACTCTGGATCCGCCGCTTTTATCTCGGGCGCTGCTGACCAAGTGGCTTACACCTATAAGAAATTGGGGGGAGATGTCCTTGACATCGAACTCAAAACAGACAATGTTTATGCAAATTATGAAGAAGCTTGTCTCGAATACAGTTATTTGATCAACCTGCATCAATCGAAAAACGTCTTGTCGGACGTACTGGGACAGGCTACAGGTACTTTTGATCAAGATGGTAACCTGACGAGCGGACCGACTAATGTTAACCTCAAGTTTCCTCGGGTGATGTTTGAGTATGCCCGCCGCGTCTCGGATGGGTTCTCGTTCGAGGCTGATGTAGGGGGAACAATCCCCGTTTATTCAGCCTCTTTTGCACTTCAAAAAAATAGACAAGATTATGATTTACAAGAGATCATATCTGGCTCGTCTGCTACTGGTATTGACCCTGCCGGCGGCCCAAACGCTCCCTATGCGGGCGTCGTAGGAGATAAAAGGGTCATTATTAAAAAAGTTTTTTACAAAACTCCCGCTGCAATGTGGCGCTTTTTTGGTTACTTTGGGGGCTTAAACGTTGTGGGAAACTTACAAAATTATGGCCAATACACTGATGACTCCACTTTTGAGATTGTTCCCGTATGGCAAAATAAGATGCAAGCCATGGCTTATGAAGACCATTTGTATACGCGACTATCCCATTATTCTTTTGAGCTGAAAGATAACAAGCTGCGCATTTTCCCAAGTCCTGCTTTATTGAGTACCTATCGCTACATGTGGGTACAGTTTTCAGTTATTCCTAACAGTTGGGACAATAACGCTAACTACGATAATGGAGTAGATGGCATTAATAATATGAATACTATTCCCTTTGATAATGTCCCTTATGAAAATATCAATGCCATTGGCAAGCAGTGGATTCGCCGCTTCGCGCTGGCACTTTCGAAAGAGACATTAGGCCAAAATTCGTGGAAAGTTTCAGACCATACCGATTCCGGGAGAATCAGTGAACCTCAATGCAGACGCCCTCTTATCGCAAGCAAAAGAGGAGCAAGAGGCCTTGCGAACCGAGCTTAAAGAGGTGCTCGACCAGCTCACCTATGTGCAAATGGCTAAGGATGATGCAGAAAGAGCACAGGCCGTGCAAGATGTGCAAGACAGAGTACCAAGATTAATATTCCAGGGGTAAAAAAAGATTGTCAAGCGAAGAAGAAAAATTTAAAGGTTATCGCCCGTATTTCAAGGCAGAGCCAACTCCTACGGATGACCCAGAGCTAAAAGAGATAGCTTTTATGCCGTCTACTATCGAGACTATTGATATGGCTTTGAGTGATTGGTTAACCGAAGAAATGGATATTTTTTGCACCACCAATGAAGGGTGGCGAAAAGTGCCACTCATTTGGTCAATGCCCGAAAGGTCATTTCAGATAAAAGACAATAAAGACTTGCGAAGTTCTAAAAACATGTTTACGCTCCCTGTCATCTCGATTGAGCGAACCTCATTGGTAAAAGACCCTAATGTTAAGGGCGTTGCGTGGGCCCATTTACCCCAATATAACGATGCACGAGGGGGCAGAATAGAGGTGGCACGAACCATCAACCAAGACAAAACGGGCAATTTTGCAAATGCAACTTCGGAGCGCCGCTTCAAGCAACAAAATTTCCCCTTCAAGAACAAGAAAGTGGTGTACCAAACGATGTCTATGCCGATGCCAACCTATGTTGTGGCCGACTACACCCTGATCATCCAGACTGAATTTCAACAACAAATGAATGAAATCTTCGCCCCATTTATCGTGGCTACTGGGCAAATAGACAACTTCTTTATTCACCGCGATGGCCATCGTTTCGAAGGCTTTTTAAAAGGGGACTTTTCTTTAGAGAACAACCTTTCTAATCTTGCTGAAGAAGAAAGAACTTTTAAGACTCAAGTAAATATCCAAGTTTTGGGATATCTATTAGGATCAGGAAATAATGACGAGCGCCCCAAAATCTCTATTCGGGAGAATGCAGTAGAAGTACAAATTCCTCGTGAACGTGTCATCTTTGGCGATAAAAAGGATTTTGAATAATGGCGAGCGATGATAACAAATGGTCTAAACCATCAAATCCTCCTCCTCCTTTATTTTTAGGAGAAAAAGAGCGTAATTTAGTCAAGCAAGTTAATGATGAGCTTCTCGAAAGAGTAATAGGCCAAGATATTCTCTATATGCCGATATCTATGGCACGCACTAATTTTCACCCCCTTTATGGCGAGAGTATCGAAAAGAGTTTTCTCCCACCGGTCCGCGTATATGCCCTGGTGGAATTTAGTGGTATAGACACAACCACGACTCACTATGGATTGGATAAGGAATCTTCCATTACCGTTCGCTTTCACAACAGGCGCTTATTTGAAGATCAGGACCTCTATGTCAGAGAAGGCGACTACGTGCGCTATGGAACATCATTTTATGAAATTGTCACCCTTAAAGAAAATAGACAACTTTTTGGCCAAATTGAGCACATTTTTCAAATCGAGGCCACATGTATTAAGACAAGGAAAGGACTTATCGATATCGACGTGCTTCCGACAGCTACCGCCAAAGCCATCGCAGCCGGCGTGAGCAGTACCGAAGCGGCAGAATTTTCCTCGGACGATTCCGAAGGATCAGGCGACGGAGGCGGCGAAGGCGGCGGAGGTGGAGGGAGTCTCACTGGAGATGTGGTACGCCTCGTCTATACAGCCACAACACCATCTACCCAAGCTGCGGGAACTATGCTAAATACCCTATTGGCCGCCCCTGCACTCGAACTAGAGCCAACCGCCATTTGGGAGGATGGGCTGCGAAAAACCCTAAGCACCACCTACCCCACGACGGGGGAGTTTTACTTGATCGGTGGAAAAATTTATAATAATTTTGAAATCTTGTCCGGAACCAAGCTGATCCTGGAGGTATTGACTATAGTATGAGTATTTTTCGAGAACACAAATCTTCTGCCGACCGTTCCGCTGCAGACCGTAAAAGACACAAAGCAAAGATTGACAAGGCTATCCGCGAGGGCATCAAAGACGTCATTGCAGATGAGTCCATTATTGGCCAAGATGGCAATAAAAAGGTCAAAATCCCAGTCAAAGGAATAAAAGAATATCAGTTTGTTTATGGGGAAAATGATAAAAATCAAAAAGCTGGAGCCGCCGGCGATAAGCAGATTAAACGCGGCCAAGTTCTCCGAAAAAAGAAGGGGAAAGCTAAAGGGAAGCCCGAAAAGGCCAGCGATAAAGCTGGCGAAGAATATTATGAAGTCGAGGTAACTCTCGATGAACTGGCGGAGTATCTTTTTTCCGACCTAGAGCTTCCGGATCTTGAAAAAAAGAAGTTTAAATTTATCAAAGATAAAAAGCCCAAGCGTTCTGGATACCGCAAGAAGGGTCTGCGCTCCAAACTTTCTAAAAAAGAAACCATTAAGAGAAAAATACGTCGCAAAAAACGCGCCATTGCTGCAGGTACTTGGGACCCCGAAAATGGCGAAAGATTTCCTTTCCACGAAGACGACTTAAAATATAAACACATCAAACTGAAGAACGAAAATAACAACTCCGCAGCTATTCTTTTTCCTTATGGACGTCTCTGGCTCCATGGGGAAGGAAAAAAAGTATTTGGCACGCAGCTTTTACTTTATTCTGTATCAATTCTTGCGCTATAAGTATGATAATGTAGAAGTAGTGTTCATCTCCCACTCTACAGACGCCAAAGAAGTCTCGGAAGAGGATTTCTTCCAGCGCGCCACAATGGGCGGAACGGTTATATCTTCGGCCTTGGCACTAGAACAGGAAATTATTCAGAAAAGATACCACCCTTCTTCCTGGAACATATACACTTTTTATTCGGGAGATGGCGAAAACTGGTCTTTTGATAATCCGAAGGCCGTGAGTATTTTTGAGAAACTAAAGCAATTAAGTCAGATGGTCTGTTACGCCGAAATCTCCCCCCAATCTTCGCTATCGGATCCATTCGCGGGCTCCTTTAACTTCGGAGGCAATAATCCTGGCCTCTCCGGAGATAATTTGTGGCATGCCCTTATCCCGCTGGTTGGGGAAGCTTTTAAACTAGTAAAAATTAACAAATCGAGCCAAATTTGGCCCGCATTTCAAGTAATGTTCGGAGGAAAGACATAATGAAAGACTGGACAGTAAAAGAGCTGCAAGAATGGGATGAAAAAATATGCAAAATAGCCACTGAAAAATATGATCTTGATTGGTTCCCCATTGAATATGAAATTTTAGATTACAAAGAAATGCTCGGCGCCATGGCATACACCGGACTACCCACTCATTATCGACATTGGTCGTTTGGGAAAACCTTTGAACGCACTGCAACTCGCTACAATCTAGGCATGGAAGGCTTGCCTTATGAGATGATCATTAACAGCAATCCAAGTATCGCATACTTGATGCTGGAGAATCCTATGAGCATTCATCTTCTTACTATGGCACATTGTGTAGGTCATTCCGACTTCTTTAAAAACAATCGTATGTTTAAGGACACGGACCCGACCAACATCTTGGGAAGATTCAAGGCAGCCGCAAAAAGAGTTCAGGGATACATCGAAGATCCAAGCATTGGCATCGAGAATGTAGAAAACATCTTAGATGCTTGCCACTCTATTCAATACCAGGTACCGCGAACCCCTGGAATCAAGCGCCCCGAAGGAAATATTTTTAAAGATCGGGTTCGAAGTAAATCTCTCCTTTGGGAAAAAGAGGACAATCTGTTTCTGGATGACAAAAAAGACTACAATTTATTAAAGTTTATTAGAAATCATGCCAGAAATTTAGAAGATTGGCAAAGAGACCTGATGGAGATGGTAGAGAGAAGAGCTTCCTACTTTATCCCTCAAGCTAAAACTAAAATTATGAATGAAGGCTGGGCTGTGACGATTCATGAAAAAATCATGTTGGATTTAAATTTACCTGATAAATACCAATTGGCTTTTTACAAGTCGCACAATCAAGTTGTGCGCCCCGTCATTGGTCGCATCAACCCTTATCACTTGGGGTATACCATCTTTAAGAAAATAGAAAGAGAGCACGGCTTTGAGGAGTGTAAGATCGCCCGCGAAGTACATGATGATGAATCATTTATCCGAACTTATTTGGATGAAGAACTGTGTGCGGAACTTAACTTGTTTAGCTATTCTTACGAAAGAACACAGAAAAATTATGCTATAAATCACATTTCTGACAAAGAAGGGTGGAAAAGCGTTCGTGCCGCTCTAATTAACAATGTAGGACTTAAAAGTGTTCCGATAGTTTGTGTAACAGACTACGACAAAAGGACTAATGCTTTGTATATCACCCATGAACATGATGGACGAGATTTAGATTTGAATTATGCCAATAAGGTCTATGATTACATTCGTTATTTGTGGGATGATGACATATTTTTTACTTCTATAATAGAAGGTGAGGTTTGGGAATTTTAAAATGACAAAAAAAACAAAAACTAATAAATTTTTAGAGATTGCGGAAAGCCATCGTTTGAATAAAAAGGCGGACAAATTTTCGGGTACTTTTGCCGAATATCTCCAACTTTTAGAGAAAGACAAAGGTCTTCCAATGTTGGCACATAAAAGATTGTACAACACGATTGTAGAGAAGGGTATAACACGCATGTCGGATGAAGACAGCCGCTGTAACAACTTGTTTAATGGCGAATCACTGCGAACTTATGATTACTTCCAGGACCGCTTTTTTGGTATGGAGCGAGCCCTAGCAAAAGTTATGCGCTACCTCCATTCTGCGGCCATGAAAGGTGAAGAGTCTCGTCAAGTGCTCCTCCTACTGGGCCCAGTTGGGGCAGGTAAGTCTGCTTTAGTAGAGCACATCAAGAGGGCCCTAGAGGCCTCTGGGCCGATTTACGCATTAAAGGGGTGTCCTATTAACGAAGAACCAATCCACCTCGTTCCCAGGTCATTGAGAGACGAATTTTCCAAGATCTATGGAGTAAAAACAGAGGGCGATTTATGTCCTGTTTGCCGCCACCGTCTCTTAGAAGAATATGATGGTGATTATATGAATTTCCCCGTTGTTGAGACATCCTTTTCGATCCGAGGACGCCGAGGCATTGGCGTGGTTCCTCCGATGGATGCCAACACTCAAGACACCAGCATTCTGATTGGTACTGAAGATATTTCTAAGCTGGATTTGTATCCGGAAGATGACCCTCGTGTTCTTAGTTTAAATGGTGCATTCAACGTCGGCAATCGAGGTATTGTGGAATTTGTTGAGGTATTCAAAAACGAAATCGAGTTTCTGCACACGATGATTACAGCCACTCAAGAGAAGGCAGTCCCAAGCCCAGGCAAAGGCGCCATGATTTATTTTGATGGCGTTATTCTTGCCCATTGTAATGAGGCTGAATGGATCAAATTTAAATCAGAAAACACCAACGAGGCTATTCTGGACCGAATCGTGCGCGTCAACGTCCCTTATTGTTTGGAAGTTGGAGAAGAACAGAAGATTTACAATAAGCTTTTGAGCGAATCGGACTTTGATGCTCATATAGCTCCCCATACTTTAGAGGTAGCTGCCATGTTTGCAGTCCTTTCTCGCCTAAAAGAATCCAACAAAGTAGATCCTCTCACAAAAATGAAGATCTACAATGGAGACGAAATCGTCGAAAAGGGATATATCAAAAAGATTGATATCAACGATTTACGAGACGAAGCCCGTGATGAAGGCATGACCGGTATTTCTACCAGATTCATTATGAAGGCCATCGACGCTGCTTTGGCTGATTCTGACAGAAATATGGTAACTCCTATCTCTATTCGAGAGGCGCTCATTAAGCAAGTCAAGGAGCAAGTGATCGAAGACGCTAAGCGGGAAAAATACTTATCATTCTTGCAAAAAGATTTGCACGATGAGTATTTGAAAATTCTCGAAACCGAGATTACAAAGGCATTTGTATCAGCCTACCAGGAACAAGCCGAATCGCTTTTCGACAATTATCTCGATCATGCCGAGGCGTATGTGAACTCATCCAAGCTTAAAGATAATGTTACTAACGAAGAGATGATCGCCGACGAAGAGTTTATGTGCTCTATCGAAGAACAGATCGGCATCGTGGGATCGGCTAGGGAGAATTTCCGAGCTGATATTACTGCCTATATGTTTGCCAAGTTACGCCGCAAAGAGACTATCGATTGGTCATCTTACGGACCTCTCAAGGAAGCGATTGAAAATAAGCTATTGACCTCCGTTAGAGATATTTCCCGTATCGTTACCAAATCCAAATCCCGCGATAAGAAGCAGCAACAAAAATATAGCGAGATGGTAAAGACTCTCATAGAAGAATACGGATATAATGAAGCTTCAGCTAACGAAATCATCAAATATGCTTCGAACAACTTGTGGCGAGATAGTTAACGCTTATAAAATAATAAAATAGACTTTTAATTTAAAGCCTCGCATCTCATAGAAGCGAGGCTCTTTTTTTTGCTTTATTTGATATCTTTTTTGCTTTTCGGGATAGGTGGGTATACCTATGGCGAACAGGTCTGTCTACAGACTCTGTTCATGTTTTTTTGGAAAATTATGTTTTCTGAAAAGGCGCTTTTTTTCTATTATTTCTAGAATAATTAAGGAGGAAAAAATATGAAATTAACAACTAACAAAGGGGGGATTAAATTATGGCTTTAATTTATCACGCAACACTTTCAGATCTACTGCCTACGGTGGGCGAGTTTGAACTTGTGGCCGGTAACGGCGCCGTTATAAATGTCGACCATTTAAGTCTCCCGAACTATAACAGTGGAGTATACCTGGAGACACCTCTTGTCTTGGGAAGCACGTACACCATCTCCATGTGGTTCAAAGATTTAAAAAACCGATCAGTCGCTGCCAGCGGCTGGATGCAGTTTGATGGCACGAGCGAAGGCGGAGGAACCAATGGAAACCACGCCGGCTTCGCAGCCAATTACACTGCTACCATCTACACCAACGATGAACTGGGTGCCTGGGATTCTGCATTCCGGAGTTCCGGATATGCCATGACCCAAGCAAACTTCACAGGCACTGGGTGGCATCACCTAGTGGCGTCATTTGATAATGGTACATTGACCTATTACATTGATGGTGCTCAAGTGGGAAGCCCTGTTGCGTATGCAGGAGGCTCCTCTATTGAGGTATTTGGATCCTGGTTGAATTACAGCTATGGCATAGCTGATTACATCGATGATATTCAAGTATACGACAATGCTCTGTCTGCGGGTGATGTTTCGACATTATTTGCAGGTGGTAGAATGCAGTTGACTGACGGCCTCGTTGCAAAATATGCTCTGGATACTGATGGATCTGATTCTATTGGATCGAATGACGGAACAGCAACGGGGGTGACTTTTGAAAATGGGTATGCGTCTTTTTCTGCGGGTGATGAAATCACCACTGGACCAACAGCGTTTTTCGACTCAATGCCAGCAGGATCCACCAACAAGACGCTTTCGGCATGGGTTAAAATAGACTCCTACACTCCTGCTCAGTCTGCAAACGGTATGAACTCACCGGCTATTATCGCCAAAGGAGATCTGTCGAATGGAGCAATTTATTCTGTGATGGGCATCAACGACGGCTATCCTAGTTTTTACTGGTTTGATGGGTCGTCTGCTCGGGAGTTTAAATCAACCACCCGAATCAATCTTGGGGCCTGGGTCCACCTTTCACTTGTGATTGATGACTCGAACACCCTGACATACTATGTCAATGGAGTGGCAACTGGAGACAATGGTTTGGCGTTCAACGGTATGGCCTTCGCCAATGGAGGCAAATTCTCTATTGGAGCAGGGGTTACCCACTCAAACAGTCAGAGTATGCGTTTCGTGGGTGACATGGATGACCTTAGAGTTTGGTCGCGTGCTCTCGGAGCCTCGGAAATCGCAACTCTACACGCAGCAGGAGCAGAACCATATGTTCCACCAGCTCTAACAGATGATCTTGTGGCAAAATATGCTCTGGATACTGATGCAACTGATTCTGTTGGCTCGAACGACGGAACCGCAACGGGGGTGACTTTTGATAGTGGATATGCGACCTTTGATGGTGCAAGTCACATCTCAATGGCACATGACGCAACATCCCAGCCCTTTCACGAAGAAAATTCGTCTGTTTCCATGTGGATTAAAACCTCTGCATCGGGTGAAGAAAGGCTCTTTTTTAAGGGATATGGTCCTTCATCGAATGAGTCGCTGTGGGATCACCGCGTAAAGGATGGCAAGGCTTATTTCTACTGGAGAGAAGAGACAGGGGCAACTTATGTTGATCTCACCTCAACTACTTCAGTAAATGATGGAAGTTGGCATCATGTGGTTATTTCTCGGAGCGGATCAGATATTTCAATGTATGTCGATGGGTCTCTTGAGGACACCACAACAGGTGCTATCGGAACATGGAGTTCCACCTATGAGGTGCATCTTGGCAAATGGGATCACCCTAGTTATGCTGCATCTCATCAATTCACAGGCGACATGGATGACCTTAGAGTTTGGTCTCGTGCTCTCGGAGCATCTGAAGTCACAGCTCTACATGCAGCAGGAGCAGAAGCAGCAGCTGCTGCACCCCCTGCGGGAAACACAGTGGATGTGACTTTCTTAATGCAAGACTCTTACGGCGATGGTTGGAATGGATCTACTTTCCAAATTTATGATGCAGACAGCAACATTGTTGAATCTCATACTTTGGCAGGCGGATATTCCCAGACTGTACAGTTTGATCTTGATGCAGAGCCTTATACTTGGGCTTTTGTGAATCAAAATTGGATGAGCGAAATCACGGCTACACTGACAAGAGATGACACCTCCGAACAATTACTATTCAGTTCGGCTGGCAGTGTTCTAAGCGGCGCCTTCGACTTATCCCCGGCAACACCGGATATTTCGCCTACTTTGTCGGCAAGCAACGGGGACATCACTGTTTCTGCTACTGTAAACGCCGAAGCAACTGCAGCAGGTGCAATCGGCTGGGCTTATTCACTCTCTCCCCTGGGAGCAGAGGGGCAGCCACATGGGGGAACATTGCTTGCCCTCGGTGTCGACGGCACAGTCAGTCCAACTCCGCATGGAGTACATACTGTCTATGTAGCAGCGGTAGACGCATCTGGCAATGTTATCGTATCTAATTCGTCTAGCATTGATAATACGCCATCTATTTCTATCACGATCGTAAAGGCTGACTCTTATAACGACTCGTGGGACGGGTCTAGTCTGGTAATTACCAATTCTGGCGGAGTTGAAGTGTATAATGCCACTTTAGCCCACGGCGCCTCCCCGCAAACTATCACCGCTGATTTGCCATATGGCACTTACGATTGGGCGATGGTTGGTGGAAGCTACCATAATGAGCATACAGTGACAATTACTTTGACTTCTGATGGATCGCAACTTGCACATAGTGCAGGTCACTCTCCTTCAAGTGGGTCGTTTACTGTAGGCCCACCCGCAGCAGCTATTAGTGCCACTGTCTCCGTATCTGGTGCAGACATCACTGTTACCGGAGTAGCCAACGCCACTGCCGTCTCGGAAGGAGCCGCCCTTTGGTCAGCTTCTTTGACGGAATACGGTGAAGTAGGCGCGCCGCTTGATGGTGCAAAAATGGTAACTGCTCTTGGAGTTGACGCCCGTAGTAACCGCTCCCAGGAGGCGGCATGCAAAACTGTGTATGTGGCAGTCGTGGATGCATCCGGCCTGATTATCGCCAAGTCAAGTGTAGACGCAAGTGTTTTCATTTTCGCAGCTAGAAGTTGGAGACCAGATGATTCTTATGACTTATCTTTCTCATCCATCTTTGTCGCCGGCAGGAACGCACGCTCAATTGACCAATGATGAAGGTGATCTCAAATGGGGTCCATTCTATGTAGGTGATTTGACAATCAAAATCTATCACTCCAGTCTCTTCTGACGAATTCGAGATCCTACAATCCATCACTTTTGATGATGGTTCTGGCGGAACCTTGAATCTTAACGAGTTGACTAAGGAGCTTATCAAGAAATATAACCTCAACATGTTGTTCGGCGATAATTCTAATGATGGTCTCTTTTTCCAATCTGTGATTGATGGTACTGCTCCTATTGATGGCGCAGGACAATTATTGACATGGGATGGTTCTGATTCCCTCACCGTGATGCTTGAAGCACAAGGCGGCGGATGGGTCGCAAATTATGACACCATGGTGGATCCTTACGGAAACGAAGTTTCTGAATTTCCACCGGGATCAGAAAGTGCATATGGCCCAGACGGTTCATCTTTCGTTGGTACGATCGCCCCAGGTGAAGTAGCTCCGGCTCAAGTAGTTGGTGCCCCAGCTAAGATTAGAATCAAGTTTGGTGGTGCTATCTATACTTCCTCTGTAGTGATCAAAGACGGAAATGGCGACTGGCTTGCTGCCTTTGCAGGCGAAGCTATGGCATATGGTAACAACTATTATCATGCAGATGCTCTAGCAGCTCGCGATGATGGGAAATTCATCCACATTGGCGATTCCAATGCATATAATAGCGATGGCAATGGCACTCCGAAAGGTTCTGCGATTGGCATCATGACTGCGTTGGATGGTGGCAACTCTTATGAAATTTCTGGCTATACATTTGAGTATGACATGGCATTCCCAGAAGGGGATTATACTATTCATGCTTACGCTGGCTATGATCAAAGCGCCCTACCTACATCTGTTTATATCTTAGATGCGGATGATAATTTGGTAGCACAGGTTGTCAGTGATGGAAGTGGCTTCGATAATACTTATTATCCAGTTACAATTGGTACTCCGGCACCAGCAGCTTATGAGTGGACTCATGGCGGCCAGTTGGTTAGTGTCAAGCACTTCGAAATTGGCGAAAGTATTGGGGGAGCTTCGGCTTACGGATATACCAAGAAAGAGCCAGGAGAGGGTACAACAACGGTGTACTTCGCTTCGGATTTTCAAACTTGGTCCACCTTTACTCAATATACAGCCCTTCAAAGCGGAATCGAAGGTGCCCCAATGTGTCTCACACATGGTGCGTCAAACCTTTGGCTCCTCGGAACAGATAGCGGAAAGGTGTATGAAATCGCACTTCTTGATGCTGATGCATCTTCGGCTACTTTCACTGAAATTTGGTCTTCCCCAGTAGGGGAGGCAATTAATGCTGTGAAGTTTGATTCCGGCACAAGCCGCTGGATCTTTGAGAGCGCAGACGCCCTCTATACCATAGATCAAGGTGGCGCTAATGTACAGAGTCAAATTGCACTTGCAGCAGGAGAAAAGGTCGTTGATATCCAAAGTGGCGAAGGATATATTGTATATGTGGTTCGCAAGGCGGATTTTAGTTTCGAACTTTTTGTTTGCGACTCCGCGTGGGGCAATGTGAAGGATTCTTCTTCCATGCAGCCAATCTTGGCAAGCCATGAAGCGATTGATGTCAACTATGACGCTCTTGCAGACTTGTGGACAGCTTCAAGCGCAGATGGCCAAGTCATCACAACTGATGATTTGGGTAACTGGCTGATTTAAAACTTGAGTGCACCATCACTCTAAAATGGTAGTAGAAATACGAAAATCCCGAAAGGAGGAAAATAAAAACTAAGATTTTAAATTAAGTGCTGAAGCTCTTTGAGATATTCTCATTTTTTTTGACATTAGTTACACAATTTTCTTCCTTTCGGGTACTCATAGAATATCTATGGCGAACAGGTCTGCCCGCAGATCGCGTTCACGTTTTTTTAAAAAACTTCGGTTTTTTTTAAGAACAAAAATCCTTTTTTCGGAAAGGAAAAAACTTAGCTAAACTGCAATTTATTTTGCAGTATATTAACTTAAAATGGAGAAATAAAAATATGGCTACTTACACTTTTGTAAACCCAAATGTCGATGCATACGAAGTATACTACGACATGTCACCAGTCGGTGGTGGAAACCAATTAGTGGCTTCTATCCCGGGGTTCTGGTGGATCCATCAACCTCGATGCAGCGACTGTCGCGGCAATTGGCGCAGATATCTCGGTGCTCGTGGGAGATGGGCGTTGTGTCATTCACAATGGTTCCAACTGGAATTGATCCAACTCTTGGAGCACCATTGCTTTTGACAAGCTTGGTTGATGGACAATCATACCAAATCGAAGCGGACTTCGGTTCACTTTTGGACGGCACCCCAGGTGCTTCTTTCGGCGCCGCAGCACCAGCTGCTATCGTCCCAACCCGTGTACGCGGTGGAAAACAGATCAATATGGGCTTCGCTCATGCTAGTGGTGCAACCTACGCAACCCTAGAGGAAGCTGCAGCCGCAGGTCACGACGGAGTTGGCGCTCTTATATCTGACATGTTCGATATGGCATCAATGAAGGTTGACGCTTCTGTTGCTGACATTGACGCATATGGTGTTGGTGACGCAATGGTCAACTTAGAATATGTTGCTACCAAAAGAGCTGACGACGCAGCTGCTCGCGATGCTGCGGATGCTTCACTCGCTACATCTATTGCTGATGAGGAAGCTCGCGCCCTCGCTGCAGAAGTTGCACTTCAAGCTGACATCGATCAGAATGAAGCTGACGCTGACGCTGCAATCGCTGCCCTTCAAGCAGACGTTGATCAAAACGAAGCTGATTCCGACGCTGCGGAACTATCATTGGCCACTCGCCTTGAAAACGAAGAAAATCGTGCATCTGATGCCGAAGCTTCTATCGTTGTAAAGTATGATGCCGAAATGGCCGCTCTTCAAGCTGATGTTGATCAGAATGAAGCTGACTCGGACGCTGCAGAACTCTCTCTCACTACTCGCATGGGTGTGGAAGAAGCACGCGCAGCTGCAGCAGAAGCTGCAATCCAGGCAGACGTTGATGCTAATGAAGTTTCAATGATTAATGCGGATGCATCTTTGACCACCCGTTTGGCGGCTGAAGAGGCTCGCGCTGCTGCTGCTGAATCCGCTGAAGAAGCTGCTCGCATTGCTGCAGACGCTTCTATCGTTGTAAAATACGATGCTGATATCGCAGCCCTTCAGGCTGATGTTGATCAGAATGAGGTCGATTCAGACGCTGCAGAGCTTTCTTTGACCAACCGTTTGGCTGCAGAAGAAGGTGCACGCGCTACTGCTGATGCTTCTATTGTCACCAAGCTTGACGCTGACATGGCAAACGAAGCACTTACTCGCGAAACCGCAGATATTTCACTGTCGACTCGCCTTGGTCTAGAAGAAGCAAGAATGGATGCAGTTCTACTTGCATCTGATGCTGATAAAGACTCATTTGCGGAGATTGTCAGTTTAATTAATGCTGTGGATCTTGAAAATGACAACGCTCTAGCTAGTGCTGTTCTAAGTCTTAGCAATTCAGTCACTGATGAAGAAACAGCTCGTATTGCTGGTGACGCATCTTTGACAACTCGTCTCGCTGCCGAAGAAGCCCGCGCTGCTGCTGCAGAAGCTGGAATCCAAGCAGATGTTGACGCTAACGAAGTTGCAATGGACGCTGCTGACGCTTCCCTCACAACTCGTCTCGCTGCCGAAGAAGCTCGTGCTGCCGCTGCTGAAGCTGCAATCCAAGCTGACGTCGACGCGAACGAAGCTGCAATGGACGCTGCTGATGCATCTATCGTCACCAAGTTTGACGCTGATATCGCAACCCTTCAAGCTGATGTTGACCAGAACGAAGCAGACTCTGACGCTGCAGAACTTTCTTTAAGCACCCGTATGGGCGTTGAGGAAGGTGCTCGCGCTACTGCTGACGCTTCTATCGTCACCAAGTTTGATGCTGACATCGCAGCCCTTCAGGCTGATGTTGATCAGAATGAATCAGACGCAGACGCTGCAATCGCCGCTCTTCAAGCTGACGTCGATCAAAATGAAGCAGACTCTGACGCTGCAGAACTTTCTTTAAGCACTCGCATGGGTGTTGAGGAAGGTGCTCGTGCTGATGCTGATGCTTCTCTCGTTGTCAAGTACGATGCTGAAATTGCTGCTCTTCAAGCTGATGTTGATCAGAATGAGGCTGACTCCGATGCCGCAGAACTTTCTTTGACTACCCGTTTGGCCGCCGAAGAAGTTGCTCGTGCTGCTGACGTCGACGCCGAAGAAGCTCGCGCTCTTGCAGCTGAAGCTGCAATCCAAGCTGACGTTGACGCTAACGAAGTTGCAATGGACGCTGCTGACGCATCTTTGACCACTCGTGTCTCTGATGAGGAGAGTGCACGCGCTGTTGCTGATTCTTCCTTGACAACTCGTCTTGGTGCAGAAGAAGTTGCTCGCGCAGCTGCTGATGCTTCTATCGTTACTATGTACGACGCGTCAATTTCTGCACTTCAAGCAGATGTTGATCAAAATGAAGCTGACGCTGACGCTGCAATTTCTGCAGAAGAAGCCAGTCGCATTGCTGCTGATGCATCTTTGACAACTCGCCTTGCTGCTGAAGAGACTGCACGCTCCGCTGCTATCTCTGCACTTCAGGCTGATGTTGACCAAAACGAAGTTGATTCCGACGCTGCAGAGCTTTCGCTCTCAACTCGCATCGGAGATGAAGAGACTCGCGCTGCTGCTGCTGAAGCTGCCCTTCAAGCTGACATTGATCAGAATGAATCAGACGCAGACGCTGCCGACGCATCTTTGACAACTCGTATTGCTGCTGAAGAATCCGCTCGCGCTGCTGCTGTCTCTGCTGAAGAGTTAGCTCGCATCACTGCGGACGCTTCCTTGCAGACTCGTTTGGCTGCTGAAGAAGCAAGAATGGACGCTGTTCTTTTGAGTGCTGACGCCGATAAAGACTCTTTCGCAGAGGTTGTGTCCTTAATTAATGCTGTGGATCTTGAGAATGACAATGCTCTCGCAACTGCGATCACCAACCTTCAGTCTGACATTGATCAGAATGAGGCTGACTCTGACGCTGCTGAATTGTCATTGCAAGTTCGTCTTGCTGCAGAAGAAAGCCGCGCTGCTGCTGCTGAAGCCGCAATCCAAGCTGACGTTGACGCTAACGAAGTGGCAATGGACGCTGCTGACGCTTCCTTGACTACCCGTTTGGGTGTTGAAGAGGCTCGCGCTGCCGCTGCCGAAGCTGCAATTCAGGCTGACGTTGATGCCAATGAAGCTGCAATGGACGCTGCTGACCTTTCCTTGACCACTCGCTTGAGTGTTGAAGAAGGCGCGCGCGCTGATGCAGATGCATCTCTTGTCGTCAAGTACGATGCAGAGATCGCAGCCCTTCAGGCTGACGTTGACGCTAACGAAGCTGACTCCGATGCTGCAGAACTTTCTTTGACCACTCGCTTGGGTGTTGAAGAGGCTCGCGCTGCTGCTGCTGAAGCTGCAGAAGAAGCTCGCGCAATCGCTGCAGAAGCTGCAATTCAGGCTGACGTTGATCAGAATGAAGCAGACGCTGACGCAATGTTCGCTCTTCACTCTGCTGATATCGCTGCCCTTTATGGCCGTGATGTACAGGTAGTAGACGTTCTAGCTCTGGACCTCCCAGCAGGTACCGCTGTTGACTTGTCTGCAACCGCCGGCTTCCCGCTTTCTAGCATGACATTCGTCTCGATCAATGGTCTCATTATGCAGCCAGGTCTTGATTACGACTATATCAGCGACGTTGATGGAAACATCACCGGCTACATTCTTAATGTAGGTATTTATACTGGCGATGCAGTTGTTGTTAAAGGTCAGTCCGCAATTAGCCTTCAATCGTAAGACTTTTTAAAAAAGATACATAATTTAATATTATTTATCTGGCCCTCTCACTTTTTGTGGGAGGGCCTTTTTTATGAAACTACTTAAGTTTGTTGAAAGCATAGGAGGCTACAATGTTTGACAAAATAAAAAAATGGTTAACCCCGGAACCACCCCCGGAACCAGAACAGGAGTTGCCATTGGAGCCAGAAGCGGAACCAGAACCCGAGCCTCCTCCGCCTCCACCCGATGTAATCGAAGTACCTTGGAAGTTTGCTGCAGCCCCAAAAAACTTTCAAGATGCAATTAACAAAATACACGCAGAATTGAAAGAGTTCTTATACGAGTCCAAACTAAAAGAGGTTAATGCACTTAAGACTGTGGATAAGTTTGTAGAACTCCAAGAGAAGAAGGTAGAGCAGCTAAAAGAGGCCTATGGCATCCCTAGCGATATGGAGTATGACTTTATATTGCCGGAGGGCACTGGCCGCCCCGGCTACTTGAAAAAGAAAGAAAGCAAATAAATATTCCGACTTTGGAAAAAGACGAAACTATTTATTATGTGAAATAATAATCTAGATTTGAAGGAGAATCTTTAGATGTCAGTTAAAAAATTTAAATTTGTATCTCCCGGAGTATTCCTAAGTGAAGTGGATAATTCGGAGCTTCCTGCCGACCAAACGACAATCGGCCCCTTAATTGTAGGGAGAACTCCTTACGGCCCAGCTATGCGCCCGGTGACTGTAGAATCATTTTCAGAGTTTGTAGAAACTTTTGGAAACCCAGTTCCTGGCCAATCTGGCGGCGATGTCTGGCGGGAAGGGAATCTGCAAGGTCCCACTTATGCTTCCTATGCAGCACAGGCTTACTTAAAAGCAAATGTGGGTCCAGTGACCATGATGCGCTTGCTTGGGCAGGAAAATGCTAATTATGCTGGCACCACTGCGCTAGGCAGCAAAGGCGCCGCAGGGTGGACTACTGAAGGTGACGCTGCAGGCGGCGACGGCGGAGCATGGGGATTGATTCTCTGCAACTCCGGCTCTGGATCTCAAGATGCATTCTTAGCAGCCACTTGGTACATTAATAGCGGAACTATCGAATTGACAGGAACCCTGGCCGGCCCAGGCGCCACCGTCAACTCACAGGGAGTCTACGGCCTCTTTAACAATGATGGAACGGCAACGCAGCCCGAATACCAAGTCGTAATTAGCAATGGTTCCACGGTTGTTCATAGAACAGCTTTTAACTTCGAACCTTCATCTGACAAGTTTATTAGAGACGTATTTAACACAAATCCACAGCTGACAAATAGTGATGTTGTCGACCAAGCTAACTTAAAGCAAGGCGAACAATACTACTGGCTTGGTGAAACTTCAGAGTATGCAGTCCAACGCCGAGCAGCTAACAATCCACATGCAATGATTATTGCTCTATCTAATGGGACGACTGATCGCTCCATGATGAGAAAAAGTTATGAAATGGGTGCAACCGGATGGTTTATTGCTCAAGATTTGACCACCAACTGGGCAGCCTACAACCCAGCTTCTCAAACCAAACTATTCCGCATCGTCGCCCGCGACGGTGGAGAATGGTCACAGGCTAACTTCAAGATTTCGATTGAAAATGTGAAAGCATCAACCTCCTTGTCTGATCCTTACGGGACCTTCGATGTGGTTGTTCGCCGTGCACAAGATTCGGACAATGTAGTTCAATATGTAGAAAGGTTTTCCAACCTTACTTTGAACCCGGCATCCGAAAAATATATTGGTTTAGTGATTGGCGACAAATACACCGAATTCGACACTGCACAATCTCGCTTACGTGAGTATGGCGAATACGACAATCAGTCTAAATATATTCGCGTAGAGGTCAAAGACGATGTGGCTTCCGGCCTTACAGATCCCGCATTTCTTCCATTCGGCGTTTTTGGCCCAGCAGCCCCAACTTCGGTAACTCTGACGTCTGGGTCCAATAGCATGTCAACTGCAGCAGGCCTAGACTCCATTGTTATGAGTGGTACAGTTGCCAATATTTCAACTATTTCGTTGGCTGGTGGGGACGCAGGGCTTTATAAATCAGGTAAATACACCGACCACACCTGCTCTATCTACTACCCTTCTTTATCGACTCGCCTCTCTGCATCTGCAGGCGGCTTGTCTAATCCGAAAGACGCATTCTTCGGAGCACAATCAGCACAGAATTTAAATAACGCAGGAAACGTCAAGTTTGACAAAGGTTGGTCTGGATATCTACGATCCTTCCCCGGCTGGCCTACAGAATACGCTTGCTCCTACTTGGGTGTTTTCACTCGATGATGTCTCGACTTCAAGTTCAGCGACAGCATACTGGAAGAGCAGTACTATCACCGGAAGCGGTAATCGCATTAACGGACGCTCCGTTACTGCCATGAGCGGCGGATACTCCGCAGTTCTCGATGCAGGATATGACAGCTTTACTTCCCCGATGTTCGGCGGTTTCGACGGATTAAACGTCATGGAAATCGAACCTTTCCGTAACAGTGGTATGGGTGCAAGCGCCAATGAGTTTAATAACTACGCTTACAACAGTATCCAGCAGGCACTTCAAAGTGTTTCGGATCCCGAAGTAGTCGAGTACAACCTCCTAGCTGCTCCCGGACTCACTAATACAAAATTAACACAACAAATGATTGACATCTGTGAAGACCGCGCTGACGCATTAGCGGTTATCGATTTGGAAAAGGTCTACACTCCTTTCACGGAGAACACCAACTCTTTCAAGAACAGAATTAGCACCCCGGATGAAGCAATCTTTTCTTTGAGATTACGACAGGTTGATAGTTCTTATGCATGTACCTATTTCCCATGGGTGCAAATCAAGGACACCATTTCTTCACGTACCTTGTGGGCTCCTCCTTCAGTCATCGCGCTCGGCACGATGGCCGGCTCGGAAGCAAAATCCGAACTCTGGTTCGCACCAGCTGGTTTCAACCGTGGTGGATTAACCGAAGGCGATGCTGGCGTCCCAGTATCTGGATTAACCTACAAGCTAACGTCAAAAGACCGCGACAATCTTTATGATGCAAATATCAACCCGATTGCATCCTTCCCATCAGAAGGAATCGTTGTCTTCGGACAAAAGACAATGCAAACCCAGCGCTCTGCGCTCGATCGCATTAACGTCCGTCGTCTCATGATTTATGTGAAGAAGCAAATCTCACGCATTGCATCCGGATTGCTCTTCGACCAAAATGTCAAAACTACATGGGCTCGTTTTACTGGACAAGTTAACCCATTCTTGGCGGGAATTAAGTCAGGATTAGGCCTCTCCGAGTACAAGGTTGTTCTCGATGAGACTACCACTACTCCAGATTTAGTAGACCAGAACATTATGTATGCAAAGATCTTCTTGAAGCCAGCAAGATCGATCGAATTTATTGCAGTCGACTTTGTGATTACACGATCTGGCGCGTCTTTTGAAGACTAAAAGCAAAACAGCTACTATTTAATAAGGTATAAGGAGTATTTAATACAATGGCATTTTGGACAAACGCAACAGGGTTCGACCCGAAAAGAGGATATAGATTTACCGTAACATTGGGTAACATGCCTAGCGGCGCGCAATGGTACGCGAAAGCAGTCAAGAAGCCTGCTCTCACCGTCACAGAAGTTGACCACAGTTACTTGAATCACAAGTTTTACTATCCAGGTCGCACCGAATGGGAAACCGTAGAGGTAACTCTGGTAGACCCAGTTAGCCCAGATGCTGCTGCAAATACCGCAGCTATCTTAACTGCGGCTGGCTATCATCCGCCTAACGACATGAACGACACAACAACTATGTCAAAGGCAGCAGCCGTCGCTTCTCTAGGTGCTGTTGAAATTGAGCAGATTGACTCCCAAGGAAACTTCCTTGAGCGCTGGACCCTATGGAACGCTTTCATTACAGGTGTTACATACGGCGACCTAAGCTACGAAGACGACGCTCTTACTGAAGTTACCATCACTCTACGCTACGATTGGGCAAAGCTCGAAACCCGCGTAGGCGCAGAAACACCTTTCCTCAAAGGTCAGCAGACCTTCTGGAAAGTTTAAGATTTTTAACTAATACAATGAGAGGTGCCTTTTGGCAAGAAATAAGAATAGGGTAGGCTCGGACAAAAAAGCCCAAGCCACCGATTCTGTAGCAGCAACGCAAATATCAGGAGATGGTCCACTTACCTTTTCCACTCCCTCTGAATTTGTAGAGTTGCCAACAGAAGGAAAGTTTTATCCAGAAACTCATCCGCTTCATAACAAAGATCATGTGGAAATCAAACACATGACCGCCAAAGAAGAAGACATTTTATCTTCTAAGTCTCTTCTGAAGAAGTGTGTAGCTCTGGATAGATTTATGCAAAGCGTCATCGTCGATAATAATATCAATGTCCAAGATCTTTATATCGGCGATAGGAACGCAATTTTAATTGCAGCACGAGTGACAGGATATGGTGAAGAATACACCACTCAAGTCACTTGCCCAGCCTGCGTGAACGTTTCTAAGTTCACGTTTGACCTAGAAGAAAAATCTATAGATAAAGGNGGTGATTTAGGAGAAGAAGTAACTTGGACAGAAAACGGCACGTTTGTTACGACGTTGCCAGTTTTTGAAGTTGATGTGGAATTACGCATGTTAACTGGCAAAGACGAAAGTTATCTTACTCGCCTAAATCAAAACAAGAAGGGAAAAGACCTTCCTGACTCCTCCCTGACAGATCAATTGAAAATGACAATAGTATCTGTCAACGGTCGCACAGATCCCGTAACCATCAGATCCTTAGTGGAACATCTTCCAGCCAAGGACTCTAAGCACCTAAGACGTGTGTATGCACAAACTGTTCCAAATGTTAGTTTGCGACAGAATTTTGAATGCTCTCACTGCTCTTACGAAGATGTAATGGAGGTTCCGCTTAATGCGGAGTTCTTTTGGCCTAAGTGATAAACACATTGAGAATGTTTACGAAGAGTTATTCTTATTAAAATATCATGGAGGGTGGTCCTTTTTTGAGGCTTACAACCTTCCGGTTCAAATCCGCCAGTGGTTTATGAGAAGACTAGTCAAGCAATTCGAAAAAGAAAACAAAGCAATGGAAGATGCCAAAAGAAAATCTAAATCTTAGGGCTACTTATGAAGCTGAAAGCTATTTTTAGTTTTCGGCTTTATTTTATTTATATAACTATTTATTATAACAGGAGGAGTCTGTCTTGGAACAACTCTTAAACGAAGACCAAGTTGTGCAAATTGAAATCGACTTGGAAGAATTAAAAAAGAACGAATTGAACGAAAGCTTTCTGTCGATGTTTGGCAGCTCCATCAAAATGATCTTAGACAGGATGTTTTCAGCTCCCCAGTCTTATCCCAGTTTTTACAAAGTCACAGGGTCTCGATCAGATGTCACTGCTTTCGCCCGCGCCCTTGGGAATGAGAAGAACTATCTGGAAGCAGCCTCAAAGTATGGATTAGATAATCCCCATACTTTTAAATCCAAAGCAGCACTCGATAAAGCAATTCGAGGATTTGAAAAAGATACAGGTCTAAAGTGGCCATTTAAATAGGAATTAAAGTTGGATGGCTACAGAAGATCAAATTGAAAAATACAGGCGCCTCAATAAAGAAAGAGAGGCTGGCAAAGAGTTAACTGAAAAAGAGCTGGAATTCATGAAAGAATACCGAGCAGCACTTGAGGATAATGTCAACTATCTAGCCGAACAGGTGGCTTTAATGGAGGAGCATGTCAGGCAGGCTGATACCTTAGTTGAAAAGCAGGAGCTGTCCATAGCGCTTAGAAAGAAAGAACTCCAGCTTGCCCAAAAACGCGAAGACTTAACTGCTGCTGAAATAGTGGCTCTAGATAAACAAATCCAGCAGCTGGATGAGTTAAAGAATCAAGCAAGAGAATTTGACACCTTATTTGATGGCCTCACGGGAGTATCGGCCAAATGGGAAAAGACGGCATTAGGTAAATTATTTACGCCGACAGGCCTCCAAGCCCTCTCAATGTCCTTCGCTCGTACTTTTACTATGGCCAATATGCTCGGGTCAGCCTTGATGAAGGTCCAAGAAGCAACAATTGGATTGACCCTAGGCACAGATAAAGCTCTTGTAGAGTTCAATAAAGCTACTGGAGCCACACGTCTGTACGGCGATCAAATTATAGCTCTTGAGCAAGATATGTACCGCTATGGCGTCAGCATCGATGACGCAGCCCAGACCTATGGCGCTTTAGTAAAGCAAGTCACAGGATTCAATCAACTTTCAGCACAACAGCAAGCATCCATGGCAACAACCGTCAGCATGCTCAACGAATTGGGCGTCGACGCAAGTATCACAGCAGGCAATATCCAGACCATGACTCGTGTCATGGGTATCTCCGAGGAAGGAGCAGCGACCTTCTCCCGAGAAATGTTTACACTCGCCAAGTCAATTGGGATGCCCCCGGCAGAAATGGCACAAGCTTTTGAAGCGGCCTCTCCTCAAATGGCCAAGTTCGGCCAAGAAGGTACAGAAGTATTTAAGAAGCTGGCTGTTAATGCCCGTGCCGCTGCGATGGAAGTGCAGCAAATATTAAGCATTGTCGAGAAGTTCGACACCTTCGAGGGCGCCGCCGATTCGGTAGGAAAACTAAACGCTATCCTTGGCGGCCCATTCTTGAGTTCTTTGGAAATGGTTCAAGCTACTGACCCCACCGAAAGAATGAAGCTTCTTTCCGATGCCGCCAACGATGCCGGAAAAAGCTTTGACGAGATGGGATATTATGAGAGAATAGCTCTAACCGAAGCTATGGGCCTCAAAGATGTCTCGGAACTCGCTCTAGTCATGGCCGGAGACTTTGATCATATGGCCAATGCCACCAAGATGAATCAATCAGAGATGGCTGACCTGGCAAGGCAGCAACAAGATTTTAACACACTTGCAGACGAAGCAACGCAGGTCGCTCGAATGTTTGCAATGCAATTAAAGCCACTAGTCGATATTGCTAAGTCGCTGATGCAGACTGTCCAAGATATAAATCACGCAATAGGCGGAAACCTTGTTCCCATCGTGATCTCTACGATCGCGGTCGTTAAAAGCCTCACTCTCGCCACCAGAGCATGGGCAGCTGCCACCACCCTGATAACCTCTCTTAAAACAGCCATGTCCGCAGCAACTGTCATAGCCAACTGCCGGCACCGCCGCCATCCATCCCCCTTACCTGCTGCAGCAGGAAGCACAGCCGCTGCCGCCTCTCCAGGCCTAGGTATGTTTGCCTTGGCTGCCCTTGCCGTAGGCGCCGCCGGCCTTATGATTGGCTTAGGCATCGGCGCCGCAGCAGCAGGTATGTCTCTGTTTATGACCGCTTTGACTGCTATTCCACCTGCTACTCTTATCCTATATGGGCCCGCCTTCTTGTCTCTCGCAATGGGAGTCTCCGCCATGGCAATGGCATTCCAGTTACTTGCCCCTATGGCACCCCTCATCGCAGTTGTCGCAGGCGGACTCATGTTACTAGGCTGGGCGCTTTCTAGTATAGACTTCAGTAATCTGCAACCAGTAGCCGATCTTTTTGCCTCAATGGCAGATGCTATGAACGCCCCGATGGAAAACCTGGTAAAAATTCAAAGCACAATTAGTGAAATTTCGGATGCAATAAAATCAATTGATGATTTAGATAAGGCAATTGTTGTTAAGCAACTAATTGAAGCAGCATCAGGTCAAGTTACGGCTACAGCCGGCCCTCGACCTTCTGCATCAACAGCCGCAGCCTCCAACTCTGGCGCGCCAGTTATTCTGCAGGTGGATTTGGGCGGCAACAGGGTTCTCACCAAGGTTGTGGGACATGTGGTTGGTGGAATGATCAACCCCTTTAACTAGGCATAAAAGGAAACAAAGAAATGGCAAGCAACGAGAATAAACCCCCTCAATACAATCCTCCCTTCTTTGGCCCCGGCAAACTGGATAAGAAGAAGAATCTTGTCTCAACCGACCGCATAAAAGGTTTCACCGATATAACAGATAGGTATGCGAATCAAGGCTATTATATCGAATTTGAGTATCTGCATGGAGATCCTTCTGTTAACAAAGTGGCATTCAAAAGTTTTATTACAGACTATCAGGATAACTTCACTTCCAATTGGAATACGGAGGAGGTATATGGCCGCCCAGACCCTATTCACACCTTTCAAAATACAACTCGAACCATCAATTTAAGCTGGGATGTTCCCTCTGCTGACTTTATCGAAGCGGAGGCTAACGTAGCCAAAGCCTCTAAACTTATGAGGTTTCTTTACCCTTCCTATACTCAAGAGGGGAACACTTCGACGATGACAAAGCCCCCGCTCTTGAGGTTAAAATTTACAAATCTTGTGAAAAAGAACTCAACACAGGGGCTTTTGGGAAAAGCATCGGGCTTCAGCTTTACTCCTGATGTCGACGCCGGCTGGTGGGATGGCAATCCTATAGATCCGGATGGCGGCCAAGGGCAACTTTATCCAAAGTTGTTAAAATTTACATGCGAGTTCTCCGTCATTCACGAACACCACTTAGGGTGGCATGACTGTGATGGTCAGTGGGAGGTAGTCTGCGGAGAGGATGGAATTGCCACACTAGATCCGGATAAGAAAGGTTGGCCCTATATCCCCTTCCGCTCCGTCTCCGGAGCAGATGCTATCCTCGGCCAGACCATTGTTACCAATGAAGATGGTACAACCCGGGCACTGCAGCAATCGAACGATTTTCGAGAGGCGAATAATTCCTTGAATAATGTTAAAAAGTCAAGCATGGGCGCCCAAGGCGCCACGACTTCAGATCAGACCAAGGCCAAAAACGCGGCAAATCCAAATCCAGAATCACAGCCTGCGGGACAGCCCGAAGCAGAAGAAGAAGCTGAAGCTCAAGGCCAATTAGGTAATTAATAAGGAATTTAAACATGGGCAATCGATACGACAATAGAGTAATACGAACTAATGGGGAAAAAATCTACAAAGAGATTTTAGACGAGCGCGGGCTTAAGAAAGTAAAGCAATATACCACTCCCGTTCTCAATGATTTGAGTCCCAAAAAAAGAAACTCTTTAGACAGGCTCCGCCACACTTGGACCATTGGAGATCGCCTGTACAAACTCGCAGCAGAATATTATGGAGACCCTGAAATGTGGTGGCTTATTGGCTGGTATAATCAAAAGCCCACAGAGGCTCATTTTAAAATTGGTGATACTGTCCTGATTCCCCTTCCACTGGAAGAGATTTTGGGATATTATTACGAAAGCAAATCAAAGAGGGATTAAGAATGGCCTACGGTAAAGAAGAAGTATCTACCAGCGCTTATTCTAAGCTATTGCGACTCCTCCCCGGACAAACTGATGGAGCTGGAAACGTTAGAGTGAAGACGTCTAGTCCATACATAGGCCGAGGTGAAGTAGATATACTCATTCGCCGGAATTTTTGGGCCCTCTCTATGGAAGAAGCGGCTCAACAGCTTAGTAAAAAGTGGCCTAAAAAGAACACAGGAAAGCTCTTGGAAATCTGTCGAGCCATAAAAGGGGGAGTAACACTTTCTAGCACAGCAGATTTAGG